GACATCGGCACCCGTCGCGATGCGCGACGTATTCGCCGTCTCCGTCGTATCGACCACGCCCGTGCGCTTCGATGAGGTTGACGCCGCACTCGGGGCAGCGGAGGAATAGGGCGGTCATCGGTCCGGCCCCGCGTGATCACGAAGCACATCGCGAATGCGCGCGATCGATTCGGGGAGGTCCGCCTCCGGGATACATCGACGATTCCAGTCGTCGACGATCGTCGCGATCGTGTCCGCATCATCCGGCGCGATCTCGACGAGCCGGGACGCGGCGGCTTCCGCGGCGAGGCACGCTGCGACGCGCTCTCTGCGTTCGCGGATCGCGGTCTCGTATCCGCCATCGGGCGTGCGCGTCGCGAACTCTGGCCGCGTGCAGACGTAGATCATCGGCTCGGCGTACGGGAGACACGACGCGTAGTCGCATTCCCCGCATTCCGTCCCGGTCGTGTCGTCCGCAAGCGTCAGAACGATGCGGCGGGTCATCGCGGCCCCTCCGGCAACGGCATCCAATGCGTGACGGTGATCATGCGTCTCCCGCTCTGACGATGCGTCCACCACGTGCCATCGGCGTGCGCAGCAATGTGCGGACCAGGCTCGTATCCGGTGTCCTCTTGCGACCCCCAGACGAGGACGCGCGTCCTGTCAGGAGGCATCGTGGTGACTGGAATCCAGTCGGTGTCTGGCGAGTGGTAGGTCATCGCCCCTCCTCCCGCAGCGCCGAGGCGATGGCGTCCAACACCTCGTCATCACACGGACGCTGTTCTGCGTTCGCAAGCTCGACGATCCGCCGCACCCTCGCCCCAAGCACCAGGTCCGCTTCGGCACGGTCCGTGAGCAGTTCCAGTGCCGCGCGGTGCATCGCAGCCATCTTTCGGGAATCTTCTCGGGACGAGTACGCGTCGGGAGCGTCCGCGTACTCGTCCCATTCGAGAGCCTCGCTCGCGTGATGGTCGTGGAGTCTTTCGCGCTGTTCCTTGGTCATCGCCCCTCCTCCCGCAGCGCCGAGGCGATGGCGTCGACGAGCGCGATCTCTTGCGCGTGAGCGTCCGCGTACACCACGCTCGACAGCGCCAGCGACCCGCGCGAATTGCGCAGTTCGCGACCACGCTCGATCAGCCATGCGAGCGTGACCCCGCTGTTGCGTACGGCGCGGCCGATCGCCGCGTCCGCCCGCAGCGCCTCGAGTTCGGCGCGGGCGTCAAGCGCTTCGAGGGCGAGTGCACAGAGCGCCTCCTGGTCGCCTACCGCCAGTGCGGGATACGGGGATCGTGCGAATGCTTCGATCTGCTCTTTCGTCAGTTCACTCATTGGATAGGAGCTCCTTGGGGGACAAGGCAAGTGATGGTCATGAAGCTGCTTTTTCGTGTTCGATTCTTCGCACTCAGGGCTCTGACTCGGCGTGCTCCAAGACCGCACGACGCACCCCCCACATCGAAGGGATCGAGCGAACCACTCGTTACGGCGTACAGGTAGACCCCGCGAGACAGCCTGTCTGCGCTGTCTCGAGCTTGCTTCAAGTAGTCACAGCCGTAGGAATATCCGGCGGCCGTTTCAGTTCGTACACGCGCGTCGACGCGAGCGTAGACCCATTTTTTGATGCGTTCGAAAAGGTTCACCGTTGTTTCCAATGTGTGAAGGTGTTGAGGAGCGCGCGACGGGCGTACGGGCTCTCGAGGATGACCGGCCTCACGCGCCGATCTCCCGTTCGATCGCAGCGAAGATCTCTATCGCCATTCGATCCCAGGCCTTCTGCGGGGCGTAGGCGGTGGCGCCGGGGGCGCCGGCGGCGTAGGCGGCGCAGGCGGCGGCGTAGGCGGTGGCGTAGGCGGTGGCGGCGTCGGCGGCGTCGGTGGCGGCGTAGGCGGCGTCGGCGTCGGCGGCGGCGGCGGCGTGGGCAGCGTGGGCGGCGTCGGCGGCGGCGTCACTCACCCTCTCTCTATCCGCCTCGGGCGCTCCGGCATCGAGCCACGCGATCACGCCATCGATCGCAGCGAGCACGTCCTCGCGCGTCGCATGCATGCGCGCCTCGCGTACGATGGCGAGCTTGGTCGCGCGGTGCGCGCGCTCCCACGCCGCGTCGTCGAGCACGTGCCATCGCGACATCAGCCCGGCGTAGCGCCGCATCGTCGGCTCCCACGCCTCGACAGAGCCGTAGTCGGCGATCCGCGGCGTCAGGTGCGCGAGCCATGCGGGCATCACGTCTGCCGGGCAGACGCTAGCAGACTGCGCCTGCGCGCACGGCGGCCACGCCGCGCTGATCAGGCATGCTGTCTCTCTGCCGTCGCCGTAGGAGCCTCGGAGGAGCGTGCCGCGATCGAGGTGGCGCAGCACGCGCGCGGATGGGGTCATGGTGGTCAGGTCAGTCATGGGTGGCTCCTATTTGCTTGATCGATCATCGCGATGACACGCCGCGCGCTCTCTGCGTTGCGCTCCGCATCCTGAGAACGATGAGGACATTCCTAGTCTTGTCGTGCACGTTCTCGCAACCTTTTGTAGAGAGCCTCGGTTTCCGCGTCGAAGGCGTCTTTGTCGATGCCCAGGAACGCGGCGATGTACTTCGGGTAGTCTGTTTCCCGGATGTCGACGCCCTGGACGTACAGGGACTCGAGGAACTCCCCGAGCAGATGTGCGTCCTCTTTTCGTGCCGAGAGCTTCTCGTGTTCGGGGTATAGACTCATTACAACAAACCGAACCATTCGAGGAGGAGAGTGAACGGGGAGTAGAGGAGTGCGAGTAAGATCTGGTGCCACATGGCGCGTTTCTTTCGGGGAGAGGGGTGAAGAGAGGATCAGAGCGGAGGCGTGTGGGCGCGGAGCCAGGCCCTTGCCTCCTGGAGGCGCTTTCGTTCGGCCCCGACCAGTCGCACGGCTTCGGGGTCCTGCAGGGAGTCCTGGAGCCCCTCCAGGCGGGTCTCTGTGCGATCTCACGCAGTTCGGCGTTCGTCTTTATCGCGGAGTCCTCGGCTTCTTCGGCGGCGGGATGGCGTCGAGCCACGCGAGAGCCGCCTCGGTGTCTTTCGGGCTGCCTGACAGTGCGTGTACGACGAGGTTTCGAATCTCGTTCGACGGTCGCAACGCACACTCCTCGTCCAGCGCTTTTTGCAGCTCCGAGATCGTGGCATCGCGGCATTCGATGCCGTCCGGCGTGCGCCCACGTTCTTCGAGAGGCACTGCGGTCTTCTCGAACTCTCCCGAGGCGCCCAGCTGCCAGACGTAATCGATCTCGAGCCGCTCGTGGCAGCGGTCGCGCTCCGCGGTGAGTTCGCGCAGGGCATCCGTGAGCGGGGGCAGGAGCTCGTTCAGCAGGCGGATGAGGGCCCTGCGGTCGTGCGGGGCCAGGGTCATGCGTGTCGGCGGCCCTGCGGTCCACGCAGCATCCCTGCGTGAGATCTCTGCGAGCAGCGCGAGTTGGGCGGAAGAAAGCGGGGTCATCAGGGCCTCCGGAGGGGGATGGCGCGGGACTGGATGCGGAATACGGAACGGTCACTGCAGATGCAGGTGCGCGTGTCTCCATCCCACTCGGAAACGATGCTTGCCGGAGAACGCGAATCGCAGGCGAGCTCGCAGCGATCTTTCAGCGAGGGGCCGAACCCGCCAGAGAGCAGCACGATCCACAGTACGACGAAGGCTGCGCCGCCCAGCCCGACGAGAAGGAAGCAACCGGTGGGGTCGTTGTCACGGTTCATGAATACGCGCTTTCTCTGTAGGGGTCTTGGAGAGGGGTCGAATCGTGTAGATGCGCACCCACGGGTTCGTCTCCCATGGGAACTGTTCGTAGTCGCGATTCCAGCAGCCCTCGAGCATGTCCCGCGCGTACAGGCCGCCGCCGATGGCAGTCCCTGGGTGCACGAACTTCGCCTTCACGTGCACGTCGAAGAACCCGAGCATCTTGGCTTGCGCCCTCGAGATCTCCCACGCGGGCACGTGAGTGACCCAGAGGACTTCGAGGCACAGGCGCGCCGCCCATTCGGGCATGGTGCTGGCGTGCTTCACCTTCGCGCGGTGCTGCGCGTAATGCGCCGCGGCGGCCGCCCGGTGCTGTGCAGGCACGGGGAACGGCTTCTCGGCCAAGGACGCGCCGTACTGGAGCTGCGTTGGGCTTTTGAGCGCCCAGCGCTCGGGCACCCAGAACACGTCTCCAGGAGCTCCGAGGCGGCTCTCTCCGAATCGGGCTTCGCAGGTGATGCACGGAACGTCGGTAGGGTCGATCTCCGCGCAGAGACACTCGCGCCACGCGAGCCCCTGGTGCGGCAACGCCGAGGGGCCGATGGGCACGAGGAGCGCGGTCTGGGTGCCCGACAAGATCTGGCAGACCGTGCCCTTGTGCAGACTGATTGGAAGCCGGTTCACCGTGGACACCGTTCGTGTACCCCAGGCCGGGCAGCAGCCTCTTCGCGCACGTGCGGGCCGTACACGAGAATCGCGACGACTCCCGCGACGATGGCCATGGCCAGGAGCCGCACGCCATTCGTAGGTGCCGGCAAGGCCGCGATGCATGCCGGGTTGTTGCAGGAACGGTCCCGGCAGCGTTCAGGTTGCGTTGTCCCCATCGGTAGCCTCCTCGTCTTCTTCCTCGTCTTCTTCGGAAGGATCGGTAGCCTGCGCGGCGTACCACGATGGCACGGGGAGACGGCCGAAGCCGAAGCAGTGCTTACACGCAGATACCGAGAGGGGCAGCGTCTTCTCGACGTCGCGTTTGTCGACATTTTGTGAGTACACCGTCGTCTTGCCGTGCCCGCCGCACACAGGGCAGACGTACAGGAGAACGCCGCGCGCGTCGCGGATGATGGAAGGTGCGGTCATCGAAGTTTCTTTCGGATGGAGTAGGAGTTGAAGCGCGGCCCATAGGTGTCCAGGAACGCGCACTCGCGGCAGCAGTACTTGCCCGCGAGCGTCTTGTTCTTGTCGTACAGCGCCCAATAGGGTGTGATGAGGCGCACTCCGCAGAACGGGCAGCGCTCCTCTTCGAGAGCCGGCGGCGTCACTTGCCGGATTCCGGCCAGTTGACCGCGATCCCCGGCCCGACCCGCAGGCCCTCGAGACTGAGCGCCTGCATGCCTTTCTGTAGGGCTTCGTTGCCTGCGCGGACCGCCTTCGCGCATTCGATGAGGGCTTCGATGGCCCGCGGATCGTGGTGGAAGTCGTTGTTGATCGATACGTTGCTGATGTTGACGCTGGACGGCGTCGCGGCCGTCGTCGGAGTCGGGGTCTTCTTCGTCTTCTTCATGGCGCTACTTTCGGGGAGGCGCGCAGCACGCGCCGTGTGAGGAACTCGTCGACGCGCTCGGTCGCGCTGGATTGCTCGAGGATGGCGCCTGTGGCGCGTTCCCAGGCTTCGAGGTAGACGTCTACCGCGAGCTGTTGCACCTGCTTTTTCAGGTCCTTGCAGCGCTCTTCCGCGACGAGCTCGAGCTCGCGAGCGCGGTTTGCGCGAAGGGTTTCGCGCTGCTGGTGATCTCGCGCGGCGTCGCGCGCGGCACGGAGGCAGGTGAGACAAGCGTCTTCGCTGCTGTAGTGTGGACAGGCGGGAGCCATGGGGACATTCATGGCGCGGTGCCTCGATCCCAGATGTAGGCTCCGCCAGCCTCGTACCGGCGCACGAACTCGAGGTACTCCGGCGAGCCGCTGTACGCCTTCTGTGTGACATCGTAGAGCACGGCCTCCTCGTCGTCGGCCATGGCCGTGCCGCACAGCGCCCGGACCATCTGATCGATGACCCAAGCCTTGTGGTGGTCGCCGTCGACCTGGCCGAGCGCCTTCGCGATCGACAGGGCGTTCTGGACTTTCTCTGCGTCCGTCATGAGATCTCCTAGGTTCGAAGGCGCGCTCGAGCTGTGAGCGCGTAGTGAGGCAGATGAGAAATAGGGATCCCCGCGGCACGCGCATACGCACGCACCTCGGGGCGCAGACACCAAACAAGCCCCGGCGTGCCCGCAGAGAGCGCGCGCAGTGCAGAGGTCAGGAGCCGGGCCCGGTATTCGGGGAGGGCCTCAGGGCCCGGCGGGGTCGAGTCAGACACTGTCTCCGCGCGGGACCGGGGTCCACGCGGCGCTGTCGTCGATCTCGGCGAACGGGACGTGCCGCGGCTCGATCGGGACGCCCGGGGCCTGGAAAGGCAGCAGCGTGTACTTGGTGGCCCCGCGCGCTATGACGACCCACATGTGACTGCCGGCTTCTTCCAGGACCGCCATGCCCGGGTACTTGCCCAGGGGTGCGGGGGCGTCTTCCACAGCCGCGTCCATCTCGGCTACGGCCCTGACGGGCGCCGGGACGACGTACCAGCCCTCGGCGTCGAACGCCGGGATCTCTGCGGAGAGGCCCATGCCCGCGGTCTCTTCGAGGAGGCTGTAGCGCCCCGACTTGACCTGGGTGACGAGCAGCGTCTTGTCCGACTTCGGATGGGTGATGTACTCGCCCACAGCGAACCTCGGCGCGTATTCCGTCACGGCCTCCCCCGGCAGCAGCAGCGCCTGCAGCCGCGCTTCGACCGCGCGGTTCTGCTCGAGGAGCTCGTGCACCGCTTCCTGCGTGGGGACATTGATGATCTCGGTCACCCCGCCACAGGGCGTGCACCGCATGGCATCACGCGCGATCAAGTCCACCGCGGGGACGAGCGTGTTCGGGTTGTACCAAGTACGGATCTGAACGTCGTAACTATTGCAACGCTTACATTTGTACATGCGAGAGTCTCTCAGGGTTCGGATGGGCGTGGAGGACGGGCGACGCCCCGGAAGTCGAGCTCTCCGGAATCGTCGACGGCGCAGAGCGTAGCTTCTGCGAGCTCGTACTGCTGCAGGCGCTGCGCCGGCGGCATGTGTACGAGCATGAGGAGCGTGTACTCGAGGACGTACTGCGCGCGCTCCCGTTCCGGCTCTTCGAGCTGCGCAAGAAGGGTCGCTACACGATCGGTCGGAACGGGGGGAGCCATAGCTACCTCGCGGGGGTCTCGGAAGGTTCGGACGCCGCGGCGTGCTCTGCAAGCAACGCCGCGTATCCGCGCAGCAGGAGCGACTTCAGAGCTTCTTCTTCCTCCGGCAGCACACGGAACAGTGTCGGCGGCTCTTGCAGCCCGCGCAACGCGGAACGTACGTATCCCTGGAAGAGTCCAGTCGCATGCTCCGTACGGGCGGTGCGCAGCTGTAGCAGCATCTCCACGAACTCGACCGAGCGTCCTTCCGGCGACAAGGCGTCGAGCAGCTTGAGGATGGTGTCGAACGTCGTCTCCCATGCGTGGTAGGCGCGCACCGCGCCGTGCAGCGCGAGGAGCTCCGCAAGGGTCTTCGACTCCGTCAGCTCTCCTGTCCACAGCCCGCGTACGAGTTGCTCGGTCTGCATCATCGCGCTCGTCACGTACGGATGCTGCGGATCGAGCGCGGTGACGTCGACGCCGCGGGCTTCGGGGGCAGTCTCTTCAGTCATGCGGTGCCTTTCTTCGAGGTGGGGGTGTTCAAGGCCTTCACGCAGGCGCTGCACGTGACGGCGTCGAGGGTGCAGGTGGGCTGATCGTGGCAGACCGTGTGGGTGCCGCAGAGGGTCGTCGTACGCACTCCTGCGACGTAGTAGAGCTTCGACCAGTCGCGCCGCGCGTGCACGGTCTTCGTCGCGTAGTCGTCGCACACGATGGGTGTGCGCGTATGGGCATGTTCGTGCCCCGGATGGTGCCGATGTTCTTCGTCCCACTGGGTGCTGGGGCCGCGGAATACGGGTGCGAGTGGGGGAGCCACGCGTCGCGTCATGGGGTTCTTTTCTTCCGGGTGACGGGTAGGACAGGGATGAGATCGGCGAGAGGTGTCCAGAACTCTTCGCCGCTGCCGGGACACTTCACGAACGCATGTCCGTAGTCGTGCCGCAGCACTCGCACCCCCTCGGTGACCCGTCGTTTGTCGAGCATGCGTTCCACGGGAGGCGGGGTGTGCTTCATAGAACGTCCTGGCCGAGAGGGAGACGGAGTGCGAGCAGGTTGCGGAGTACGTCTTCGAAGCGCAGCCGCACCTCGGGCAGGCGGTCCTCGAGCCACATCGAGATCTCGGCGTGGTCCATGCAAAGCAGGGTGTCGTGTGACGTCTCAAGATCGCGTGGGAGCTCGCCGTAGAGGCACGAGCTGAGAAAGTGCTCCCGCAGCTTCTCCTCGCCGAACTCCTGGACGTACGTATCCGCGTTCCATGGGGGTCCTGCGACGGCGTGGCCCCAAAGTTTGTGCCAGTACGTGCTATTCGCGAGGTAGTGCATCGGGGCGTTGGCGTTCGCGCAGTGCCACGGCAGAGCGGGTGCGAGCTCGGGGAAGATCGTCGCGATGTCTTTGTGCATGCAGCCGCACGAGGACAAGCCGTACGTACGCTTGCCGATCTGGATTCGGTCTTCCCCTGGAAATGGACGGCCGGCATACCCACATGCAGTGATGCTGAGATACGGCTCAGGGTTTCCGCCATTCTGATAGCGCACCTCTGCCCGCAAGTACCCGGGCCCGCTCTTCCAGGGCCGCAGCCCCGTCTTGTACGTGAACTCCGGGGTCACGTCGTCACCGGGTCCGGCATCTGCACCGGGAACAACCCGCCGACACGGGGCCAAAACCGTGCAGGCATATTCTGCACCCCGCCACGGGTGTACAGCTGCCCCTCGACGATGTAGCTCTCGTGATCGCGGAGGGTGAGCACCTTCACCGACGACGCGGGACGGCCTCCTGGCGGAACAACCTCTACTACTGCGCCGGCGACCAGGGTGCCGGCGTCTCCGGACTCCCAGCCGACCGTATCGCCCTCTCGAAACCGCTGCCCCGGCTGCCGCGGCAGTCGGACGGGCCTTGCTGGGCACATTTTTCCATTCGAAGAACGTGTGATCATAGTCCACTCGAACACGGCGGAGCGAAAGGCCCCGCTGTGATACCTCTTCTACCAGCAGGGGGCGTGGTTTACGGAAGCGCGTCGGCGATGAAACGGGGCACTTTCACCGCGAAGAACCTCTCGAGATCTTGCGCTCGAGCCGCAGCTAAAAAAGCGGCGGCGAGGCTGTTCGGCAGTCCGTCGACGTGGCGCTGTACGTAGCGCGTGACGCTCGGGAACGCCGTCTCCGGCGGCCCTACGACAGTCAACGGGTGCAGCCCCGGAACCCGATACACGCCGGCGTCCACCGTGAAACGAATGGCGACATCGACGATCTCTTCTGCAGGGCAGCCATCTTCGTCATTCGGACGGCTGCGGTCGAGGTGTGCGAACTCAGTCATGCGTCTCCTCCCAGGACACTCGTTGAACTTTCCCGTAAGGAACGGCGTAGGCCTCCCCCACCGGACGGCGTTGAAGCGGTTCTCCTACGACGGGGGGTGCTCCGACGCAGGCGTAATGCGCAACCACGGCATCTCGCAGCACGGAGACGCCCCCCTTGTCGAACGTGCACTCGAGGTAGACCGTGGGCAGCTGTCGCGGCACCGGGTGCTCCGCACGCGGCTTGATCTGGGCGCGCACGACGGCCTCGAGCTCGAGCTGTGTGAGCACGTCTCCGGGCGTTTCGCAGACGCAGCACTCCCAGCGCACGGACCCTACCCCCGGCACGGTGCGGGCTCGGTGGGCGGTGTCCTTCTCGCACCAAGCACAGCGGCGTGTCACGCGCGGTCTCCGAGGGCAGCACGCTGTTCGCCGCTCAGGTGTTTGATCTCGCGCAACGCCCACGCACGGTAGTCGGGCGGTACGTCGTCGGGGGTCTTGCCCTTGTGCTTGCCATACGCGAACACGAAGCCCGCCGCGGTCTTCTCGAGGAAGCCGCTGATCGCGGCGGGCAGGGGCGGCGCTGCGGCGACGTCGCCGCCGAGGAAGCCGATGAGTACCTTGTAGAGCGCGATGGTGGCCGTGATGTCGGAGATCGCATCGTGCGCGTTGTCGAGCGGTACGCCGTACCTGGTGCACAGCACCGCGAGGTTGTAGCGGGCGTCGTGGACGCCGCGGGCTTGGTCGAGACTGATGGCGAGGCACATCGTGTCGACGAAGTGGTAGGCGAGCGCCTTGCTGAAGACCGAAGCTGGCACGGAGCGCTTCAGCTTGCCGAGGTCGAAGGGAACGTTGTGTCCGAGCGGCAGCGCGCGGGTCAAGCCCGATGTTTGCAGGAACGTGGCGACCTGCTCACGAAAGACCTCTTGAGTCGTCGCGCCGCGCGCGTCCCAGCCTTCGCGAGTGTACCCGTTGACCGCTGCGGCACCGGGCGAGACTTCGACGTCATCCGCCGGGTGCGCGTAGAACACGCCCTCGGACACCGTCGAGAGGTCCGGAGCGAGACACCGGTACGCCAGGGAGATGATCTGTGCATCGTCGTCGATGCCCGTGGTCTCCGTGTCGAATGCGAAGTACTTGATGGTCGGCATGGGTCACTCGCGGGGGAAGAGGATCTTGCGAACGCGCGTCTCGAGCGCGAACTTTTCGTGGTTGTTGTCGATGTCGACGTCGGCTTCGAAGTAGTCGATGTGCGTCTCGGACACGTGCGTCCCCCGCACAGATCCTGCGCGGGAGACGCGCACCAGCGTAGCGTTCGGGAGGCTGCGCAGCCCCTCGACCTCGTCGGGGAATCGCACGTCGTCGACGGTGACGACGCGCGTGGTCTTCGGCAGCGCTTCGATCTTGCGGCGCAGGAGGCGCACCCAGATCTGAGGATCGATGGCGCGGTACCCCTCGGTGCCGATGTGCTGCAGGATCCTGCGCCCTGACCACCCAGGGTACTTCGCGAGCGGCGCTTCCTTGTCGGTCTTGTCCCCGTAGAAGTTCTTCAGGGGCACATCGGGGAACATCTGCGTGCAGAGCTCCCGTAGAGGCTCTGCGAGGGAGAAAGCGGCCGCACTGCCTGGACGACGCGAGTTCTGCATGGTGCATGCGAAGCCTGCTGCAGTGGTCTTCCCCGCGCCAGCGTAGCCGGTGAATAGGAGTACTCGAGGAGGGCTAGGTTCGTAATCGGACATAGGTTCACGATGGTAATACGGGGCTACCGTTTTATCAATGGGACGCCGCTCGAACCTAAAAGAAAGGGCCTTCTGGATGTGTCGTCGTAGTCGGGATCTTTTGAGCTCTGGCTCGAGAAGATCGAGAGGGAGCCAGAACCGGCGAGCCGGGGCGCCAGGGAGCGAGCGCTCTTCTCGAGCCAGAGCTCAAGGGATCGTGGCCATCGCCGCCCGTGAAGAGTGAAGCTCGACGAAACATCGAGCAGCTTGCGTGTGAGCACAAGCCGTAGTCACGACACATCCAGAAGGCCAAGAGGGGTAGCAGTCGTTGTTCGTACGCTGAGATCAGCCTGATCCCAGCAACCGATACGCATGCAGCACGAGGTCTGACGAAACATCAGACAGGGGGTGGAAGGGCCCTAGATCAACAACGACGAAGAAGTGCCCCGATGCTTCCGCTGCTCGGGGCCACGCAGCCGTGCCATGGCGCGCCAACGCCGGCACGTGACGAGGGACGTCTCGCCGAAATCAGGACGTGGTGAAGACCCCCGAGGCCTCGCGCGGGGAGCTCTGGGGGAGCGGCGCATCGAACCGTGTGAGCCGGAGATGCGCATCGAGCCACACCTCTTTCTGGGCGTCGGGGGTGAGCTCGATGTACTGCGACTCGCGGTAGGCCTTCGCGAGGTACCGCGCGTAGGGGTACTTCTCGAGTCGCGCCGTCAGCATCACGCGGGTGGCGTAGAGGCTGTTGTCGAGGCGCGCTTGCTCCTCGGGCGTGAGGAGCTCGAAGGCCCGCGCACCGAATGCGAGGTAGAGCTGCTCGAGGTACAGCTCGATGAAGTACCACACTGCGTCGCCCGACTGCCCGTCTTGGCAGCCTTTCAGCACGCGACGCGCGCTTCGAGTGAGGTTGACCAGGAGCATGTCGAGCGCGAAGTCGTTCTGCAGTTCCTTGCGGGTGCTGCGTGCGAAGTCGCCGATCGCGATGGCGCGAGCTGAGGTAGATAGGGTCATGGTGGGTTCTTTCTGAGGGTGTATGCGTTCTTTTACCCCAGACCCCTGTGGTTTTCGGAGATCAGCCGGCGTACGGAATGCAGTGCTTGAACCGCACGGTGTCATGCTCGTCGACCCATGTCTCGACCGCATAGGCGAACGTGAGCCGGCTTCCGTACGCGGAGGCTACCTCGTGTGCCCACGTGACCCAGGTCGTCGGAGTCGTCGGCGAAGGCGTGCCGTAGTCCGCCCACGCGAGACCCTCTGCGGTTCTCAGCAGGCACACGACGTGGCCCTCGAGCACGTTCTTCGAGCCGCGGAACATCGCGATGCCCATGTACGTCTTCTCGACGAGCTTCCCGCGGTGCGCGGCGACCGTCCAGAAGCCCATGTGGTCTTCGCAGTCCCCGACGCGGCTCTCGTCATCGATCTTCCACTGCACGCAGGCGGGGTGCGTCATCGCCCCCGCCATGCGGTCGGGACGGTACTGCTGCCCGAACGAGAGCCGCGTCGCGATCTCGAGGAAGGACGACGCGGCGCCCACCGGCGTGTTCGGAGAGAACAGCAAGTAGGCACGCTGCGTCAGGCCGTACCAGAGCGCGGTGAAGAACGCAGCGATCTTGCACGCCGCACGGTAGCGCCAGGTTCCTCGGGTCATTTCTCGTCTCCGGTGGCTGCCTTGGCTTTCGCGCCACGCGCGAGCTCCTTCTTCGAAGGACGTCCGGTACGCAGCGCCTTCTTCCGCGGAGGGGAAGGCAGCGGCATCGCCGTGACGCAGGACAGGCGTGTCGCCATCGTTTCGAGCGCCGTGTGCTCTTTCTGGTACTGCTCTCGTTCTGCGGCGGTGAGGCGGAGGTTCTTGTCGAGGACGCGGCCGACCTTCTCGCTCGCGTCGATAAGGCGCCCCTCTGCACGCAGGGCGAGGCTCTGTGTCTGGCGGAGCACCTTCTGTGGGTTGGGGCGCGCGGGCATCAGAGAACGTCCTTTCCGTCGCTGTCGTAGTAGGCCTGCATGGCCTCGCACACCTGGTCGAACTCGGCGAGTCGCGTCGCAGCGATCTCCGGAGTCCAGCGCGACGCTTCGGCTTCGTACTGCGGACGCCCGTAGGCCTCGCGCAGGTTGATGGTCAGGAGCGCCACGGCGGCGATGCACTCGTCGTCGCGGTACGCGCCCGCCTTCTTCTGTTGCAGATAGAACCCGATGAGGTCCTCGTAGAGCTTGCCGGAGCGCTCGACGAACTCTTTCTGCTTGTAGGCTGCGTGCGCGGCACGCGTGGCCTCGGGCGCCGCAGAGGGGCCGAGCGTCTGGATGGGAGCGTTTTCCTTCGAGAGGAACGCCTGGGCTTTCGGGTCGATGGGCATGGGGGAGATCTCAGGAGTAGTGGGTTACTTCTTCAGCGGCAGCGCGATGTAGTGCACGCATCCGGGCTTGGGCAACGCGCCCTTCACGAGGTACGGCACTGCGGGGAGCCCCGGCGCGACTCGCGTGACGCCCGGCGGCGTCTGCTGCCCGACAGAGTCCTCGGAGGGGTACTTGCTGAGCTTCGCACACCAGCCGATCTTGGTCGGCTTTTCGCCGCGACGGATGACGTCGTAGTGCTTGCACGAGCTACATGGGCGGTCGGTCATGGGGCTACTTTCGGTAGGGGGTGATGCCTGCGTCCCGAAGAAGGACCGCAGTGTAGGGATCGCGGTCCAGGGCGAGGAGCCCCTGCACGATCTGGAACATGGCGCTGGCGCGGTCGGTGACGCCTTGGATGCGCAGCAACGTCTTGGTGGGGGCGTCGTAGACGAAGAAGCCCGCCTCGGGCCGCACCGCGCCTTGTGAGATCTCGACGGCGTACCCTGCGAGGGTCTTGAGCGCCGCGGGGTGTTTCAGCGCACCCTTGGCAAGCCGCGCGAGCGCCTCTCCGGCTGACGCGTCCTCGGAGGACACGAAACCCCCATAGCCGGGTGCGATGACGTGCACGCCGATTTTGGGCCGTGCGAACTCCTCCTCGATGTCCGCGAGGTTCGGCGCGGGTGTCTGGGGCGCGGCGGTCTTCGCTGCGAGCTTCTCTTCCGCGTCCGCGGCCCAGGGGTTGATGAACTTCTTGCGGGTCACTGGACGACCAGGAGGCTCGAGGACTTCAGCGTGGGGTCGCCGCAGTCGATGTGGACGAAGTGGATGCGGTCCCCGATGAACAGACCGGTGTCCGTCGGGTCGTTCGGATTCACGCCCCGGCCGGTGACCTGGTAGACGGGCTGGATCATGTGGGACGTGTCGAGACGGCCCTTGCACCGCGCGCAGAGCTCGAGGGTCGGCTGCATGGCATAGGTCCTGAGTTGAGGGTCGTCGCACCGCACGTGGAGCCAGCGCGGACGGGTGTCTGCGCCGACGAAGAGGCCCACCTCATGCAGTTGCTGTGCGCCCGCGAGGAGAGGGCCGGTGTGGTAGCACGGCAGCACGCGCTGACGGTCCGCGAGAAGCTGCGTGCAGCGCAGGCAGCGGTCGGCGAGGGCTTCGATGCGAATGCTGTCCACGAGGGGAGGATACAGAAAGAAGAAGAAAGGGTCAATCCGTTACGGAATCCCCTCGAACCTAAAAGAAGGCGAAGCAGCGCCTTCTGCGGTCAGTGCAGTGTTTCGTCCCCGTCCTCGTCGTCATCCAGGGGACGGCGCGAGAACAGCCGCGGAGTCAGGCCGGAGACGGTATCTCGCGGGGCAAAGCCGGAGAACGCGGGCGCGAGGTCTGGGATGGTGCCCGGGCCCCAGGCCTCTCCTGTTGCACGGAAAGGACGTCCGCCAAGCACATGCAGCTTCTCGAGATGCTGCTCTGTGTGGGCGATGATCAGGCGGTGCGCCTTGGACAGCATCGGCGGGTCTATGACGCGCCCCAAGATGTACTTCTCGAGCGTGAGGCAGAGCTCGGGAAACATCGGCCCGAACTCTACCGGCATGTGCGACGCCCAGTACGACAGTTCGAGCTGGTTCGGGCTTTCCTGCTCGACGATCCGCCACGGGTTCGGAGTCAGCTTCCCGAACCGCACCCACGCCTGGATGAACTCGACGGAGAGCGCCTCGTTGTTGTACTCACGACGCGCGTCCGCGCACGTGAGGGGGAGTCGGGGCATGGGCAAGATCCAGGGTAGGGGGACTAGGTGGGCGGGATTCACGGCGTAGCTGCGCGAGCAGTTCGGCCGAGATCACCTGCGTGTCATCGCTGCTGCGCGCGGACTTGGATTCGAGGTCGTTGGGCATGGGTGGGGATGGGTTTGGCGTAGACGCGCGAGGGGCGCGGGAAGGCATCGTCGGCTTCTTGCGGGGCATACGGTACCTGCAGCTGCTTTCTCAACGCAGTGTACTCCTGCAGCGGCATGCGCACGTTGGGATGACGCTCCCAAGGAGCTGGCCGCTTGGTGCGAAAGCATACGGTAGTGATGAAGGCCATTGCCGTGACGAAAGACACACCAGGCGGGGTGCACCCGCGCAGGGCGATGACCCGCCAATCGGCGGGGGCTTCGTCAAGGAGTTCCTCGAGCCAGGGCACCTCCTTGTAGCGCAGCGACCGGAAGGTCCGATGCGAGGTCATCGGCGCGGACCCCTCGGAGGCGCCTGAACCCGTGCCGGACGCGCGCCGAGCAGCGCCCGCACCTGCTGCCGTTGCTCGTCGTGGGCCTCTTCGATCTGCTTCTGCGTGACCGATTCGAGGGCCTGCTTGCGTTCTGCGATCGACATGCGCGTCGACCCGTGAAGGATGTCTCTCATCGTGTAGGGAGCTTTCATGGATTGGGAGCATCACACACCGGCTCTTCGAGGGGAAGAGGGGGCGCGTACTCGGGGTGGTCACGCCGGAACCAGCCGCGGAGCTTCTTGAGTGCCATGATCTCGAGCTGGGCAACGCGCTGGCGGCTCACGCCGAACTCCTGCGCGAGCTCTTCTTGCAGGCAGGGGTCGTCCGCCAGGTGGCGGCGCAGGATGATCGTGCGCTCTCGCACGGGCAGTCCGTCGAGATACCGAAGAATCACTGCCTGAAGCTGCGCAGGCTCGATGAGGGCATCCGGCGCAGGGTTCAGGGCAGGACTCTCGGTGTATTCCCGTTCGGGCTGCGCGAAGACCTGCGCGAGGGTGTCGGCGTCTTCGAGCTCGATGCCGAGTCCCTGCAGATCTTCGGAGGACGGGGTCCCCACCCGGAAATAGGCGTAGAGCGCCTGGCGTGCGGCAGCACTCGCACCCAGAGATACGACGCGCAGGTGCTTGTACCGGTGCTTGCGGACGTACGCGGCGACCCACCACTGCGCGTAGGTCGTGAAGGCACAGTTGCGGGTGTGATCGAACCTGCTCACGGCGTGAATCAGCCCTAGAGCCGCGGCCTGCCGCAGGTCGTCTCTCGTGGACACAGAGACGCGTTTGTACCGCCGGTCGACGTAGGCAATCGCGTAGGGCAGGTACCGCCGCGCCAACTCTCCGTGGTTCTTTCCTTCCCAAAGCGCCCACTCTTCTTCGCGAGAGAGCCGGGTTTGTGCGTAGACCTTGTCGCCGTAGTTTCGCATGGGGATTCAGGGCCAGGGCTTGGGAGGGGCGTATGGCAAGAATAGCGAACGCGTGGAAGGTTCGTACTCGAGTAGCTCCGAGAGGGTCAGGAAGCTCCCGTGTCCTTCCATGATGAGCGCCGCCTCGTCCGCCTTGGTTACGGCCTGGAGAAGACGGGTGTTCCAGCCGTGTTGCCACGTAGAGAACAGCTCACGCGCGTCGCGCAGGTATCGAAGACGTCGCCGTTGCGCGTATCGAAGAACCCGGATGACCGCCACGCCGAGGATACCTCCGTGAAGGTACCCGTACGAGTAGAACACGAGCAGGCTCGCGCACGTGAGGAAGAAGACGCCCGCCCAGAACCACATCGCGTAATGGTCGTTTTTCATGCTGTTTCCAGCTCCTTTCGTTGTTTGCGGATCTCGGTGACGCGTGCGAGCGTCTTGAGCGCCTGCGCCTTGCTCGAGCCCCACTTCGGGAAGCCCACGGCCTTCACGGCGTCCGCGCCATAGCTCTTCGTCGAGCCCCGACTGTCGAGAACGGCGACGACACCGAGGTCCGTCATCGACCGGATCAAACGACCCGCCATCTGCTTGAGATCGGTGATCATATGCGGAAGTTGCACCTGCCGGAACCCGTCTTCCGCGAGTTTCACCTTCGCCTGCATCACGGCGTCATTCGGGTTCGGGAACGGGAACTTCGGAATGATCACCAGGGAGAGCTGCAGCCCGGGAATGTCGATTCCTTCCCAGAACGTCTTCAATCCGAGGAGCGTGGCGTGGGGCGTAGCAAGGAACTGCGCCCGTGCACTCGCCTTCATCTCATCGTTCTGCACGAGCAGCGGGTACGGGTAGTTCTTCTTCCGCAGGAGCGTCGCATAGGTCTCTAGATCGGTACGCGATGTAAGAAGGATAAAGGCGTGGCCTTCGTTGGCCATGAGCAGCTCGTATATCTCGTCGCACATCGCACTGTAATACGCCTCAAGCTCTGCAGGTGCGGCCCCACCTTTCGGTATCAGCGGTAGGTGCGTCGGGAAATACCCCCACGCCTGCTTCGCGTAATCGAAGGGCGACCCCAACATTTTGGCGCGAACAGGCTTTTCGGGCGTGCTGCGAAGGCCCACATCTCGCGCGAAGTGATCGAACTTGTCGTTCACGGTCAGCGTCGCAGAAAGGTACGTGGGAGTGAGTCCGCGACGTTCGTAGTACTGGGTGAGGTCCCGAGACACGTCGAGAGGCGTGATGGTCAGCGAGTTCTCCGCCACGGCCAGCACGTGACGCAGACGGTCCTCCGACGTGTGGTCGATCGCGGAAGCAAAGGCCTCGAGCTGGTCGTTGTAGGTCTGCAGCTCGTGCACCACAGGCCCTGCATGTGTGTCGAGGAGCTCTGGAGACACCGCTACGAGAGGCTCGAGCTGCCGCAGGGTCTTCCGGGCTTGCAAAGCAAAATGCTGCGCCCGAGGGCCCAAGCTGCGGGTCTGGCGCGCCTCCCAGAACATGTCCTCGTAGGCCCCCTGCAGGACCGCAAGGTCAGGCAGATGTTCGGGCACGCATGCCAGGTAGCGCTGCGCCTCGCCTTGCGCGAGCCCTTCGCTGTGTCCGAGGGCCTCCTGGTACTTGTTGTTGGTGTACTTGAAGTACTTCTCCTTGAGCGCACACCCGAGTGCGTCTCGCACCTGTTCGACGAACTTGTGGGCTTCGTCAACGATGAGATGTGTCGCATCCGGGAGAATGTCGATGCCGTGCATCCGGTGTATCCGCATGTCCGCAGCGACAAGCGCATGGTTCACTACCAAGATCTTGGCGGTGTCCATCGCTTCTTTGGCGTTCAGGTACCCGGTGGTCTGGCACTCGTCGTACCAGTCGCATCGCGTCTTGGTGCAGTGCGCCACGGAATGCTGCATGTAGTTTCGAGGAAGCGTGACACCCTCGGGCGCGTCCGCCCACACCCAGTGGAGGGTGTTGTCGAAGAACTTGGCGTAGGTCTGCAGCTCAGACGCGTTCTCCACGTGCAGGTGCACCTTGCGTTTGCATGCGTAGTTCGCCTTGCCCAGGCGTCGCGCGTAATCGACGTCTGGGTAGTACTGCTCGAGTGTGGGCAAATCCTTGAAAAAGATCTGCTGCTGAAGGGATTTCATCGCCGTGCTGACGATGATGGTCTGCTTCTCGGTCGTCGCCAGATGCATGGCATGCGTGAGGTAACCGTAGCTCTTACCAACACCTGTACCGGCCTCGACAGCGGCAGGAGTCTTGGAGTGCAGCGTCTCCTTGAGGAACGCTGCAAGACGAAGCTGTGCAGGGCGGGCAGCAGGCACAAGCCCGTGCGCGGGATCTTGGAGGAGTTCCTCCGGGGTCAGTACAGGTTTCACACGGCCTCCTGGGCCAAAAAGGAGAGACTAGAGGGACGAAGTGCCGAAGTCCCGTTCGGCGAAGTCCTGTCGTAGCAGACTTACTCCCCTGAACCAAGCGGACTCTTTGTGCAGATTACGCACGACGTAGTAGCCTGTGTCCGTACGGGTGAACATATTTCGCGCACATACGAGGACTTCGTAACGATACGCGTGTGCCCCTCGATATCGATTATCTGTGAGAATATCCCCGGGCTTATACTTCCAATCGAGCTCGGTCGTGCGATCGTCGAGCGGCGGTTTGCCCTGGGAGTCCAGATACTGCACTTGCTGCACCAGGTCTTTCGCTAGGTCATGTAGCGTCCCAATGCGCCGGACGATGGAGTTGGTTCGAGATTCGATCTCGCGGGGACGTCCCATGAGCAGCACCGTGCGTAGCGTTTCGCTCTCGGCCTTGAACCATGCGTTTCGGCGGTGCAGAACGTTCTGCAGGTCTCGCGTCTGCCGCGCAAAGTCCCGCCGCAGATTGGCGTTCTGTTGCTCTGCGGCGCGAAGTTGCGCGGTGAGGCGGCTTTGCGCTTGCTTGGATCGACGCAGTAGCTCTGCGTACTCCGCAGGCCAGTCGACCTCTTCAGGCGCTTCAGCGGGATCCGAGGAAGGCATTCCGGGTATTGCCACACATCAGGACGACTTCGCCCCGTTCGAGGTGGCGGGCGATGTGGTGGGCGTCGACCTGGCGTCCGCCCCAGCGCACCGCGCGGCCGCGGCAAGGGTCGGGGACGTCTCCAGCCAAGATGCGCTCGACGAAGTCGAACTGCTGGCTGATGCGGTGCTTGTAGCGGTCCCACGGAATGGCGGCTTCAGGCCAGCCCATGGGCCGGTGCAGGTCCTGTCGCAGGTCCCCGATGTACGCGTTGCTGTCGCCTTCTCGGGGGTTGGTGGCGCGGTCGCTGCGGAGCGCCGCGCGATCCCGCGCCCATGTACGCCCGTCACCATGCAGGGCGAGGAGCTCGAGGCGCAGAGAGCGCCCATGGTACCGCGCCGAACGCATACGCATGTGGAGGATGCTCGCGCAGTCGTCTTCGCTGTCTCCGCTTTCGTTTCGGCAGAGCGCTGCGCCGAGTTCGACGTCCGTGCGCGGATCTGCATGGGAGATTCGCACGAGCTCTTCGTACGAGACTTCTCGGGGACTCTGGGCCTGCGCCAGGGGGGTCATACCGAGGAAGACCACGAGGGTCAGTGCGAGTTTCGTGATGTTCGACATTCGGATTCTTTAGACAGATACTTGGGTGTGGTCAAGAGGGCACCGTTTCACGGGACCGTGCATCTAGGATGCTTCACGGGCCTGTGCTACCCTCTGACCTGCGCGACTCTTTTACCTCCAAACCCCTGTTTTTTAGGTCCAAATGCCCATCGGACAGTACCGTAAGCCCGCTTCGGCTCCTGCAGGGGGTGTTCGCACCCAGGCCCCTGCGATGACTCCGACGAAGTCCCTCGCGGACGCGGTCGAGCAGAACATCAAGCAGGACGTGTCCGACAACGAAGAGGGCGCTGAGCGCACTCTCACCTACGAAGAGCGTCTCGCAGAGGCCAAGATCACACTCGCGGAAGCTCACCGCATTCGGGACTGTCTGCTCGTCGACGGTGCCTACGAAGAGACTTTCGACCTGACGCCGGCAACCAAGGTGACGTTCCGAACGCGCAGCTACGCGGACTTCGTTCGCGTGCAGCAGGCGATCAGCTCGGCGCAGCCGACCTTCGTGGCGCAGCGAGACGAGATCACGCTGCGCTACCTCCTCGCCGCGAGCCTCGTGCGCTTTCGCGAAGAGACGTTCGTGCACCCGGACCCGAAAGAGATCGAGCTCGCGGAGAAGGCCTTCGACGCACGTCACGAGCGGGTCCTCGCGTTCCCCGAGCAGGTCGTCCGGCTCCTCGCCACGCATCTGAACGTATTCGACGAGCGCGTGAACCTCTGCCTCAGCGAAGGGGCCGTCGAAAGTTTTTGAGCGCCCCCGAGGGCACGTACCGCGCTGAGATGTTCATGCGGACGTTGCCTACCCGAGGCATCCCACCTCGGGGGTCGTTTCAGGATCGAGTTGCCCAAGAGATGCTCTACCGAGAGCGTCGTCGCGAAGTTGCGGGACATGTCTACCAGGCGCAGCTCTTAGCGACAGGCCTTGGCGTCTCCCAAGGTCTTTTCAGTCTGTGGACGCAGGCATTCGAAGATGAGGTCAGCCATGAGAACTACAGGCCGGGCGTGATCACCGAGAAGAAGCGCATCCTCGAAGCCTTCGCGGCGCGTAAAGCCGTGCAGACGACGCAGGTCAAGAAGGTCGAGGAGTACTCGATCAAGAACGCGAAGGACCTGCAGCCGTACTCGAAGGAAGAGCGTGCCGCGATCCAGGCCCGCCTACGCTCCCGCGAGCTCGCTCGAGCAGGGGGCGGTGCGTGATGCTCCACTCTTTCCCCAGCCCAAGCTAGACTCGGACGATGCCGGACAACCTGCGATCCTTCCTCCCAGCGGGGTACAACCCGATGCAGGCCCAGCTCGGGCTCTTGCCCGGAGGGATTCCTGCACCGGCGCCGATGCAGTTTCAGCCTCCCCCGATGATGCATCCGGGGATGGTGTCCGGAATGCTGCAGCAGCAACAGATGCAGCGGCAGTACGCCGCGCCCATGGCTGCGAACGTCTTCGGAGGTGCGCCGCTTGTCGCGCCCCCGATGATGGGCCCGGGGCTGCCCCCTCCGATGTTCGGAGGAGGGCTGCAGGCGCGGCAGCGCGGCATCGAAGAGACCAACCGCATGCTCGGACTCGGTCAGGCCGGCGTAGGGCTCGGCGCTCGAGGGCTCGGCCTCGGCGTAGCGGGCATGCTCGGCGGCCCTCTCGGCATGATGGCCTACGAGGGCCTAGGCATCGGGCAGGGCATGCAGCGCCTCGCGGGCAACGTGTTCGAACCGATCATCGCGCAGCGTGAGCGCGCGCTCGGGCTGCAGAGCGCCTCGACGCACTTCATGACGGGCGGCAGCGGCCTCAGCGCGTCCGGACACGGCCTGTCGATGGCATCGTCGAACCAGGTGATCAGCGGCGTCAACCGCATGACCGACAGCGCGTCGTTTCGGCGCGATACCGGCAACATGTTCAACCGCGCCGACATGGACCGCATCACACGGCTCAGCGGCGAGCTCGGCATGCTGAGCAACGCGCAGTCCGCCGACCAGATGATTCGTGAGGTCAAGAACGTCAGCAAGGCGCTCAGTTCGTTCATGAAACTCGCCGACGAGCCGGACATCCAGGCGGCGATGAAGCAGATGGGGCGCCTGCGCTCCTTCGGCATGAGCACGCCTGAGATCACGAGCGCTGCGTCGAACGCGCGCACGTTTGCGCGCATGGCCGGCGTATCCGTGCAAGAAGCCATGCAGGGCGCTGAGCGGGGCGCAGGTACGTTCATGCAGGCGGGGCTGTCGGGCGCCGCGGGCTTCCAGGCGGGGCTCGGCGCACAGGGCATGGCGCGGCAGCTGTCGAACACGATGACGCCCCGGCAGCTCGCCATGGCGGGCGGGCAGGAAGGCGTCGAGTCGACGATGCTCGGGGCGAGCGCGCACGCGCTGACGATGGACGCGCTGATGACTCCGGCGCTCGTGCGCCGCAACGGACAGCTCACGATCGATCGCGGCCGTCTCGGGCGCATGACCGGGATGAACATCCAGCAGCGCATGCAGGCGGGGGCCCAGAACATCCAGGGTCTCGGCGGGCGCGCTGCGATCGAAGAACTCTCGACGCGACGGCGCGAACTGCAAGACGAGATGGCGCAGGAGCTCGGCCCCGAGGGCATGAATCTCTACGCGCTCAACACCGCGGTCGGCATCTCGCGCAGCAGCGGCATGGGTCTCGGCGCATCCCTGCGTACGATGGGCCTCTCGGAGCAGCAAGCGCGCACGCTCGAGCAGCTCGCACGCAACCCGGATGCGATTCGGAACATCGAGCAACAGATGCGCACGGGACGGCGCGAGCGCGCCACGGAACGCCGCCGTGAGATCGGAGAGCACTCAGGTGTTGGCGGTCGCCTCGGGCATGCGCGTGACGTGCTGCGCGAACGTGCAAGCGGCGCCTTCTCGAGCCTCACGCAGCCCATCACCGACTACCTCGCCGACGACCAGGACATGGAAGAGATCGCAGCAGCGTCGGGCGGCGGGCCGTACCGTGTCGTGCGGCGCTCTCGGCTCGGTTCGGACGTTCAGAGTGCGGGTGCGCGCGACATGCTTCGCGACGACCCGACGCAGGCGCGTGCGCTCATGCAGCGTGCTGCGCAGCGCAGCGCAGGCGCCGTGTCTGCCGAGGACGAGCGCGTCGCGTACATGCGGCAGAACCACCAGGTTCTCGGACGCTTCTTCGGCCCGCAGGGCTTCGGGTTCACCGAGGCCGGCCGCGGCGGCATGCATCGGCGTGACGTGATCATGCAGGGCGCGGACGTAGGTACTCGTCTCGCAGACGTGCTCGGCTATGGTCCCTCGGCCTCCGCAGTGAACCGCATGGGCGAGTCGCAGGAGCAGCTGAGCGCAGTCATCGAGCGCTCGCAGAGCGGCTCCGTGCAGCAGCGTATGGAGCGCGCCCGCGAGGCGAGCAACCTCATGGGCGGCATGCCCGCAGGGCGCGGCGACGCGATGCGCGGTGCGCTCACCTCTGCGATCCAGTCCTTCACGCGAAGCCGCACCGGGCTCTCGGGGCTCCTGCAGGGCACCGGCGACATGAACACGATGCGCAGCCACGTCGAGCAGCAGCTCCGGCGGCAGGGCTTCAGTGCCGAAGAGGTGCGCCGCGCTACGGGTGACCAGCGCGTGTTCGCGGCCTCGATGGAATCGGCGCAGGCCAGCATGTCGAGCTCGGAGCGGCAGGTGCTCAACGAGATGCGCGAGCAAGGCGGCAACGTGTCCGAAGCTCGGACCGGACAGTCGCTCGATGCGCTGCGCGAGCACATGAACACGGTGCGGGACAGCATCGCGGAAGACGTCGGTCTCAACATCGGCGCGAACGCTTCCGACACGGACAAGCGCACGACGCTCGATCTACTCCAAGGTACCGGCGACGAAGCCGACCTGCGCCGTAAGCTGCTCGCAGCTTTCCTCATGACCAAGTCGAGCGACGAAGCCACGGTGACTCGCGGACAGCAGCGCATCGAAGAGCTTCGACGCGGCTCCCGGCCTGAGGTATTCGACCGCGTACTTGCCAACGTACGTGCCAGCGTCAGCAGCATGGACGAAGGCACGCAGGAAGACCTCGCGAGCCGCGTGGAAGGCAAGACGAGCTCGGACGCGGAATCGATGATGCAGCGACTCGGCTCGCAAGCCACAGAGGCGCAGGCCGACGAGCTGCAGGCCGGGCTTGCTTCGAAGATCGGAGACCGCGCCGCGGCGCTCTACTCTCAGGCGGGCGGCGGCGCAGGCGGCGTGCGCGCTCTTCGTGACAACACGGGCGCGACGCGCGGCCGCTTGCGCGAGATGCTCGAGAGCGGCGCCTCGGACACCGAGGTGCAGGAGTACGTCGAACGGCAGGCGGCAGCAGGCACCGGCAGCACGGAGATGGACGCTGCGGGCGCCGCGGTGACCGAGGGCGAGGAAGCCCGCGGTGAGCTCGCGGATTCGATGGTCGACACCTTGCGGGAACACCTCGAAGACATGCCCACCGCGGCGGGGCAGCTGTCTGAAGCCGCTCGCCGGCTGAACGATGTGGCGGACCGCCTCGCCGACGCGGGCTCGATTGACCGCATCACCCGCCTGACCAACGGCGCCGGCGATTGACCCGTCGTCCTCTTTCTGCACACTGGTGACCATGCGCAAGGCTTTGTTCCCGAACGCGATCGACACGATTCGTCTTCTCAACGACAACGCCGTCGACAATCTGCTTGTCGGGCAGCCTTCTTCTGCGCAGTTGCCGTCGCTCTACCAACGCGCCTACTTGCTCGTTCACGAGACCGGCGTCCTTGCGTACGACGACGGCTTCAAGGCACCTACGCCCCCCGCCCGGAGATAACCCGTGACCCGAGAGGCTGCACGCAAAGAGCTCGCACGGGCCCTCCTTCGGGCCTCCGAACCGCCCCGGCCGTTTCAGCGCACCGAGGCCCGCGTTCGATTCCTCGAGATCCTCGAAGTAGCGCGACAGCTCGAGCCCGAGAGTGGTCTCTACGCCGTGCCCGCAGAGGAAGCTCTCCCCAGCCGCTCGTGATACGCTGCCCCCATGCCGCAGGAAGTCTTCGGACTACGGCCCCCGATTCAGCTCGAGGCGGAGCCGAACACCACGCAGGGGCGCTTCTTCAGCGCCCTGCCGGGGTCGACGCCGAAGTTCGCGTACAACAGGGGACCGCGGCGTAGCGAGTTCACCGAGTCGATGGCTCGGATGATCATCGATGTGCCTGACCCGGCGCGGCTGCGTGCACTACGCGCGATGCTGCCCGACGAGACCCGGCAAGCGTCGGCGCCGCTGCTCTACAGCGGTGATCTCACATCGATCACTCGAGGGTCGGGGCTCGGGCTCGGGTACTTCGACTTTCTGCTGACGAGCGCACAGATCACGCGCCAAGAGCGCGAGCAGCTCGTCGACACGCTCACGGACAACACCGTGATCTACTATTCGGGCGAGAGCGCCCCGATGATCAACTGCGCCGGCGTGTTCCTGAACACGTACCAGGACGACCAGCACGTCTGGTTTCAGCTGCTCTACAGCGACCTTCTACGCGGCTCAGCGCTCGCGCGGCACGACCTCGTTGTTCGCTTCCGGTTCGACAGCTTCTACTTCACTGGGTACCTCGCGAACCTGAGCGCCGGCATCAACGGCGGGGACAAGAATCACACGACGTTCAGCTTCGTGTTTCGCGTGAAGGAGATGCGTCTCGCCACGCCAATCTTGATGAACCCCACCGAGGGCATCAGCTCGTTCATCTCGGGCGTCTACCTCGACGTCGAGGATGAAGCAGAAGAAGCACGGCATGGCGTGCAGACAGCGCCGCTACCCCGTGCGCCGCGCAGCCTGCCCTCCGCAGCAGCAGAGCGTGCGGCGGAGACCGACCCTCGCGAGGCCGCGCGCACGGATGCCGTGCCCGAGCGTCAGGCGCAGGCGCAGGTCGACCAAGCACTGATCGACGAGCTCCTCCAGATCGACGTAGCGGGCGAGGCCATTCCCGAGCTCCAGCGCCAGGTTCTCGACGCGGTCTCTGCGCCCATCACCCCGGGCAGCGGCGACGTGCGGCAGGCGCTTCCTGCGTCTGAATCGCAGCGTTTCCAGGATTTCCGCACGGTCCCGACTCCGAAGGCTGCCCCGACCGATCCGCTCACGCGCACCGAGCTCGAGATCGAACGCCAACTGCGCGCGGCAGAGACGCGCGGCACCATCATCATCTCGCCAGTCACGGGCGTCACCGAGCGCGCCTCCGCGTACACGGACACGATCGCCCGCGCGGACGCGCTTCTCACCGATGCCCCCGCCGCGCCTTCCGCGCTCGCGGGCAACAACCGCCCGCCGGAGACGTCGGCCGGAGAGCAGTCGCTCGCCGACGTGTACAATCCGCCTCCGACGCTCATCGCAGAGTATCGCCGGCGCCTCGGCACCGCGCAGGCTGCACCCCCACCCCGAACCCGTCAACGGACTACGGCATGACCCTCCCGCTCCTCTCTCGAAAGCACGCCGAGCTCGAGCTCCATGACAAACTCGACGACCTCGGCATCGGGATTCTGGCTGCGCCTTCTGTGATGGAAGGCATGGGCAGTCTCCTGCAGCGTGTGCCCCGCGCGGGGGTTCAGGGCGCGGGGCGGGCGCTGCACGGTCTCGGAGAGACGCTGCACAGTTCGCCGGCCTACAACCTGCCCGGCTACGCGCTCGTGGCGCCGTCGATCACGCATGGGCTCGCGGATGCTCTCGGCGGAGACCCCTCGGCGCAGAAACTCGCAGGCATGCGCGAGGCCCTTTCGCTCTTCGGATTCTGAGGCGCCCATGGTGTTGTGGAACCCCAAGGCCTATTTGCCGAATCCGCCCGCGGTGCCGCTGCCCGTGACCGCGGCGGTGTTCATGTTGCAAGGGCCTTCGCCGAACAGCGCACACGTGGGAGCGACGCCGCTACTGCGCATCGCGCTCTACGAAGACGCCCCGAGCATCAATCTCGGCACGTTCCGCTGGTACCTCGATGAGCAACTGATCTACGAAGCGGGCAGCACGGGCTTTTTGCCCCTCGTACGGGGCACCGTGGTGTACGTCGCGGGCGGCTTCGCCTCCGCGCGGAGTGTCTACTCGTGCGTGCCCCGTACCCCCTTCGAGCCGGGGTCGCTGCACACCCTGCGTGCCACGATCACGGTCAGCGGTACGCCACAGAGCACGATCTGGAGCTTCCGCGTACAGGAACCGCAGGACGTGTTTCTGGGCGCGGACCTGTCTCCGATTGAGCAGTATCTGCTCACCCCGATGTCGCGCTTCCTCGACACAGAGCCTCTTCGTCGCGCGTTCCTGAACCTGGCGTTGCGAGAACCTCCGCCCCCCGGCGTCGACGCAGACGCACTCGCTGCGCGAGTGATGTACCAGCTCGCGTTCGGAACCGAAGTCTCTGTCATCCTCAACCCTTTCCTGCGTCCGAAGCAGCGCATTCTCGACGCCAAGATCCCACAACGGCGCAGGGCACACGACCTCGACCGGCGTCTGGCACCCTTGCGGACCCTGTTTGAGGTGGCCACCGAGGACCTGATCTCACAGGGAGCGCTCCCACGCGAATACCGCACGAACCTGGTCGACTACAGCCAGTCGATGCTCTACCCCTACCGCGTCTCGGCGATTGCCGCGCTCATCCTCTACGCCAAGGCCGTGGAGAACCTTTCGGCCAGCGCCGCAGCTCAAATCTTCGAACACGGGCTCGGTGCGGACCTACCCTTCGATCTCGGCGGGTAGCCCAGACTTTCACACCTGAAAGGCCGCGACGTGCGCTATAGTCAGGCGCAGCTATGCCGCTCACAAGCCTGCCTACTCGCGCTCCGGGTATCGACGCTCCGACGGCCATCGGTGGCGTGAAATCGAACGCTCGGCCGTTCACCGAGGACAAGCGCTACCTCAAGATCCCTGCGGACGAGTACAACCGCATCCTCTCGTACCTGATCGATGTTTGCGACACGGTCGGTCTGACGAGCGGCGCGACGCCGGGCTCTCTCTGGGAGGCGGTGCTGGGAGGCGGCGGCGGTACGGGGCTCGAGGCAGGTATCGTCGCCTCTCCGGACTTCTTCAGCTCCGCGGGCGCCTTCAGCACGACGACGCGCGTCCATGTGGGCAGCGGCACCGGCTATGTGCGGCAGCTTCCTGCGGCAGCCACGGACTACTACTCATGGACGCTCGTCTACACGGGCGTGCCGGGGCAGACGATCACCATCGGGCGCAACGGCGGAAGCATCAACGGGATGCTCGCGGACTACGTCGTCGACGCGGCTGAGGGCACCAACCGGATCGTCCGCATCGAGGGCGGAGCCGGCGGGGTCTGGCGGGTCGCCGAGATCGCGAACTGGCCGGAGGTCGACGCCGCCATCACGTCGGTTGCCGGGGACCTCGCAGCGCTCACGCTTCTCGTAGGTGCTGCGGACGGCTCGACGCCCGGGTCTGCGTGGGAAGCCATCGTGCAGATGCTTTCGGGGCGCAACCCGAACGTGCAGACGGTCGTCGGCGCCGACATCCTCAACGCGACGGCGTCTCTCGTCCTCGCATCCGGCTCCGGCTACGCGTTCTCGATGCCCGTGCCGGGCAGCATCACGATGCACCGCGAAGTGCGGGTGCTCTACACGGGAACGCCGAGCATCTCGCTGGCGGGTAACGGCGGCACGCTCAACGGCAGCGCATCAGTCACGCTGCCTGGCGGAGCTGCGGGCAGCGCACGCTACGCAGAGCTCGTGCTGCGCCCCGGTGGCGTACACTTCGTCAGCGCCCCTGTCGGCGCCTCGGCGCCGCTCAGCGTCGTCGGCAACGGTGGCGCGACCGCGGGGCTTCCGGAAGAGCTCACGACGACGGCGGGCTCTGGCGCAGTGCTGCGTGAGTCGGGCGGTGTGCTTGCATTCGGCGCCATTGCGTCGGGCGGCCTCGCGCCGAACTCCGTCACCGACACGATCTTGCGGGACTCGCAGCCGCTCAGCGTCATCGGACGCGACAGCAACACGCTCGGAGACCCGGCAGACATCGTCGCGGGGGCTCTTACGGGGCCGCTGCGAAGCACGGGCACGGTGCTCGGCTTCCGCAAGGACAACTACGCGGCGGTGGTAGCGCCCGCGGTTGGCAACGACGCGACGCAGGGGTATGAGATCGGAAGCGTGTGGGTGGATACGGTCGCGGACCGCGTCTACGTCGCCACCGACGTGTCCGCGGGCGCCGCAGTATGGCGCGAGACCTCGCTTGCTCCGGGCTCGGTCACGGATCTCATCCTGCGCGACTCCGCCGCTTTGAGCGTCATCGGCCGCAGCGCGAACTCTGCGGGCGACCCTGCGGACATCGCAGCCGTCGCGACGTCCGGCGCCGTCTTGCGCGAGTCCGGCTCCGTGATCGGCTTCGGCACCGTGGCCACGGCAGGCCTCGGCGACGATCAGGTCACCAACGCGAAGCTCCGCAACTCGGGAGCCCTGTCGGTCGTAGGCCGCTCGGCGAACTCGGCCGGCGACCCCGCGGACATCTCCGCCACGGCCGCGTCGGACGCGGTGCTTCGTGAGTCAGCCTCGGTCCTCGGCTTCGGCACGGTCGCTACGGGCGGCCTCGCCAACAACGCGGTCACCGACGCAAAGCTGCGCCAGGGCGCCGCGCTCACTGTCGTGGGCCGCAGCGCGAACTCGCTGGGCAACGTCGCGGACATCGCGGCTGTGGCTGCGTCGGGCGCCGTCCTGCGCGAGTCGGGCAGCACCCTCGGCTTCGGCACCGTCGCCACCGCAGGCCTCGCCGCGAACGCGGTCACGAACACGATCATCCGAGACTCAGGCGCCCTGAGCGTCATCGGCCGCTCTGTGAACTCGAGCGGTGACCCGGCAGACATCAGCGCGACGGCGGCATCCGGCGCAGTACTTCGTGAATCCGCGTCGGTGCTCGGCTTCGGCACGGTGGCTACTGCGGGCATCGCTGACACCGCGGTGACGGACGCAAAGCTCCGGAACTCGACCGCGCTCACGGTCATCGGACGCTCTGCGAACACGGCAGGCGTCCCTGCAGACATCGCAGCTGTTGCGGCGTCGGGCGCGGTCCTGCGTGAGTCAGGCAGCACGCTCGGCTTCGGCACCGTCGCCACCGCCGGCCTCGCCGACGACTCCGTCACCGACGCAAAGCTCGCCAACATGGCGGCGTTGACGGTCAAAGCGAACGCGACGAACGCAGCGGCCGACCCCGCAGATCTCGCGGCGAGTGCGGGCGGCAACGGCGTCTTGCGTGAGTCGGGGAGCACCCTCGGCTTCGGGCTGGTCGCGACCGCGAACGTGGCGACGAACGCCATCACCAACACGCTCATCCGGGACTCCGGAGCCTTGAGCGTCATCGGGCGTAGCGCGAACTCGAGCGGCGACCCGGCCGACATCGCAGCGACGCCTGCCTCGGGCGCTGTCCTGCGTGAGTCGGGCTCCGTGCTCGGCTTCGGCACCGTCGCCACGGCAGGCCTCGGCGACGACCAGGTCACCGACGCGAAGCTCCGCAACTCGGGGGCGCTGACGGTCATCGGCCGTGCGGTGAACTCGAGCGGAGACCCCGCCGACATCGCTGCCGGGTCGAACACGGGTCCGCTGCGCAGCAACGCGAGCGCGCTCGCCTTCCGCAAGGACAACTACGCAGCCGCCGTCGACCCCACCGCGACGGACGACAGCGCTGCCGGCTACGAGGTCGGTTCGGTCTGGATCAACCTGACCGCGCAGCACCTCTATCGCTGCTCGTCGGCGACGCCGACCGCGGCGACGTGGATCCGGCTCGACAACACCGACATCGACGCAGGGCTCCTGCCCCCGTCCAGCATCGAGGTAGCCTCGGCCTCGACGCTGCTCATCGCGCCGGCCACGCGGTACGTGCGGGCGACGTACGCCGCAGGCACGCAGACCCTCACGCTGCGCGGTCTCGTCGACCACCCCCTCGGCAAGCAGATCTTGCTCGGCCACGAGAGCACGGGCACGAACAGCATCGTCATCCAGCCCGACACCGGCGCGAGCATCGGTGGGGGCGCGGTCGATGCACCCTTCACCATCCCGACCTCGAACACGCCTGCGAGCGCGACCACGCCCGATCGCCTGTGGGTCCTTGTGCGCGCCGCGAACACCGTCTGGCGCGTCCTCGGGCCGGGGCTCATCGAGAGCACGGATCTCGCCGCGAACGCGGTCACCAACACGGCGCTTCGAGACTCGGGAGCTCTCTCGGTCATCGGCCGCGCGGCGAACTCCTCGGGCGACCCGGCGGACATCGCGACGACCGCCGCGTCCAACGCGGTGCTCAAGGAGACCGGGTCGACGCTGGCCTTCGGCCTGGTGACGACGGCGAACGTCACGGCGAACGCCGTCGACAACACGCTCATCCGAGACTCCGGCGCCTTGAGTGTGATCGGACGGAGCGCGAACTCTTCGGGGGACCCCGCGGACATCGCGGCCGTCGCTGCGTCCGGCGCGGTGCTCCGCGAGTCGGGCTCGGTGCTTGGCTTCGGGACCGTCGCCACCGCAGGCCTCGCCAACGACGCGGTCGACAACACGAAGATCCGTAACTCGGGAGCTCTCTCGGTTATCGGCCGCTCCGCGAACACCACGGGCGATCCCGCAGATATTTCGGCCACGGCCACCTCAGGCGCGGTGCTCCGTGAATCAGGCTCCGTGCTCGGCTTCGGCACGGTCGCTACGGCAGGCCTCGGCGACGACCAGGTCACCGACGCGAAGCTCCGCAACTCGAGCGCCCTCAGCGTCATCGGCCGCGCCACGAACACCTCGGGTGACCCTGCAGACATCGCAGCCGGGTCGAATACCGGCCCGCTGCGCAGCAACGGCACGGCCGTCGCGTTCCGCAAGGACAACTACGCAGCGGCCGTCGCGCCGGGCGTAAACGACGACAGCATCGCGGGGTACGAGATCGGGAGCGTCTGGATCGATACCACGGCGGACCGGGCCTACACGGCGACGGACGTGTCGGCGGGCGCGGCGCTCTGGCGTGAGATCTCGCTCGCGCCGAACTCGGTGACGAACGCCATCCTGCGCGACTCCGGAGCGCTCAGCGTCATCGGCCGCTCGGTGAACTCGGCGGGAGACCCCGCCGACATCTCGGCGACTGCGGCCTCGGGCGCAGTCCTGCGCGAGTCGGGCTCCGTGCTCGGCTTCGGCACCGTCGCCACGGCAGGCCTCGCAGACGCCAACGTCACCTACGCGAAGATCCAGAACGGCGCGGCGCTCTCCGTAGCGGGTCGCAGCGCGAACTCTGCGGGCGTGATGGCGGACATCTCGGCAGCGGCCGCCTCGGGTGCGGTGCTTCGAGAGGCGTCGAACGTCCTCGGTTTCGGCACGGTTGCTACCGCGGGTCTCGCGAACGATGCCGTCGACAACACCAAGATCCGTAACTCGGGCGCGCTCAGCGTCATCGGACGCAGCGCGAATACCACGGGCGACCCTGCGGACATCTCCGCGGTCGCGGCTTCGAACACGGTGCTCAAGGAGACGGGGTCGACGCTGGCCTTCGGGCTGGTCGCGACGGCGAACGTCACCACGAACGCCATCGACAACACGCTCATCCGAGACTCTGGAGCTCTCTCGGTCATCGGACGCTCCGCGAACACGTCGGGCGACCCGGCTGACATCTCCGCCACCGCCGCTTCGGATGCGGTGCTCCGCGAGTCGGGCTCCGTGCTCGGCTTCGGCACGGTCGCTACGGGCGGCATCGCGAACGACGCCATCGACAACACCAAGATCCGGAACTCGGGCGCGCTGAGCGTCATCGGGCGCTCGGTGAACTCCGCGGGCGACCCGGCAGATATCTCGGCCACGGCCTCGAGCGACCAAGTCCTGCGCGAGGCTGCGGGCGTTCTCGGCTTCGGCACCGTCGCCACTGCGGGCCTCGCGAACGGCGTCGTCGAGGCGAAGCTCGCAGCAGCGTCTGCTGCGGTCGCGTTCAACAGCCAGCGCCTCACGCTGGTGGCCGACCCTGTCGCCGCGCAGGACGTGGCTACCAAGGCCTACGTAGACGCCATCGCGCAGAACCTCGACATCAAGGACTCTGTCCGCGCCACCTCGACGACGAACATCACGCTCTCGGGCCCTCAGGTCATCGACGGCGTCTCGATCATCGCCGGCGATTCCGTGCTCGTGCAGGGGCAGACGCTCGGGGAGAACAACGGCATCTACCTGGCAGCAGCGGGCGCTTGGACCCGCCGCAGCGACGCGGACACCTCCGCGAAGGTCACCTCTGGCATGTTCACCTTCGTCACCGAAGGTACCGCCTTCGGAGACAACGGGTACGTCCTGACGACGCAGGACCCCATCGTGCTCGGCACGACTCCGCTCGTGTTCACGCAGTTCTCGGGCGCGGGCATGATCATCGCGGGCGCCGGTCTCACGAAGACGGGGAATACCCTCGATGTCGTAGGGGCCAACTCTAGCATCCAGGTCAACGCCAACAGCATTCAGGTAGGTACCAACTCGATCGGGAATACCCTGATTCGCCAGGGCACAGCGCTCACCGTCATCGGCCGTTCGGCGAACTCGACGGGGGACGTGGCCGACATCGCAGCGGGGGCCGCGTCGGGCGCCGTCCTGCGTGAGGCCTCGAACGTCATCGGCTTCGGCACCGTCGCGACGGCGGGTCTCGGCGATGACCAGGTCACGGACGCGAAGCTCCGCAACTCGAGCGCCCTCAGCGTCGTGGGCCGCTCCGCGAACACGTCGGGCGACCCAGCTGACATCTCGGCCACCGCCGCTTCGGATGCGGTGCTCCGCGAGTCGGGCTCCGTGCTCGGCTTCGGCACGGTCGCTACGGGCGGCATCGCCAACAACGCGGTGACGAACGCCAAGGCCGCGCAGATGGCTGCGCTCACGGTGAAGGCGAATGCGACCAACGCGCTTGCCAATGCTGCAGATCTCGCCGCGGTCGCGACCTCGGGCGCAGTGCTTCGAGAATCCGGCTCGACGCTCGCCTTCGGCACCGTGGCGACGGCGGGCCTCGGCGACGACCAGGTGACCAACGCGAAGCTCGCCAACATGGCGGCGCTGGCGGTCAAGGCGAACGCAACGAACGCAGCGGCGGACCCTGCTGATCTCGCAGCGGTGGCCGCGTCCGGCGCCGTGCTCCGTGAGTCCGGCTCGACGCTCGGCTTCGGCACGGTCGCTACGGCGGGCCTCGCGAACTCGGCGGTCACCTACGCCAAGATCCAGAATGGAGCTGCGCTCTCCGTGGCCGGACGCAGCGCGAACTCTGCGGGCGTGATGGCGGACATCACGGCCGTTGCAGCCTCTGCTGCGGTGCTTCGTGAGTCGGGCAGCACCATTGGCTTCGGCACCATCGCCACCAACGGCATCGCGAACGCCGCGGTCACCTACGCGAAGATTCAGAACGGCGGCGCGCTCAGCGTCGCAGGACGCTCGGCGAACTCGTCGGGCGCCATGGCCAACATCTCGGCCACCGCGGCCTCGGGCGCAGTGCTCCGTGAATCGGGCTCCGTGCTCGGCTTCGGTACGGTGGCCACCGCAGGCATCGCGAACGGCGCCGTCACTGAGGCCAAGGTCACGTACACCACGGCCACCGTGGCGGGCGCCTCTGCGACGCTCACGGGCGCCAGCATGACGCGCATCACGTACGCGGCAGGCGTCTGCACGCTCACGCTGCCCGCCTCGCTCACCACGTGGCCTATCGGCACGACGAATCGTCTCCAGAAGGAGAACGCATCGGCGTTCACCATCATCCTCACCCCGGACACGGGCAGCACGCTGCAGGGCGGCGCTGCGAACGCGCCCGTGACCTTGCCCGGCTCTGCGCTCCCGAGCTCGACCACGGTCGGGGACATGTGGTGGGACGTCACCCGCATCTCAGCGACGGTGTGGCGCTTCGACGGCGGCCATGCGCGGTACGTGACCAGCAGCGCGGGGGTAGGTCGCACCTACTACACCATCGTCGTCGGCAACGCGCTCGAGGGCGACACCCTCGATAGCTGCAACTACCTGGACCCGGGCGACTGCACGGGCCTCGATGCTGCGATCACCTTCGGGTACAACCTGAAGGCAACGATCTTCGTGCGCCGGGGTACGTACACGATGCCCGCAGCGCACGACCCGTGGGATCTCACGACGACCATGCACATCTTAGGCGAGGGACAGGGGCAGACGATCATCAGGGCACCTGTCGGAGACGCGTCGCACATGCCCTGGCGCATGTTCAAGCTTTCGGGAGCCTTCTGTGAGCTCAGCGACTTCGGCATTTTCGTGCCGGACCGCGCAGCGACTGTGGCTGCCTACGGCAGCACCCGCGGCATGATCGACGTCAGCGCCTTCGACTGCGCGGTACGGCGCGTTACCGTCATCACGGATTCGGACTTCACGGCGACCGATAAGGCGCTCGGCGTCCTGAACTTCCCCGACGCGACGATCATCGGAGGCTTCGTCGCAGAAGATGTGACGCTGAACTGCCAGAACACGTCTCCCGTAGGGCACGCGACCAACCCCTACGGTATCGCGTTGGTGACCTCTGGAGAGATAGACGGCACAGCGCAGGTAGCGTCGGCGTACGGGTTCGGATTCGCGGAACCTGTGTTCACGCGCATGCGCGTTCTCGGCGGCATGTGCGACGAGCTCGCAAACCCCTTCTACACTTGCGGGTTTTTGACGGGGCGTATGTCGCAGTACATGCTCACGGACAGCGAGTTCCAGTTCTGTTCTCCCGCGATCGGGGGTATCTGGAGCAACCTCGCGGGCACCACGGTTTCGCGAGGCCCGCGCATCGACAACGTGTCGATCATGGATCCGGATGGGCTTGCGGCAGGTTTCGCTACCTCGGTGACTCTGTCTATGGTCAATACGGGCACCGCCCTTGAGTTCACGCGATGCAATCTTTCAAGGATTCGCATCGCCGGATGTCTCACAGGTGCGTACATTCCTGGCTACGTATGTACGTCTGACGCCACTGTGGTGCGCGACTTCAGCATCACAGATTCGAGTGCAGTGTCTCGTGTCACCGCCTCCGAGCCCATGTGCCTCGTCAGCCTGGGCACCGGAGCGCGCGGCACACGCCTGCACGGCGTCGTTCTCGAGACCGCCACTGGAAGTGCAGCTCCGTGCGTTCTCACGCTGCAGGACGGCGCTCGGGGGCACATCATCGATTGCACCGCCGATACGATCGACATCACCGGCGCAGCCGATAAGACCATCGTGGCGCTCAACACCGCACGCACGGCCATCACCGACAGTGGCACGAACACCTCCATGACCGGGAACCAGATCGCATGACCGAGGTGTCCTTCACCATCACCGTGATGACCTGTCCGCAGCGGGCCGTGCGGGCTGCGCAGCTCGTGGCCGCCCTGAACGCCCTGGGCGGCGCCGCGGTCGCTACAGTGCTCGACGTAAGCCGGCTGGGGCCTCGAGCCTGCGCGGCGCGCGCTTGGGCAGGCGCAACGATCGGCACGACGCACCACATGGTGCTCCAGGACGACGCGATCCTCTGTGAGGACTTCATCGAGTCCGTGCGCAGGGCGCTCGAAGCGGCGCCTGCGGACCTCATCAGCTTCTTCACCTCGAGTCCGTACGTAAACCTGGGCGCCGTGCCTCGGCTCCGGAAGCTCGCGGTGTTCGAAGGCGCGCTGGCACTCGCAGCGCCGAGCGCCCTGGCTCGTGACGTCGCAGGAGCTCTCGAACAGGCAACGTCGCAGGCCGACGACGCGGTCATCGGGACGTTTCTCCGATCTCGGAACCTGCAGTACCGCGTCGCGATCCCGAATCTCGTCGACCATGCTCCGATACCGTCTACGGTGGGGCATCAGTACCAGCACTCGCGCACGTTCCTCGGAGCGCATGTGAGCGGCAAAGATCTTACGTGGGAGGTCTGAGTGGCGAAGACAGGACGAATCCAGCATCCGCGTGACTGGCCTGCGATCACGTCGCTCGCGAACCTGCCGAACGTGTCCGGGTCGGCGACGCAGAGCGCATCGCTTGAGGTCGGGGATCTCTGCTTCAACACGGCAACCGAACTCCAGTACGTGTGTCGAACGGCCACGGTCGGGTCTGCGGTGTGGTACTGCCCACAGCTGCTCTGGGACCCGCTGGCGATCTTCCCGTCGTACGGGCACATCTACGGACCGTTCCAGGGCAACGGCTGCACTGACTTCCTGCATTCGTCCGGAGGTACTTACCCATTTTCTACGGGTACGAACGGCGGCGCAGGGACTACGGTCCTGTCTACAGCGCCTCTAGCCGGGCGCTACGGCGTGTTGCAGCCACAAACAGGCACCACCACCACGGGACAGGCGTACATCTCAGCTACCGGGGCCTCGATCGTACTGGGTAGCGGGCGTGTTCGCTGGCGGGGTGACGTGAATATCCCGACTGCGTCCGACGGCACCGAGACGTTCACCGTGTGGATGGGCATCAACGACGGCGCGGGCCTCGGCGCGGACTGCGCGTCGTTCCGCTACTCGCACACGGAGAACAGCGGCAACTGGACCGCGTTCTGCCGCTCGAACTCCGTCGAGACAGGTTCTGTGGTCAATACGGGTGTCGCGGCGGTGCACGCAACGAACTACGCCGCGCTCGAGATCGAAATCAACGCGGCGGGTACGAGCGCTGACTTCCGCATCAACGGAGCCAATGTGGCTACCATCACTACGAACATCCCGACAGGCACTGCGCGGGCTACCGGGGTCATCATGGCCATCGTGAAATCTGCTGGCATAACCAACCGCGTGTTCAATCTCGACCTCGCCGGCGTTCGCCCCGAACGCACCTCCCCGATCTGAGCCCTTCGCGCTATGCTCCCAGCATGCCCATCGGCAACCCCTACATGACCGCCCAGGAAGTCGCCGTGTCGAACACGGCGTTTCCGGCCCTCAGCACTCCTTCGCTCACCAACGACCGCCCCGGCAGCGTCTCGGTGGCGCACCTCGGCACCGCAGGCGACCCTGTCGTCTACGTGAGCTTCGACGGCACGACCACCGCGATGATCTTGCGGGCAGGCCTGCCCACCGCGGCGCAGTCGACGGAGGGCAAGTCGTACCGGTACGTCTGGCTCCGTGTCGCAAGCGGCACCGTCAACGTCTACGTGAACTTCGAAGACGCGGAAGCGAGCGGAGTCTAAGCCGTGCGGTTCGGCGTCACAGCGAGCAGCCCGGGCCTTGGTGGCGGAGGGGGCGGCGGGCCTAGCCCTGCAGTGCCGGAGGAGATCGACTACCTGGTCTTCGACGACACCGACGGGACGCACTACTACGAAGCATCGTCTGCGGAGATGCGGGGTGGGAGCGACTTCGTGCTGGCGCTCATCTATCGCCCGTTGACGTGGGATCCGGGAACGATGATCGTGTCCGCGGGGAACCCCGACGCGGGCTCTCCGAACGGCTTCCACGTTCGGGAGTTCTACGGAAAGCTCGAGTTCAAGATCGCGCTCGGCGATACGACGACGTCCGATGTCGGGTACGCGGATGCGTTCTCCTGGTACGGGCTGCCGAAGTTCCGAGTGGAGCGCGACGCGCTCCACGTCTTCCGCGTCTACCAGAACGCGGCGGTCACCCGAATCGAAAGCTGGGTGAACGGCGCCCTGACTCTTCGCTCGGACTCCGCATCCGGAGGATTCACGCCGGGTTCGAGTAACTTCCGCGTGGGCTCTCGCGGCTACTCGGTAGGGGGCGGTATCTCCGCGGTCGCATACAAGGCGGGCACCGTCACCGATGCAGAGATCGCGGCGTTCTTCGAGGCGGCGTATCGCGCGAAGAACCTCGTGGACAGTGGCATTGCGTGGGACCACCGCTACACCATGGCAGACTCCCCTGCCAGCGCTGCGTGGGCGGACCTCGAGCCCAGCAGCCCGGTGAACCTCGCACGAGCGGGGGCACAAATGGCTATCGAGACCCGTCTCGTACGGTGGGCCTGAGCCCGCACGGTCGTGGTAGACTCGGTCGGTGATCAAGCCCCTATATTCCAATGACAAAGCCGTACCTGTTTCGTGGCTCGTGTACGTCAACGGGCTGCAGGTTCCAGCACAGGCTGTAAGCGTCTCGAGCGGCCTCGGGGCTATCCCGCAGGCCCAGATCTCGTTCGTCCCGGACCCCTCGCTGCAGCGCCTTGGCGCCGAGGACCGTGTGCAGGTTCAGATCTTTTACCTCGACGTGTGGGTCGGAGCTCCCGAGTACCGCCTGCTCTTCGACGGCGAGATCGTGGCCTGGGGCCACACCAGCACCACGGGCAGCCGTTCGCTCGTCCTGCACGCGGTCGACTACACCCAGATCTTGTCGCAGCTCTTCTTCTTCTTCATGTCGTCGTACGACGACCTCGCCATCGGGCTCTCGGGCCAGCAGCTCGGCGTGCAGGGGGCGACGGTGCAGACCGCAGGCTACGGCGCGCTCTACCCGTACTCGCTCTTCTCGCAGGGGCTCGCGTCCCCTGGAGACACCACGGCCTCGAATGCAGTCATCGAGCGCCCCATCGACTTCGCGTACAACATCGTGCGCGCGCTCATCAAGGACCAGCACCCGAACAAGCCCATCCCCGCCGTGAACTTCTTCACGCCGTGGGTGAAGCGCACGAACTACCATCGACGCTGGGTGGCGCTGCCGTACCTCGACTCGGACCCCGGCGGCAATGTCAACGTCGGGGTCTTCCCCATCCTGCGCGCCGTGCAGAACGAGCAGGCTCTGAGCGCGGTCTCGCGCCTCGCGTCGAACGTCGGCTCCGGCGGGTCCATCTGGGCCATGCTCAACGAGATCCTCGGCACGATGATGATGGAAATCGCGATGATTCCGACGCCTGCCTATGTGCGGACGGACTTCGCGAGTCTTCTGCCCAAAGCGCCGTCGAACGAGGCGAACGGCTTTCGTTTCCTCACCAACTACTTCATCAAGCCCCAGTTCTTCTTCGGGCTGCCCCCTGCGTGCAACGTCTTCTTCCCGTCTCAGATCGCGGCCTACCAGTACAACGAGAACTTCATCACGCAGCCGACGCGGATGTACTTCAACGAAGAGGCCATCCTCGCGCACCTGAACGCGAACGGCGCGACGGCCGACGGGGGCCTCAACGCGATCTTCCAGGACACGCTCTGCACGGCGTACCCGGAAGAGGCAGACATCGCTGCACGCGACGCGGTGCAGAACCGCGGACAGAACGGCAAGAACCTGCTGGTCTACCCCGAGGAGTTCTTCAAGGGCCCCGTCATCGACCGCCGCGTGATGCCGCGCTGGTTCGTGTTCCTCGCCGATGCGCTCGCCACGGTGGGAGCTCCAGACAGCAACGCTGCGCCCGCGAACCTGCTCGTGGAAGACGACGAGGCGGGTCCTGGGTACCAGACGCGCCCCGTGACCCCGGCGGACAGTCTGAACGGGGCCGACGCGAGCCTCTACGGCGGCGCGCCGGGCAGCCCCAATGCCTACCGTGTGGGACAGTGCGTCGCGCCCCAACGCTGGATGCTCGGACAGGGCGTGGGCAGCGTCAAAGGCGGGCAGTACGGCCCCTTCCTGTGGGGACAGCCGCGCGGGCACAACGGGGAGCGCACGCACGACGGGCATGACGTTTCGGCCCCACTGGGATCGCCCGTCTACGCCACGGTGTCGGGCACCGTCTTCGTGAAGACCTGGAACGGGAACCGAGAAACACAGCCTGCGGGCAACTACGTGCGCATCCGCGATGGCGCGGAAGGCGAGCACTACTTCATGCACCTGCGTGAAGCGCCGCAGGAGCTCCAAGGGCGCCTCGTCGATGTCGGCGATCTCATCGGATACGTCGGCTCCACAGGGCGCTCCGACGGCCCGCACGTGCACTACGAGGTGCGGACGAACACGCAACACGCGCTCAACTACAGCACGCGGCTGCTCGCGCTGCGCTCGGGCAACCCGCCCGACTCCTCTCCGGTCACCTCAGCACAACCTGCGAACACGCCGCCTCCTGCAGCGCCGAGCCCGTCCGCGAACATGACGGACGCGACTTCGGTGCAGACGCCAGGCGCACCGTCGCGCGACACGTTGCGCAACCTCTTCTACACGTACGCGCAGTACGAGTACTACAAGGAGCGCTACGCGCGGCGTACGGGCGCGCTGTCGCTCGCGTTCAATCCGTACCCCGTGCCGGGCTTCCCCTGCGCGACGTTCGATCGACGCTCGAGCGCATGCGACACCTTCGGGTACATCACCGGCGTCTCGCACTCGCTCACGTCCGGGTCCATGTCGACGGACGTGCAGTTTTCGCATGGCCGCACGTTCCAAGAGATGTTCGCGCTGATGCAGCGCGCGGCCGCGCTCACCAACGCACGTGTGGCGAACGACCGCGACGCTGTCGAGAGCGCGCTCGCGCGCCGCACGGCAGGCAGCACGGAGCAAGAGGCGCTCGAGCAGGTCTCGAGCCAGGCCCCCGCGGTGAATACGGGACATGACGACGTCACGATCGACACCGAGCTTAGCAGCTATGAGATCCCGCAAGGCGGCCTTGCCATGGCGCCGTCCGAACCCATCGCCGAAATCCGAGATGTCATCCAGACGTTCCGGCTCGCGCAGGAGTTTTACTCGGGGCTCTTCTACGGCGGCACCTCCGTAGGCGCAGACCGTCTGCGGCAAGAACAGATGGCCGTGGAATCGTTCCCCGGCTCCGCGCGCCCTGTGGCAGTTTCCTATGCTCGCGCCGGCGAGCTCTACGCCGCGCAGGCCGTGGCAGGCTCCCAGGTGATCGGCACCGACGATCCTGCGCTCAGTGGCGCCCAGATCACGGAGTCGGTAGCGACGTTCAACGAGACGACGCGCACGGCGATCGAAGAAGCAAACCGGCAGAGCGCGCAGGTGACGCAGTCGACCATTGCCTCCGCGGCCGTCGACTCGATTCCCACCAACGCGGTCTTCGACTACCGCGACATCATCGAGCTCGAGACCTTCGACGGCACCATCATCCCCGTCGAGATCGGGGGCCTCGACACGTCCACACGCACCCGCTTCCTGCAGATCGTGCGCGACGTGCGCCGCGGCGTGGCCTCGGAGACAGACTTGAACCTCCTGCGCGAGCGCCTGTCGGACACCACCATCAGCAACCCGGCTTCGGGCACCGCGGTGTCGGACTCGCTCAACTACCTGCTCGTCGGGCTCGAGCGCGAACTCCGACTCACCGCGCCGTCCGTCACCGTTCGCGGCGACGTGTCGATCATCCCGCGTGCGTCGGCGAAACCGCTCTTCGAGAGCTTCGAAGCGGCCCAGAAGTACAACGCCCGCCCCATCGTCACGCTCGAGCAGTACATCGACTTCCTCGGGCCCGACGGGCTTCGAGAAGGCCCGCAGGAGGTCGCTGACGGCGTTCGGGATCGCAATCCTCAGGTGATGCCCGCGAAGTTCTACACGCGCATCCGCCGCTTCCGGCAGGGGCCTCCCGAGGTGCGGCCACAGTCGAACGTCACCGGCACCGCCGTCTCGACCGACGTGGCGGCAGGGCCGGGCGCTGCCGCTCCTACGCCCTCCACCGTGCGCGAGCTCCTCTCGCAGGCGCAGCTGACGGGGCTCGGCGAGCAGCTCGCAGGCGACGACTTCTCGGCGGCGCTCGCGCAGGCGCGTCAGAGTGCCGGGCTGCCGAACATCCCGATCGACCTCGAAGCCCGCACCGACCCCGTGACGTTGCGGGCTATCGTGAGAGACATCGATGCTGCGGCGGACATCGGAGCGATCGACCCTGCCACCGCACGGCGAGCACGAACAGCGCTCGAGAACGCAGCCCGCACCCTCGACGGCACCACCGCCGCGCCGTCGCCCTCTTCGGCACAGGGCGCAGGTAGTACGTCGAACACACAAAGCGCCCCTGCAGGTACCGACGGCGAATCCGTGTACGTCGTCGACGGAGTTCCTACCGATTTCCCTGAAACTCGTGCTAACTGGGATGCAGTGCTCGAGCGATACCGAGACATCGTGCTCAATCGCAAGGCGCCTCTCCCCTGAGAGTTCCACCAGACAGCGGAAGGGGTATGTCGTGAAAGCTCCATCCCTCGAAGAGATCGACCGGAATACGTTCTACGCCGTCAAAAGCGTAGACAGCCAGCGAGCGCGTCTCGCAGCCTACGACAGCGACAAGGACCGAGATCGCCGTCGGGTCTCGAATCTGTGCGCGGCTTGCTACTACTTCCGCATCGGCGGCGTAGGCGGCCGTGCGATGACCGATCGCGACTGCGAGTGCTGCGGATCGACGGTGACGTATACGTCGACCAACACCATGCGATTCTGCAGCGTGTGCGCCGACGCGCTGCACGTTTGTCGGCTGTGCGGAGCGGACGCCGAGCTTGAATCGCGCATCTCGGTTGCAGGCGTCGACCTGCCCGTTCGCCGGCCCTGACGTCACGAATCCGGAGTACACTGGCCAGCATGAAGTCGGACGAGGATCTGTACAGCGCGTGGAAGCGGACGGGCATGCCGTCCGACCTCGAAGCGTTGGTGCGCAACCTGAACCCGCTCGTACAGGCTGAAGTGAACCGGCGTTCGGGCACGCTCGCGCGCGACCTTCTCGTCATCCAGGCGAAGAAGCTCACCGTTGACGCCATCAAGAGCTTCAACCCGAACGCGGGCGTCAAGATCAGTACGCACGTGACGAACCAGCTGCAGAAGCTCTCGCGGGTGAACTACGCGCACCAGAACGCCGCGCGCATTCCCGAGCATCAGATGCTTCAGTTCCACACCGTGAACATCGCCACCGAGGACTTCCGCGCGGATAACGGCCGAGATCCCTCCACCGAAGAGCTCGCCGACTCGCTGAAGTGGAGCCCGCGCAAGCTCGAGGATTTCCGCAAGCAGTTCGAACGTGGCGAGCTACTCGAGAGCATCGACACGCCCGCGGCGCTCTTCGTCTCAGAAGAGCACGACCCGCGCATCAACTACGTCTACTCGAGCCTGACGCCGCGGCAGCAACAGATCTTCGAACTGACGACCGGCTTCCACGGCGTCAAGCGCATCCCCAACCCCCAGATCCAATCGAAGCTGGGCATCACGATCGGAGTGCTCTCGTATGAGAAAACCAAGATCAAAGAGGCCCTTCACAAGGTCTTGGGGTAGCGCGCACGAAAGAGGTGAGCCATGCAACGGCCCGTGTCCACTGTGCTCTTCACGTTCCGGCATCTCGCAGGGGGCGTCGTGTGCTTCTTCCTCGAGCACCAGGTCGTCAGCTATCGAACCGTCCGAGGGTACGACTTCTGCTGCCCTCGCTGCGGATCTCGAGATGCGAAGGTCGTGAACCTCGTTCGAAGCGCCTACCGCGCACATCCGCGAGGGCAGGAGACGGTCTGGGGAGACGATGACTGAGACCACCTTCGGCGAGCAGGCTGTTGCGGCCAGCGACACGACCTTCACCCCCGACGAGCTCGCGAGCGTCGTCGCGGGAGGCTTCTCGCGCATCCTCGACGGACTCGAGGCTCAGACCGCGGTGCAGCGCAACCAGGCCGTGCCCGCGACGGCTGCGGCGACAGACCGATACGTGGCACGGACAGGGTTCGACTCGCTACTCCCGGGACGGGAGTTCCAGTACACCCGATCGACGATCGGACGCGGGTTCGCGCGCCCTTCGGAGGTCACACAGGCTGACCCCTCCCCCGTCGACCAAGTCGTGCTGCGCTCCTTCGGCTGGAGCATCGACCAGGCCGCGCTGCGCCTCGGTGCGCGAAGCATCCGGGTGGACTCGCTCGAGAGCGGACACAATCCGTACAAGATCTTCGCGCGCATTCAGGAAGCCACGCAGCAACCCCACCGCGCGCCCTCACACCTGATTTCACGTCGAGGAGACATCTACAGTCTCGTACCGTGGAACCGCGCTCCCGACTGCAACCTGAGCCAGGCAGCACGCAGCAAGCGCGTGGCTGACCGCGCCATCTCGATCGAGCTCGAGGCCTGGCACACAGGCTTCTACGTGCCGTACTCGAGCGCGACCGAGCGCACGTTCCGCATCACAGGCCTGATGCCCTACACCGACGCGCAGATGCAGGCGGTGGCTTTTCTGTTGCGCAAGCTCGGCGTCTGGTCGAACACCGACCCCACGACCTGCCTCGGGTTCACGATGAGTCAGATCGGGGCGCGACTCGGCAACGGCGGCAGCCACCAGGCGGGCACCGTGCTCGAGAGCGTCTTCAGCTCCCAGACACCGCAGAGCCCTGGAGGAGAGTGGCAGTTCCCCCCGGACTGGGTCCTCGGCGACCCCCTGCCCGGGCATCTGAGCGACCAGAGCGCAGCTTGGACGACGCGCTTGCAGACGTACTACACGGGACAGGGCGTCGCGGCAGGCACGGCCATCAGCCACTACAAGACGATCAAGGACATCTACGACACGCTGCCCGTCTACGACATCGAGACGTCACTCTTCGAGGCGCAGAGCGCAGCCGCCGTCTACGTCGCGGACCCGGGGGCGCCCACGGCCTCGGCGCCGGCGAGCGCAGCGGCGGACGCGACGGGAGAGTCCTTCGCGCGCTCACAGCGTATGCAGGGCTCGCTCCGCAACCAGCTCTACGACGCCATGTCCGTGGCGAACGAGGCAACCAGCACCGCGGTCGCACTACAGGCCATGCGCGCCAACGCGATGCGCACGGCCAAGATCTCGATTCCCGTCGTACGCAACGCGCTCGCGTTCAACTTCGCAACAGGCGAGTGGAACATCATCGTGGGAACAACCACGCTGAACCCGAATCCTTCAGCGGTTGCTGACGCGCTCAAGGCTGCGGCTGCAGCGCAAGCGGCGCGCGGGCGCCCTGGCACCTAAAAAGAGGACGTATGGCCGACCGCTACGACATCCACTTCCAGTCGCTCACGCTCGAGGAAGCTCTCACCTCGAACAAGATCGCGACGTTCGGCTACGACCCTCCGATCGGTGTCCGCGGCATGCAGATGTGCATCAACCTGTGGCTCAAGATCTTGCTGACGCGACGTGGAAGCGACCCGACGAATCTCGCGCGCGGCACCGACTTCACGAACCTCATCGGCTCGAACGTCGACCTGAACATCGCAGAGGACGTGCTGCGCGTGGCGATCGACTCTGCGTCTTCGCAGCTGTCCGACATCCAGCGCAACGACACCACGCTCGCACCTAGAGAAAAGCTCGCCTCGGCCAAGCTCCTCGCGTTCATCGCGAACCCAGCAGCGCCGGGTTTCGATGCACGCGTGGAGATCTTGAACCAAGCCGGCGAGCGTCTTCTCGTGAACATCCCCGACTTCGCGCGGGGCTAGGCGAACTGCGGCAGCTCGGACGTCGCTGCCATGGAGTCCACGATCTGCTGCGCGAGGTATTCTTCCACGGCGCCGAGCGCGTCAGAGACATCTGCAGCGGTGTGCGAGGCTTTTCGAGCGCCTTCCGGGTCCTCGATAGCAGACACGGATTCTGCCGTCTGGATGAACTCGAATCGCACCGTGTCGAGGTAGTCGATGCGCTTCTGCCGTTCGTCGTCCTCGACGTAGCATGTGCGGTAGCATGCTTTGATGAGGGCGCGCAGCTTCACGCCGCAGAGGTCCGCATCGGTATGGAGCGTCGGGTGATCGTGCCCACCGTCCGCGCCGAACACCACGTGTTCGGTGGCCTCCTCGTCCACCAGGATGAGGATCCGAGAAGAGCCCGCTCCGAACAGGGCACCGATGCCCAGGACTCGTGCCCCTTCATAGGGTACGAGGACCGGGTACACCTCGCGGATGACCTGCATGATATGGGTCAAGATGCTGCGCTCGTGTTCGCGCACACGCGCCGCCTCTTGCTGCTTCTGTACCATCTCCGTGAGCCGCGCCTCGGTGTTCTCGAGCATCTTGATGCGGTAGATGAGCTCCGCCTTCGACGCCTTCTCGTGCGGCAGCGTCAGCTGCTTCACGAGCTTCTCGTGTTCGCGCGCGGTTGTGTGCCGCGCGAACGCCGCTGCCGCCGCGCCGCGAACGGCGTCCTTCATCGCACGGGTCCCGCGCGGCGGCTCCGCCCACACCGAACGCTCGGCAGCGGGCGGGAGCGGCGGAACAGGCGCGGCTTTCTTGGAAGAACCAGGACGTTTCATGGGGTCACCTCGGGGATAGGGCGGATCTCGCACAGGGGGAAGAAGAGCCAGGAATCGAGCGACGCCGCACTCACAGGCTTGAAGTAGCCCGGAGCATCGACGACGAAGACGTTCGTGATGCGGCCGTTGTCGAGCCACGTGCCGGTCCAGCACGTGGGCGCGGGGTACGGGCCCGGCGCCGGCTCGGCGAGGCAGGTGAGGAACACCTCCTGCAGCTCGGCGATGGTGACCGCGTTTGCGATCACTGCGCCGCGCGCGGTACACGCCGCTTCGGCTTCGGGGTAGGTCATCAGCGTGTCGATGCGGAAGAACGACGCCGGCGGCGGGTCGAGCGGCGCGACCGCTGCGTCCGGGACTTCCGGGGCCGGGATCGAGACATCGCACGCGGTGAGAAGCACCGCGAGAAGAAGAATGGGAGTACGCATGGGGAACCTCTTTGGCTGGGGTAGAGGAGCTCTACACCTTCTTTTACCCGAGAATGTCCTTACTTTTGAACGACGCCCTCCATGGTACACTGCGGCCTATGTCGATCGAGATCTCTGCTGCTGACGTACGTGATGCTGAAGACCTCCTTGCGAGCGTCCTCTCCGAGGAAGTCGAGAACGGACGGTTCACGGACGGCACCGCGCTACGCGATCTCGCGGTGAAGGCGCTCGCCGTTGTCTCGGCCCAGATGCGCAAAGAGAACCGGCAGGTCCAGTCGCTGCAGTCGCTGCTGCGCATCAAGCAGGTCGCCGCGAACACCGCAGAGGCGGACCTCGATCCTGCGGTCATCGACGGCACCGATGCCATTCTCTCCAACTGGTTCTTGAAGCGAAAGGCGGGCGGTTACTCGCGCGGCATCGTCCAGATCCTCGTCAACCGCAAGCAGGACTACGTCATCCGGCGCACGGACCGGTTCAACTACGACCGCAGCCGCGCGTACTACATCGACTCGCTCACGGACCTCGTCATCCCGAGCCAAGACGTTCGTCCGCTCACCGACGCTACGGGTGCCGTAGTCGCGTACGCCTTCACCGTACGGCTGATCGCAGCAAAGACAGGCGAGAACTTCGACGTGTCTCCTGGCACCTGGGCCGGTAACGGCGGCTTCTCGCCATTCGTGCTGCGCGTCACGTCTTCGATCACGTTCTCGGGCGGCAAGTCCCGCGAGAGCACCACGGCCGTCATCAACCGCGCCGAGAACGCCATCGCGGTCCGCAACCTCATCAACCCTCGTTCGGTGCTCGCCACCCTCACCGAGACCTTCACCGACCTGTCGCGGCTCATCACCATCGGCATGGGCGATCTCGAGATGCAGCGCGACCGCGTGCCTTTCGCAGGGTCGCTCGGAGACCTGCACCTTGGAGGTTACTTCGACGTGTACATGGAGCTCCCGGTGAGCTCGACGCAGTTCGAGGGGCCGGTAGGCGGCGTGTACGCCCGGCCCGACGGCAAGGCGGTCGTCTTCAAGGACGCGGGGGTGCCGGATTGGACGACCTCGGGGGTGTACGTCGGCGACGTGATCCGCGTTGTCGCAGGCCTGCCGGCCGTGCCGCGGGACTTCGTGGTGCAGACCGTCGCGGCAGGCGAGCTCACCGTGAGTCCCCTGCAGGCGTTTCCCGAGGTCTCCCTCGCCGTCGAGTACTCGATCTACCGCCCGCTCTTCGGCCCCGACACCCAGATCTACCCGCTCACAGGTACGTCGACCACGGGGCAGTGCCTAGCCACGACGCAGACGCCGAACATGGTGCTTCTGCCCCCCGAGCCGCACTACGACATCCTCGATGTCGCCGTCCTCAACCCCTTCGGCGGCGACCCCTACGTCAACAGCCCTGACGGCTACGTGCACTTCACGCAGCGGGTGAACGCCTTGCCGGTGCTGCCCACGGACGCGGGCGCGAGCCTGCCGTTCCGTGTCGTGTCTCGCGCGCCCCTCGACGCACAGTCTTCGTTCGCCTTCGACCTCGTCGAGGTCCCCGAGGAGTACGACGGCTACCGCCTGCGTGTCACCTACCAGACCACGGTCGGTTTCGGCGCCATCGATTCGTTCGTGCGGGATCGATTCCAGCGCGTGCTCTGCGCCAACGCGCAGCCCAAGGCGTACCACCCGATCTACCTGACGATGACGATCCCCTATGAGCTGAAGCGCAACCCGACCGCGCTCGTGAACGAGCTCACGCTGCGACAGAACATCGTCGCGTTCATCAACAGCTTCGACCCGCGCGAAGTCATCGACGTCAGCGACATCATGCAGTACATCCGGAACGCAGACGGGAACATCGGATCGGTGCTGCCCTTCGAGATCACGTACACGTTGCTCGCCCCCGACGGGCGCGCCATCACCTTTCTCACGGACTCGACGGTGTCGATCGACCCGGCGAAGGTGGATACCGTCACCACCGGCAGCGCGCCCTCGCTCGAAGAGCTCCTGGCCATGAGCGTGTCAGACCGCACCGTGCGGTATCTCACCCGCCTCGAACGCATCCAGGTCGAGCTCCGCTAGAACCCTCTTCGGGGAAAGCCGCGCGTGCTAGCCTAGCTGCGTGGCGAACTACTCCCCCAATGCGAAATCGCTCCTCTACACGCTGAGCGACTTCTGGACGTTGTACTTCCGGGAAACGAGCGTTCTCGAGGGGCTGTACCGCGGCACGGAGATCGAAGTCGGCCAGGCGTACCTCGACCTGATGGCGCTGCTCCTGAACAACAGCATTCAGGATACGACGCTCTTCGATACCGACTATTTCAAACTGATCCGGCTGCGAGAAGACATCGCCGCGTTCTCCTCGGACGCGAAGTACCACCTCGCGCTCGACACGGACGTGGCGGGGTTGCAGTACTTGCACGACCGCATCTTCGAACCAACAGCCGCGCTCGAGCGCAACCTCGACTTCATCTTCGATCCAGCAGCGCGCGACATCAGCCTCAGCTTCGACCCCCTCGCCGCCTACTTCGGTCACGGCTTCGGAGACGACAACAGCGCCTTCTTTGTCGAGCTCGTGGCCCCCGGCGCGCCCGTCAAGCCCGTCGAGCTCGTGCTCGTCGACGCCGCGGTTTCTAGCCCTGCGCTTCTGCGCACGGAGTCCGCGACGGTCGTCACCTTCACGCTCACGTACGCAGGCCCCAGCAATGGCGCGCTGCACACCACCGCGCAGCTCGTGTCGCTGCTCAACTCCGACCCCCAGGCGCGAGAGTTCCTCACCGCACGACTCGCGGGCCTCGCCACGGGCGCTGCCTCGCCTGTTGCCGGGACGCACACGCTCTCCCGGCAAGCGACGGCGCCCTTGCGCGGCTTCGCAACACGCACCTTCGACGTTGCGTATGGCACCGCGTTCTACGACGGCCATGCCGGGGATTGGCTCGAGACCTTGGTGGAGAAGGGCGACGTGCTTCGGATCTTCCGCGGACCGCAGTACGGCGAGTCTCAGGAGTTTCCCGTCTCTCTCCTGCGCAGCGATGCTCTCTACCTGTACCCGCAGGTGGCACCTGCGAACCTGCCGGGCGGTCTCGAGTACGTGATCTTGCGCAGTCCTGCCGACGATCTGTCGCAGAACGAACCCGTACCCACCATCGGTACGGACGTCTTCGTCCCCGCAGGCGCCGCGGATGCTGGCACCATGACGTTCGTCAGCGTAGGCGCGAACTTCAACACGCTGCACCGCGGGCAGGTGCTCACGCTCGCCAGTCCGGTGAACATCGGCGACTGGATCATCCTCGACGTACTCGACGCGAACACCGTCGTCCTCGGCGGCGCTGCCCTCGTCACCGAGGCGGGCATTCCTGCAGAGCTCCGACTCGTGCACAGCTCCACGTTCCTCGACGGCGGCATCACGCCGAACGGTGACGGCACCGCTGAGTTCGCAAGCCCCTCGATGTCCGTCCCCGACGATCTCACAGGCACGGTGCTGCTTCTCGACCTCGCAGGCGTACAGTTGCGGCTCGAGGTGCTTGAACGTCTCACGTTCTCGTCCGTCTTGGTGCGTGCGCCGTCTGTCGTCGCGCCCGCGACGGGCCTTCGCTGGGCCTTCGGTATCCACAAGGCCGCCCCGTTCTACCCCGTTTTCAGCTCCCCGAACGCTGCGCTCCCGGTGCCGGGCACCATGACGATTGCAGCGCGGCGCTTCCTCGACGGCGGCGCAGTTCTCGAAGGGCGGGACTTCGCCGTCGACTACGACCTCGGCCTCGTCACACCGCGCACGCTATGGAATCCGGGCAGCAGCGCGACGCTCTCGTACCAGTACCGCGAGATCGTCTACCGTCCCCAGGACGGAGACCTGCGCAACGATGTCGACGGCGCGGTGCTCTCGGCCACCGAGCTCGCGAGCGTGGGCCTCGCATTCACGCAAGCGGACGTGGGCGCTCGACTCACCATCTTCAACTCGGGGACCGACAACGACGGCGAGTACGTCATCGCCGAAGTCTATGGCGCGACTGCAGTCCGCCTCGCGGGGCGCACGCTCACGGTGCCCGACCCGAACGACGGGTTCCTCGACGTGTCGGTCTACCAGCGGGGCCGCGCCGTCACGCAGGACGTCGTCGAGACTGTGACTGAGATCGGAGCTTGGGCGCCGAATGCGCAGATCGACAAGTTCCACCTCTACTTCACCTACGGCTACCTCATCAACCGCGTGCAGGTGAGCTCGGAAGGCTACCGTGCACTCATCCGCGGCGTGTTCCAGCTCTTCATGCTCGGACCCACCCTCGAGCGCTTCGAAGCGGCCATCAACGCAGTCGCGGGGCTCGAGACCATCCGAGACGACGGCGAGCTCTTCCTGTACTACGACCCCCAGTCGGGCGTAGGCGGAAGCGGCGGCGTGTTCGATGGCAACGCCAACACGTTCACCGACGCAGGCGCGTCGTTCGCCCCCGTCGACATCTACAACCGGCTCTACGTCACGTCAGGATTCAACGCGAATCGTCTGTTCACGATCGTCGAGGTGCTCAGCACCACTACGATCCGTGTCGCCGAGATTCCAGTCACCGACACCGGCGTCGTGTGGGAGCTCACCGCCTCGGGCGAGCACTCGATCACGACGTCGCGTGCTACCTACAGCTTCTCGCGCACGGTGCCGCTCAAGGAGAAGTTCCTCACGCCGTCGAACGAAGGCGTCCTGACGCTGCACGCGTTCGAAGTCATCACGAACGTCTTCACCGTCACCGACTACGTCGAGACGCCGAAGTGGTGGGAGTTCGCGCGCATCCCGCCGGAGCTCTGGCCTGGCGCAGACCCGCAGCGCCGGCAGAGCACTCCTGCGCTCTTCGAGAACGTCGCGGGTGCGAGCGATAACCCGCTCGCAGGAGACCCCGGCCTTTACGCGGGCGCCAACGATCTCGGCGTGCCGCTAGAACACCCGATTCTGACGTTCGGAGGCGGCGGCACGTACTACCCCGACCCCGCGTACCCGGTGAGCACCTCCGAAGTGTTCTTCGATCACGCGCTGTTCGCGAGCCTCACCTTCAACCCCGTGGGCAATACCCTGCGCGTGGGCTTTCTGCCCCCGTACAACGTCACGTACGAGTTTCGTATCGTGGAGCAGGTGGCGCCCACACGCCTGAAACTCGAGTCCTACGCTTCGTTCTCCGGCGATCCGCCTCCTGTTGCGGGCTGGCAGATTCTCACCGGCACCATCCCGATGCGGCACAATGCCGCGTACGCCGTGCTCGACCTGTACCTCAAGACCCACGTCTTCAGCGTCCGCTTCGACACGTACCTGTTCAACACCCTCGCGACGGACGTCATCACGGACCTGCAGGAGCTCGTCTTCGTCGCCAAGCCTTCGTACACGTACCTGCTGCTCACACCCGCGTCGCTCTTCGACGAGGTCTTCCGCATCACGGACACGCTCGAGCACGCCGCGCGTTATCAGCTCGGGGGCACGGGCGGCGACACCATGGCCGCGAACTTGAACCCACTGCGCGCCGGCGATGGCTGGCTCGCTGGTTCCTGGTTCCGCTACGTCGACTTCGCGGGGTCGTTTGCAACACCTGCAGCGACGCTGCCTGAGCCCCTCGACACGCCGCGCGTAGGTTACCAACGCCTCACACATCAGTTCTACGTCGACCCCCCGACGATGACCGAAAACGGCAGTCCGGTTCCTTTCGATGACCGCAAGCTGCAGGTACTCGTCGTGGGCAGTGGCACCGTGACCGTGAACCCGAGCTACGTCGAGCTCACCGCGGCCGCACCGATTTTCGAGCCGGACATGACGCTGTTCACATTCGAGATCGCAGGCAGCGCGAGCAACGACGGGTTCTTCCTCATCGGTACCGTCATCAACAGCACCACGATCCAGTACCAGAACTCCACCGCAGCCTTCGAAGCGGGGGTGAACTTCGCAGTCATGGGTGCTGGTGGAAGTCTCGGAGTCGCGTCGCGTGACGCAGAGGGCGTGACGACCTTCACGCGGTACCTCTCCGGCACGACGTTCACGGCTCCCGACGTCGGCACCTACATCCGTCGTCCGTTCGTCACCGCGAACTTCGAGCAATCCTACGAAGTGCTCGAAGTACTGTCGTCCGACAGCGTGCGCATCGGAACCAAGACGACGCCGTACACAGGCCTCGCAGTGAGCATCGCGAGCAACCAGCTCTCATTCGTGCCAGGAGAGTTCATCGTCTCAGGAGAGCAGTGCTACGTGCAGCGTGCCGCCATGGATCTCGCAACGTCGCGAGCCATCGTCTTCTACGCGTTGATCACGGCAGGTCCTGACGCTGGCGCGGTGCGGCGCTTCCACAGCTATGTGAGCTCGAACACCGTGCTGCTCGAGGGTTCTCCGTTGACGGACGACGCTGCGAGTACGGTCACCGTGTACTTTGAGGAGCACGTGACGACCCCTGTCTTCGACCCTGGCGGAGAGTGGGAGCACCTCTTCTCGCGGGTGTACGTCGACAACTACTACGCCCCGGGGCCCGTGACGCTCGACGGCACCGAGGACGCCGGCACTGCGGACTTCCAGTCGTTCGGCGTCGAGATGCCGATCGACCCGGTGACCGCTACCTTCTCGGAGGCTTCGGGCGATAACTACCTCATCGCCGGAGGCATCGCTCCCGTGACCCGGCGTTTCCATCGGCGCACGTCTCGCGACATGGACCTCTTCGAGGCTCCGATCTCGGTGAGCCGCACTCCCACCGAGATGTTCGGTCTCATGGCTCCGGGCGGCGACGGCATCAACACTCCAGGGGGCGACGGCATCGTCGTGACCTGACCTTTCGGCTACCGAGGAAACCCCCTCGGGGAGATGTACGGGGGCTGCGCCTCGCGTATACTTAGCCCATGCCCGACAAGATCTTTCCCACAGATTTCGCCTCGTACGTGCCCACGTCGGGGACGCCGGTAGTCTCGGCGGATCGCATCCTGCTCTACCGCAACAGCCTCACGGACATCGTCGCGATGGACCCCGTGGCCTGGTACAGCACGCTCAGCAAACCCGCGCCGGCGCGCATCATCGTCGGCAACGCTGCGAACGGCGACACGATCGCGCACTGCAACTACCTCGACACGGGCAACGGCGCGGGGGTGAAGGCTGCGGTGGACGCGGCGGTGCTCAGCGGCGTGCCCACCACAGTCTGGGTGCGCGAGGGCACGTACAGCTTCCTCGCAGCCAACATGTTCACGTGCTCGTCGCTCGTGAGCCTCCGCGGCGTGCACCGAGATCGCGTGCTCTTCAACTGCCCCACTGCGGGAGGCGCGCGGCAGACACTGGGCACCATGGCCCCGGGTACGTCGATTTCTGATCTCACGATCTCGCTGACGGCCAACCCAGCAGCGATCGCGGGCGGCCCCGATTTCATCGGGTCCTTCGCCCTCTACGTGCAGAACTCCACGACCCTGCAGCGTGTGAAGTTCATGGCCAACGGCGCCGCGGGCGCAGGCCCCGTCTTCGCCATGGTCGGACGGGAAGAGGCGGGGGCTCCGCAAGACATCACGATCGAAGACGTATCGTTCGAGTTCGTCGATGCGGGCAACGCCATCAACGGCATCGTCATCGGATCCACGGACGCAGGGCTCACGACCGCGCCCTACGCTCTGCGTGCGGCGCGAATCTCAGGCGTCGCTACCGGCACGCTGGGGCTCTCGGGCCTGGTCATCTCAGAAGGCCCGGTCCTCCTTCGTGACACCCAGCAGCGCGGCTTCGGGTACACGTACAGCTTCACGTCCACGTACACGGGCGCGGTCACCACGATTCCCCCGACCGTGGTCACGAACGTCAACGACGACGTCTCCGGACAGGCCTACCAGGGCTACAACGGCCTGACGATCACCGGCGCAGGAAACCCGGTCCTCGGCGCTGCGCGCATCAGCGGCGGAAGCTACAAGGCCAACAGCCCCGCCGGCGGCGGCTCGATCGACAGCCGCATGCTGCGCGTCGTCTTCGACACGGTATCCGTGCAGGGGTTCGCCGTCGAAGGTCTGTCGTTCTCGGGCTCCGGCGCTGCCACCGGCGGCGTCGAAATCCGGTGCGTGAACGCGGCTACCTTCGACAACACCTTGGTCTCCAACATCACGACGAAGGGTCTCGTACGTCTCGCGACGGCGAACCCGAGCATCGGTCCTTGGACCAACACGGTGATCTCGGGCGTGACATGCGGCGACATGACGCCGCCCGAGTACTCGCAGAACCTGGCCATCACAGGCTGCTCCATCAGCGGCACGCTCTCCATCAGCAACGCGGCCACGAACACCTGGATCGGCGCGAGCGTGCGGTACGGCACCTACGTCGACAACGGCCAACACACACACATCGGCACGCACCACCACCAGGCCATCACGAGCCCTCTCGTTACGCACGATGCGAGCCTGGGCTATCAAATCGGAGATACCTGGACGAACACGGTCACGTCCACCTGGTTCGTCTGCTCGAGCAACTCCGTGGGTGCCGCCGTGTGGGCCGTCATCCTCACCACGCCCACGACGACGCCAGGCGCGTTCAAGTCCTTCGGGACAAACAACGCGGGCGTCATCGGATTCTACGACCCCTCGTTGTTCGAGAGCACCGTCGCCACCGTCTCCGGCGCGTCGGCAACCCTCGGGTCCGAGTACCTGACGCGAGTCACGTACGCGGCGGCGCTCTGCGCGCTCTCCGGCCCGGCGTCGACGACGACGTGGCCTGTCGGCGTGACGAAGCGCGTCACGAAGGAGAACACCGGCGCGTTCGGGATCACGTTCGCGCCCGACTCCGGCGGCACCGTGAACGGCGGCGCGGTGAACGCGGCGATGACGCTTCCAGGAAGCGACGCTCCGTCGTCGACGACGACCGCAGACCGGTCCTGGCTCATCACGCGCACGGCGACATCGACGTGGCGGGTCGCGACGTTCGGGCTTGCGGATGCGACGACGTCGCGGTCGGGGCTGATGAGCGCGGCGGACAAGACGCTGATCGACGCGATCACGTCGACGAGCGTCACGAGCCCGCGCTTCCTCGGCTCCGCGAACAACACGGCAGCGGCGCCCACGTTCCTCGTCGAGCCGGCGGGGAATAGCGGCTTGTACTGGGATGCGACGAAGGGCGTCGTCACGAGTGTGGATGCGGTCGACCGCATCCTGGCCCGTGTAAACGGCACAGTGGAGCTGTCTACGGGCGCTGGCATCTCTGCTGGCGTCCCCGCCCTGCGGCTCGTTCGCGACACGGCGGACATTCAGGTCTTCATCACCGGAGGCTCACCGGAGGCGGCGATCACCGGACAGATCGGAGATCTCGACGTCGCTGTTACAGGAGGGTTCCTCTACATCAAGCGCTCCGGCGTCGGCAACACTGGCTGGGTCCTGATCGATCGCTGCGAGTCGGGGACGTACACCGCGACATGCACCGGCATCACGAACATCGACTCAGTTTCGTTCGTCGCTGGCCGCTACATTCGCGTGGGCGATGTCGTGCATGGAGCCGTCCGAATCAACGTCGACCCGACCACGGCGAGCGTGTTGTCGCAGGTCGACATCTCGATCCCAGTCGCCTCGGCGTTCTCGACGAACGACCAGGCATCCGGCAACTCTGGCTCGACGAACGCGAGCCTCACCGACGTGCGATCTGACGCAACGAACGACCGGCTATCGCTCACGTTCGTTCCGACGGTCAACTCTACATTCGGGATGAATGTCCTCTTCACTTACGTGGTGCTCTGATGCCGATCTCAATCCAGCAATCCGACTCGTTCGCGAAGTCCTGGTCTCCCGAGATCACGGCGTCGCCCACCGGCATTTCGCTCGCCGCTCTACCGGTCCGCTTCGGCGCCGACGAGTACACGGTCCCGGCCGTCACCGTCCCGTGCGTCTACGACGGCGAGCCGACGACGTATCGACTCGCGCTCTGCAAGCACGCGAGCGGTCCTGCCCTCGTACTCGTCGAGGACGACGCGGTCCCGAGCGGCTACGAGCAGATCGTCTACCTCGCCCGCTGGCGACTCGCATCGGCGAGCGACACGTGCGCAACGGTGACGATCGAGGTGCCGCACCGCACGCTCGTTCCGCGAATGGACGACGACGGACAGCCTATTCCGCTCCCGCCTCCGACCGTGCACGCGGTCTCGGCGACGGTCGCGTTGCCGGCGCAGACGGCGGGACGGACGAGGGAGCGGAAGCTCCGCCAGCGCATCCGCACGCTCCGACAGCAAGCGCGCGACATGAAGCAGGCCGGGAAGACCTACGCCGCGATGTCCCCCGAGGAACGTCTCGTCATCGGCGAACTCGTCGCGCTCGATCCCACCGGGGAAGTCCCGATGGAGATTCCGTGACCTACGCCGACGGCATCACACACGGCATGGCGCTCGGAGTCGTCGCGGTCCTCGTCACCGCGGCGATCGCGGCGTTGCTCGCGCGGGTGTTTTTCGGAGGTGAGCGGTGATCGAGACCATCGGCACCATCCTCGGCGGCGGCGTGCAAGCGATTTCGGGTAGCACCACAGTCGGCGCGAACGTGACGTTCTGCCGCGTCACCGCGAACGCGAACATCACCTTGCCCGCACCCACCGAAGGTCGCCGCGTGCTCTTCAAGAAGGCCACTGTGTTGCTCTTGCCGAGCGTCGTACTGGTGCGTGCTGGAGGCGAGAACATCGAGAACGCCGCGAGCAACTATGCGGTGACCGTGTTCAACACCGCAAACCTCTGCGCGCTCCAGATGCGCGCTGACGGCACGAACTGGTGGATCGAGAGCCTCTCCCTCGCGTGAGGTGCTACACCTCAGGATGCCCTACGACATCGACTACTGCTTCGTGTGCCCCATGCTCGTGCTCTCGGCGTCTCTCGTGACGCTAGCCTTCTCAAAGTCGCGGCCTCGAAGCTAAGAAAATCGGTTGCCCGAGATTCTTTCCGCTCACGCGGGGGTCACTGCGAAGTCCTGGAGCATGGGCTCGAGGACGTGCTTGATGTATTCCTGCGCGTTCGCCTGCATCCCGGCCTCGTCGGCGCCCGAGAAGACCGCGGCCATCAGCCCGCAGCCTGCACTCATTCCGAGCAGGCCCGTGTGGACGCGCGCATAGTCGCTCTTGCGAAACGTCTGTGCGAGGAGCTCGAACGCGGGCGCCATCTCGGCATAGGCTTCGCCGACCGCGTGCATTTCGTCCTCGATGTCGAGGAAGAAGAGCGCGCGGAGCTCGGGAGTCGCGGTGCCGAGACGGAGCGCCCAGCGCTCGGTCCACCCGCGCTTGGCGAGCGCGGCTTTGGCAGCACGCTGGTATGCGGCCCACGCGGCGTAGAGCACCGGGGTCTGCAGCGCGAGCAACGCGATCGCGTGCGCGCGGAGTTCACGATTCACAGACGCGAGAGTGGTGGCAGTCGGAGTGTTGTACATGGTGAAGTCTTTCTGTTGGGGATACATTCTTTTACCCTCACGGGAGGGGTTTTTCGGAAGACACCCCGTGCTACGCTCTGCCCATGCCGCAGCTGCCGCAACCCCTCATCGACACCGCATTCCACATGCGCGGAGACCTTCGGATTCTTCGCCGAGACGCGCAGACGCTCGAGCTCCTCGACCTCTGGGAGAAGAAGAACGTCATCACCTTCGGTGCGGGCTTCAACGTCATGAAGCTCCTCGCTCCGAACCTCGCGTTCGGCGCGAGTGTCCAGGCGGAGAGCCAGATCTTGTCGATGCGGTTCGGCACCAGCAACGTCGTGCCGCAACGTTCCGACACCGATCTCGCCTCCGAAGCGACGGTCCTCGGCGTACCCATCCGCATCGCACTACCCGACGCGAACCGCATCGTGAATCCCTCGGGCACCGTCGAGTTCGTCGCGGTGCTCGACAGCGCCACAGGCAACGGCGTTACCTACCGTGAGGCGGGGCTGTTCACCCGCGGCACCTCGGCCGACCCGCTCGTGACGACAGGCAGTACGATGTTCTCGCGGCAGGTGTACCCCGACCAGCCCAAGACGTCGGCCGTCGAGCTCGAGTTCCGTTGGCGCCTGACCATGACGACCTGATTTCTGCGAGAGAGACCATGCACCACAAACGGGGCCGGGCGAAGAATCAGCGGGCCGGATGCTTGTTCTGCAAGCCGCACAAGGCCAACGGCTGCTCGCGCTGCACCCGGCAAGAGCTCCGCGCAGAGGACCCGGGCGCCGCGCTCGAGCAGCACTACACCGACCTCGACGACGATCTTTTCGAGCGATACGAACGCGACACGCCTCTGAGCTAAAAACGCGGGGTCTCCGCGTCCTCGCTCACCGTCGCGGTGACGGCTTCTTCTTGAGCGCCTTTCTGGCGGCGGCCTTCTTCTTCGCGGCCTTTGATTCGTGCGCCACGTGCGCTGCGATCTCGTGCTGGATGAGCTTCCCGATCTCTGCTTGGCGCAGAAGAAACGCGTCCTCCACCGCAGTGTGGATGTTCTTGGTGATGAGTTGATGCATGGCCGCGTGGATCGCGTGCTGGATTCCGCCGTGCCGGTCCTTCGACGCCACCGCGCGTTGCACTTCGGCCTGCGCCCGCGCTGAGATCTGCGCCTGGATATCCGGAACCAACAGCGCCGCAGCGATGGCAGTCGTGGCGAGTTCCTTCAGCTCGGGGATGTGGTAGTAGTCGACCTTGGCGCGCTCTGCGATGACGCCCACGAGTGCCCGGTCCAGGAGCTCGAGCTCCGTCGCCGGAAGCGTTCGCGCCGCGTAGCCCTTCAGCCTCTCGACGAGGAGCTTCTGGTTGAGGTCGATGACTTCCTGGGGCGCGTAGTGCAGTTGGGTGAACGGGTTCGGGTACATGGGTATCTCCTGGCTGATAGGGGGTGCACCTTCTTTTACCCGCTACGCAGCCCGTTTTCGGGTCCGACCCTGCGCATGCAACCCTCTCCCCTCGCAGCCCTCGGTCTGCTAGTATCGCCCTATGTCTCTGCCCCAGAAGACCTACGTCGATTACAAGCAAGCTGGTTTCGGAGATCTCGGCACGGACGACTCTGCGTCGGTCCAGCCCATCCTCGACGGGCAGCCTCTCAACGGAGCCAACCTCTCGCGCGGCGGAGAGAATCTTCGAGGGCGCACGGAGATCGCACGCGATCTGACCGAGGACCTGCTCTACTACCGCGACCACCAGCAGTACGTGCTGGGCACCGCAGGCACCCTGGCCTGGGGCGGCACGGCCGCGCTAGGAGGCACGGGCGTCGTCAACAACACCGCCACGCTGACGATCACGCCGCTCGCAACCCCGTTCGCCAACCGCAAGGGGTTCTTGCGCATCGGCACCGCGGCGAGCAACGCGCTCACGTATACGGTGCAGGCCACGGCCTATGGCTCGGACGGCCTGAACGCGGTGTTCGTCGAGCATCGCAACACCGGAGCTGTATCGCCGTCGTGTGTGATCACGGCGGGGCCGGTTTACCGCATCGTCGTCCTCTTCGACGCCGGCAACAGCGCCCATGACGCGCCCACCATCGCGCCGCTCGTTCAGGCGCAGCTTGCGGGCGTACCTGCGTTGTCCGGCAAGGTCGTCTGCGCGAGCAATGGCTCCGCCAGCAACGTCATCGCGGCGCAGGCCGAAATCGCGATCAGCGCACGCACGCATCCGGCGGGCACTGCAGGCAACGGCACCCTCGACGTCGAACAGCACACGCTCGCCGCGGGCGCGCTCGGCACGTTCACCGCGTCGAACACGCTCGTCGAGGGCGCGGTCGTGGCCATCCGCTACGACTACGTCGTCGAACCGCTCGGCGGAGACCCCGACGACCCGAAGGCGGGCGCCGCGGGTGGCCGTGCAGAGAGCATCCTCGGCCGCGGCAACACCGACGTCTCGGCGAACCTCTTCCTGCTCGACGCGTTTCCGCAGTTCGCGCCCGGCGCGATCCCGCTGTGCAAGGTCGTCAACAACGTCTTGCGCTGGATCGACGGCACGTCGATCGAAGTGGGCACGTCCGTCGCTCCTGGCAGCGCGCTCGGCACCACCATCTCTGCGGCCGGCTTCGCAGGTCCCCCGACGCTGGTCGTCGGTGGCGGCCTGCTCACGACCGACACGACGCCCAACGCAGCGCTTCTGACGACCAACACACGCCTGGGGCAGCTCCGGCGCGAGACCTGGACAGTCACGGACGGCACGAACTCGACCGGCGGCCACTACACCAGCGTCACGGGCGTCACGAGTGCTTCCGCGTCGGCAGCTGCGAATGGCGGTGAGATCTACATCCGCGCGGGTGCGTACACTACGCTCGCGGCCGGCGGCCCGTATGGCTGCACGCTCATCGGCGAGAGCCAGAACCGTGTGGCTTTCACGCTGCCCGCCAGCGCGACCGTCGGAGGTTCGAACTGGGAGCTCCACAACGCGTCCGTGGATCGGGGCGCCGACTACCTGCTGGTGCTCGGGCTTAGGCGCATGTCGAACGTCACGGTCTCCGCGGGTACCTTGCGAGTCGCAGGGACGCTCACCGCGTCTGAGCTCACCGCATGCACGGTGTCGACGTCAGGCACCGCCAGCACGCAGACCTACGGCGTGAGCTTCTCTGTGCCTCGCGTCACCGCGCGCGACTGCGCGTTCAACGGCCCGGCTGCGGGCACCGTAGGCGGCAGCGTCGTGCAGCTCGAGGACAACGTGCAGCACGCTCTCTTCGAGAACTGCTCGTTCGCGTCCGTGGGGTCCGCGACGCCGGTGTCTCTCGTCAACAGCGGCGTCGCGTTCACCTCTCCGCGGGTCATCAAGTTCGTCAACTGCATCTTCACGAACACCGCAGCCGCGTACACGTTCGACATCGGCGCGACGACCAGCACCGTGCCCGTCTCCATCCTCTTCGAGAACTGCACGTTCACGAACTCGACGAATGGTCAGATCATCCGCACGGCGCAAGCCGCGCTGGTGCGTGTCGCGTTCACCGACTGCGTCTTCCGTCAGAACAACACCAGCACCGCAGACGTCACGCGCGTTCGTGCTACCCCGATCGCAGGCGGCGAGACGGTGTTCACGCGCTGCCGCACGTACGTCGCGCAGACGACCAGCACGGGTTCGCCTGCCAACGCGATCATCGAGCTCGGCGGCACCGGTGGCACGGGCGCTGCGGGGCGCGTGTCCGCATACGGCTTCGACGTGGTCTACGAGGGCACGGCGAGCGCGCTGATGGCGGGCGACAACGTGCGGCTGTACCAGTCGACGACCGCAACCGTGGAAAACTACTTCACGGACGTCGATGTGAACTGCGGCGGACTCACGATCACGGCGACAGGCGGACACATCGTACGTTCGACGAGCACGGGCTCGCTTGCGCCGCTCGCGATGGGACGTCTCCAGGTGCACAACACCCCGGCGGCGGGCACGGGCGGCGTCGTGCGCCTCGAGTACACGCACCTCGGGCGTCTCGACATCCAGGCCAGCAACACGGCGAGCCAGTACACCACTTCTGCCATCCAGGTGGATAACTCCCGCGTTCTCAGCGGCGCGGTTCCGTTCCTGCGCAGTAGCCAGGGCATCGGGGGCTTCTTGTCGATTACAGGAAGCCCGACTGCGCGCGGGTACGTATCGAATCTCCACGTCAACGGAACGCCGAGCACCGCAGCCGTGACGTACTCGGTGTTCTTGTCTCAGGCGACGATGGCCAACTGCGATCTCAGCACCTCGAACACCACATCGCCGAGCGTCATCGAGATCCAGGTGAACAGCGTGTTGTCCGCGAACACGCTGCGGTACCAGCACACGGGCGCTACCGTGATTCAGCTGACCACCGGCAGCGCGATGGGCTGCCGCATCGTAGACAACCAGATCCTCTTCAACAACGCGACGGGCACGGCGGCCATCAGCGTCACCTCGGAGGCCACATTCACTGGCGGCGTCGTCGTCGGCAACACCGTTGCGAACGCGAACGCAACCGTGCCGTCTCTCGCAGCGCCACCGGCGACGTCGGTCGTCGCCAACAACGCCTTCATCGGCGGCTACTCCTTCTGAGGTCCCATGTCCTGGATCCGCGTCAAAGCCTGGCTCAAGCACTGGTGGAAGGCCCTCGCCGGCGCGGGTACCGCGCTCGCGGGCATCGCGCTCTTCCTCGTGCTGCGGCCGCGCACGCGGCCTCCGACATACAACGACCCGCTCGAGCTCAAGCAGAAAGAGCTCCGGGAAGCTGAAGCGCTCGGCGCCGCGAAGGCCGAGGTCGAGCGCATCTCCGCCGAGATCGAGGAGATCGAAGCGCGGCGCACGGCCATCACCGATCGACAGGTTGGCCGGATTCAAAAGATCGACGCCGCGGAGAGCCTCGACGATCTCGCGAGGTTGCGCGACGAACAGAACGCCGCGCTTCGCGAGGCACAGAACGATGTGCCGCACGCGACATCGAAGAAAGAAGGCCCATGATGCGCCGTCTCCTTCTCTCCTTCCGCGCGCTGCGCTCCTTCCGCGCGCTGCGCTCCTTCCGCGCGCTGCTCTCCTTCCGCGCGCTGCTCTCCTTCCGCGCTCTTCCCGCGCTCCTGCTGTCCTGTTTGCTCGCCTGCCTGCTCCTCTTCCCGTGCATCGCCGGCGCGCAGGACCTGTCGTTTCCGACGTGGACGACCTGCGCGCCTGACACCGCGTGCTTCACGACGGCGCAGACCCGGCAGCTCGTGCGCATCCATGCAGAAGCCCTTCGAAGCACTGAGATCCAGGCGCTGTACGACGAGCTCCGGACGCAGCACGCTGCCTTCGAGGCCGCGCAGCTCGAGGTCCAGCACCGGCTCGAGAACCTGCTCGAGGTCTCGCGCCAGAGCTACTCTCTGCTCTCCCAGGAGCTCTCCGAGTCCCGAGCTGCGTACGCGCGCCTCGAGCGGCAGTTCCACCGGCGGCGCTGGGTGCCGTGGCTCACCCTCTCCCTCGGCGCCGTTGTCGGCTCCGTCACCACGTGGGCTGTGAACGAAAGGATCGCTCGATGAGTCTGCACCGAGACCGTGGGGTGCGCGCCGCCCTCGCCATGTTCAAGCTCGCGGCGCTGCCTCCGGGCATGAGCCCCGCTGCATTCAAAGCGGCGCTCCGGGGCGGGCAAGGCGTCGCTCAAGAGGCCGCGGGCGCCATCGCCCACAACCCGTTCAAGCCGCTGCCGAAGGGCGCCGTACCTGTCGCAGGCAAGGTCGACCGCAGCGCCTTCGAACGGGGCTTCGCCCGCACCCCGCCCCCTGGCGCGGACCCCGCGGCGTTCACCGCCGGACAGTTCGAATGGCTCGGTAAGGGCCAGCTACCGCCGCAAGCGGTCGCCACAGGCGCACTGAAGGGCGGCGCTCCTGTCGCAGCACAGACCGCCGCAGAGCTCCCCATGTCTCCGGTGGCGCAGCGGCTCCAGGCGCTCCGGCCTACTCGGGCCTGAAGCCGGGCGCGGGGCTTCGCCCAGAACGAGAAAAGGCCGCTGCGAAGCGGCCTTCGTCGTTCATGCGCACCGCGAGCGTCAGTGCAGCTTCTTGTTCTTCGCCGGGGGCTTCTTGGCTGCCTTCTTGGGGGCCTTCTTGGTGGCCTTCTTCGGCGCTGCTGCCTTCTTCTTGGGCGCCTTCTTGGGCGCCGTCTTCGCCGGCTTCTTCGTGGCCTTCTTCGGAGCCGCCTTCTTCTTCGGCGCCTTCTTCGCGGGCTTCTTGGGCGCCTTCTTGGCTGGAGCCGCCGGCCGCGACTCAGGGATCGCGCTCACAGGCTCGGCCGCCTGCGCCGCGGGCGCCTTCCAGAAGGACTCCTCTTCGTCGTCGAAGTAGTCGTCGGCGACCGAGCGCTGCCGCGGGAAAACCGAGGCGCTCTCGAGGGGCTTGGGAGTGGGTGCAGTCGTCGGGGTCATGGGATTCTCATCAGATGGAGTGTTTGTTTCGTAGTGCCGCTCGGCGTACCGTTTTCTTTTCGCCGAGCGTGGACTTCCGGATGGTAGCAAGGACCTCGAGCTGCGGTCTAGTGCAGTCCGCCGGATTCGCGAAGGCATACGCCACCTGTGCGAGAGCGAACGCGTCCGCGAGGTTATCATCGGTGGTGTCGAAGCCCCAGCGGCTGCGCACGGCCTGGCACATGTCGCCCTTCTCGGCGCGTGCGTCGCTCGCAGCGAACTTCTTCAGCGCAGAGGGCGCGCACTCGATGTAGGTCTGAGATCTCACGTACATGGCCACGGTGGCGAGGCCTCCGACTTCGCCGAGCAGGAACGCACGGTGCGTGCTTCCGTGCGAGTAGGCCTCTCGAGCGGAAACGCAGAATCGCCCGTTGCCCAAGATAGTTTCGAGCGTATTCCGGATGAAGAGAAGGCGCGCAGGGCCTGTGCACGCAGCCTCCGGAATCACTGTCCGGCACCACGCGAGGCTCCCCGAAGGATGCAGAACAACGACCCCTGTGTGATTTGCTGAGGTGTCGACGCCGAGAAACATCGTGTCTCCTTGTAAAAACGGTTCGTCCATTCTATCTTGAATACTCCTCCCTCGACAAGGACACGATCATGGGCATCAAAACGGTTCTGTGCTGCGACGGCTGCAATCGGGAAATCGCCGCCGCAGCCGGTGACGGCGACCTCGCCACGGTGAACTTGCCGTGGTTCCACTTCACGTATGTCGACCCCCAGAGTCTCTCGGCGCACGCATACCGAACGGCGACCATCGAGCCCCTCTTGGTGTGCGGGGAGTGCGCGGGCACTTCCGCCCTCGACGCGTTCCGCAAGGCCGCAGCGGCGGCAGAAGCGCAGCGGCGCGGGATGCCGCTGCTCGGATCGCCGGTCGGAGGACTGACACAAGCTGCCCGCGGCGTCCTGGGGAATCCGGGCGCGTATCTGGGCTACCCGGGACTCCCCGCTTCGGGGACTGGGGTGCCCGCCACGAACGTAGGCGCTATCAGCACCCCCGCACCGGGCAACGTCTTGGTGTACAAGACCGCAACCTCAGACAGCAGCGGGAACCCCTGAGTCCCGCGGCGCGCCTGAGCCCTGCGGCGCTCCTGAGTCCATCCGGTCCTCGCACTGAGCAGCCATCCCCGGTATCATCTGCCCCATGACGGCGTCCTACGTATCGGTCCGCTTCGAGAAGACCGACCTGAGTGCCACGATCGGCAAACAGCGGTGCATCGTGCGCACTCGGAACGACGGACCGATCCCGCCGCTCCCGAGCCTCGGGTACTACCCGACCGCCCCGAACGAGCTCATGGCGCCGCTCGTCTGCGAGTACATCGACGACGTACTTGGGGAGCGGATGTCGCGCGTCGCGACGCTCGCAGACCTCACGGGACTCCCGATCTCGACCCTCACACTCTTCGAGGATCTCACCGTCGATTTCGTGGCCGCAGGCGTAGCCCCTGGAGACGTGCTCGAAGTGGTCTCAGTCGTCTCGAGCGAGTGGAGCTCCGAAGAGTACCCGGGCACTTCGTTCCAGTTCGCGGTCGCAGGCGTTCTCTCTCCGACCCAGCTATCCGTCTCCAAGGCCTTCCCGAGCTTCAAGGCGAACATGTCCTGGGAGATCGCAGCGATCGGCCTTGCGGGCAACGGCGGCGTCACACGCCGCGCAGGCGCTCCCGCGACGTTCCTCGAGACCCGCTTCAACGCGCTCTTCAACAGCGTGCCCGAGCTCGACGCTTTCGTCGAAGCCACGAAAGCAGGTCTCGACGCGCTCGGGACCACCTCCACCAGCTCGACCCTCACGTCCGAGAACTATACCTCCCAGGTCTGACGCCCCCGCCCCCTCCTCTTCCCCCTGAGCTCCACCATGGCCGTCTCCATCACCTACGAAGTCACGTCCACGGCGCCCGGCCCCGGGACGTACTGCGTCGAGTTCCGTGTGCAGGCGGCTGTGGACATCGATCCTGCGATCTTCGTATTCGACACGGAGTACGGCGCCTTCACGGGCGTTGCGACGCCGTATGACCTGCAGACGTGGCCGGTCGGGCAGGCTGCGGCGCAAGTCGCGCAGGTCGCCTACTTTCGGTCCACGGGGGTTCTCCGGAACCTGCCCACGGTCGACAAGGCGCAGTACTTCGAGTCGTACACACAGAGCCGGATCTTGCGACTGCAGACGAACTGGCAGGGCGTCGTCGACGGCTTCGTCGGCACCGAGACGGTCACCGTCCCCGAGTAACCCCTTCTCTGAAAGAAGACCCCGATGGCTGGCACGCAGGTACGTCAGATCCGAGAACCCGTGTCGACCGACACCGGGACGCAGTATCAGGTCACCGCGCAGGCTATCGTCGCCGGCACGCTGCCGGACGTCTTCATCTTCCTCTTCGAAGTCATCCAGGACGAAGACCCGAAGAGCGACGCCTTCACGCGTGTCGTGACGCCGGCGGACTTCGACGACTACGGCACCGACCGCGACGCGTCGATCACAGCGAACACGCGCTTCTACCGCGCCGCGCAAGTCGTGCTCCTCTACGACGGCATCACCGACGCGAACAGTGCGTATCTCGAGCTCACGAGCCGGATCTCAGACCTCGTCACGGGCTACGACGCCTACATCGACTCGTTCGTGACCCTGCCTGCGGGCGAGGTCGTCACCTACCCGACGGCGGATGAGAGCGAAAAGGCCGCGCTGATCGCGCAGTACGAAGCCGCAGCGGCTGCTGTGACCGTCGCAGAAGAAGTGCGCGACGAAGAGGTCGCGAGCTGCGACGTGCACAAGGCCGAGTACGCCTCGTTGCAGGAGCGCCTGGTCGAGGCGCAGTCCGACTACACGAACATGCAGAACGTCGTGAACGTCGTCACCGCGGTGCCCGCGGTCTACGCGGCCAACTCGGCGCTCGCGAACAACGCGGTGACTGCCACCGCGAGCACTGTGGCGTCATCCTCCGCGTCTGCCGCAGACAAAACCGCCGTCGCCAGCTATTCGAACAATGCCTTCGCCGCCCTGAGTGCGATCGATCGCGCCAACGCAGATTTCGCCACCGGCGTCACCGGTCCGGTCCTCGTACTCGTCGGCACGCTGCAGCTTCGTGTGAACACGCTCTCGAGCGAGGTGCTCGCGATGCAGCAGACGGTGAACGACTGCCAGCTCGAGCTCGCGACCATGCAGGGTGCGGTCGACGCTGCGCGGGCAACTCGCGACGCTGCGCTCGCAGCTGTCCGCGCCGTGTGCCCTGACTACGTTCCGGGGGCGTGACTCGAGGACCTCAGACCTAAAGAAAACCCTTTGCAGGGAGGGTTTTCTGTCTCTATTTGAGACTAGGCTCTTGGGCTTGAAGAACCTTGAGATAGTGCGGCACACGCGCACTGCGCGGCGGTAGTGGCGGAAGCACCTGGTGCGGCAGGCTTAGGTAGGCGCTCCCAACGTGAGTTCCGTGTACCCACTCGAGGTACTCGACTGCCGTAGTAGCCGCCGTGAATACTTTGTGCTCTGAGTAGCTGTCCTCGTACGTGACGTAGGCGTAGCGCGGCGTGAGACTGTAGCCTTCGCTCAGGGAGTAGCAGAGCCGCGCGTACCGTAGTTTGCGCTCGTGTCCCCATCCCGAACGTCCTCCGATGAGGCGCTGCGCCGTCACCGCATACGCTCGCTCGAGCCAGGCGGGGCGCGGCGCAGGGAGCGGAGCGCGTAGCCGCTCGGAGAAATCGTCGTCGCACACGGCCTCTCGGAAGTCCTCGAACGAATAGAACACCTCGGCCTCTTGCAAGTCTCCTGCAGCTCGCCAGCAGTGGTACCCCACCAGAGAGCGCCCCCCCGACGGCATGAACTGTCCGAGTACGTAGCGCCGTGCGCGGCCGGTGCCTGGGTCACGCAGCCGCACCTCGGCACCTGCCAGCCACCGGAGCTGCCACACCTGCTCCTCCGTGAAGCCTCCTTGCGCGATCGCAACGCCGGCGGGGTCCTTCCACGCCAGCGCGCCCAAGAAGTCCTCAGCGTGGTCGGCCGTCTTCGGAGCTGCGCAGGTCGCACGCGCATGGGGAGCCTCACAGGAAAACACGCAGGTGGGGCACCAGTGAGTCTTCACGCGGCGCGCCGTGACGCCGAGCTGCGCCGTCTGCCGTGCGGTCCCCCGGGTGTGTGTGAGCTCCTCGTCGTCTGCAGCGTCCTTGAGCGGATAGGCCCCGTAGGCAGGCGCGAACGGGTCGGCGAAGGCGAGCCGCGGAGACACGTGAGGCACCCCCTGAACCGTTCTTGTGTGCGGCAGCGCTTTGTCGTACATCGCGCGGTACCAAGATCTCTCCGCCTGCAACGCCTCCCACCGTGCAACAACATCGGAGGCACTCTGAGGCCCCGAAATGACACGAGACATCGGCAGATGGCGTTGTTCACACTCGGATAGCTTCGCGCTCGCCAGACGATTCACAGAAGGACGCACTGAAAGCGAGCACGGCTGCGACAGATACGCAGAGTTCGCAGGGCAGAGCCCAACGGTGAGCTCCGCACACACCGCAGACGCCAGGGGATAGTCGAGGCAGACCACCGTTTCTTGTTCGGTGTGCATGTCTGCGACCATGTAGAGCTTGAGCCAGAGACTTTCCCGAAGAAGCCGAGGCTCCCACGTCATAGCCCATGCAACGCTCTTGCCCCGCTGCACGGACCCGTACATGAGCATCAGCGAACACGGGGGGTCATCGAAGTAAGCGCGGAAGAAATCCAAGGCACCCGCCACGGTCGTCGTGACGCTTGTGTCGACGTACACAAGCGCAGGAAGGCGCCCCCAAGAGAGGTTGAGTTTGTGCTCGTACCTGCCTCCGCCCCTAGAGGTGGTATGAAACTGTGAGGATGTGTAGTATCGCATATGACCTTTTGGGGGTTCGCGCAGAGCCGCAGCGGAGGCTGCGAGCTCGTGCAGAAAACTGGTTGGTTTGGTTGAGGCAGCCTCGGCGAGACTGGTAAACCGGAGAATCGCGCGAAGTAGACCACGACCTCGTAAAAGAAAAGCAAGACACGTAGCGCTAACCAGATTACCGAGAGCTTCCCGCAAGGTCTCCAAGCCCGTGAACCCGTACCAAACCCGTTGGTTAGCCAAAAGCCCTGGTTAGGCCCTCGGTAATCGCGTTTTCCCCTTGAAAACAAGGCGATTCTCCGAGGCTAACCGGACTTACCGAATTTCACCGAACACAGGGGTGTATAGGAGCAGGGGGGAGAGAATGGGAGAGTGGGAGGAGGGGATGTAGGTGGAGTATCCTACCTGTGAGAAAAAGTAAGGGTGTATAGGAGAGAGGGGACAGGGGGAGTACAGGGGTGTGGGAGGAGTAGTGGGGGTTGCGTGTGAAGGTGTTTGGTTAGACCGGTTGAGTGGTTATATATATGAGTGTTTCTCTGAAAACACACATATATATAGGGGCCTTTTCGGTCGGAAGCGCTTACCAAATCCCTAACCAGACCCCTAACCAAACTCCTCCCGCAACCACTTCGGTTGTCGGAGCTTTCGAGCCGCCCTGGCTGCGGCAGCCCACACTCCTGCCAGTGGGGTTCCAGGGGCGATTCGGGCGCCCTGCAGCCCCCAGGCGCCTCGGGGCGTCTCAGACGCTCCCGAGCTGCGCCCGGAGCCGTGCAGCCCGTCCTGGCGCCGTCTGGGCCAGCCAGGCGATGCGCCCGAGCAGGTGCTCCCGGAACGCCTCGGCGCTGGCGTACCCCTGCAGGCGCCCCAAGGCCTCGAGCTGCCCGGGTGCGGCGCAGGAGTGCACGATCGCGCGCAGGGCCCTGTAGTCCCGGCGAGGGACGTTGGGGTGGGCGTTGACCGTGAGCCCGAGCACCCGCTGCGCTTCGCCCCGGCCGGCGACGCGGACCTTGTCGTAGTTGACCCGGTAGCCGCTCTGGCGGACCGCTGCGAAGACCTCCTCGAACACGTCCGAGAGCGCCGCCTTGGGCAGGCGGGCCGCGCGGCTGAGCACGAGGTCGTCGGCGTAGCGGGAGTACGTCAGGCCGTGCTTGTGGGCGACGGCGCGCATCTGCGGGTCGAGCCGCAGCCCCGCGACGAGGTTCGTCACCGCTCCGCTCGTGGGAGCCCCCTGCGGGACACGCCAGGTGCGGGCACCCTGCATGGGCACGGTGACGAGGCTTGCGAGGAGCTCGGCGAGGTCTCGCGGGACCCTGAAGGTCGCCTCGAGCGCGTCCCGCACCCAGGCCCTGCGGGTGCTTCCGAAGAAGTCCTGCAGGTCCACGGTGAAGAGCACGGCGGGGCGAGCATGCGCGGCCACGGTGGTGAGTAGCGAACGCCCCGGGACGTACGCGGCGACTTCCGGACCGAAGGGCGCGCCGTGGAGCATGCGCCGGAGCAAGCGCCGCTGCACCGTAGCGAGCGCGGGCTCGGGGATGTGCAGGACGCGTATCTTCCCGGATTTCTTACGTATTTCGTGGCGACGATAGCTCGCAGCTCCGCGCATTGCGTAGTACGAGATCGTGGAGGACGCGATCTGAAGTTGCGCAGCGAGCGTTTCAAGATCGGCAGGGTGGAGCATCAGCACATCTCCTGGCGCGCTACGAGGTACCGGGAGCTGCATGTGGAGGTCCCCGGACGGCAGGGCTTGAACATCCGGAGCAATACGTGGGGGCACCCCGCGCATACGTGCTCGACCACGCCTTCGGCGGGTGCGATGAGCGTGCGCAGCGGGGGGTATACGCGTTCGTGCGCGACGATCACCGCTAGGTAGTGGCGCTCGGCCCGCTCTCCATATGCCCCGTACTCCCGAAGCGCATCCGTGAGCGTCCGCGCGCGCGCGAGGGCGTGGTCACCATTTGCCTCGAGCGGGAATCCGAGATACGCGTTATCGAGCGGGATGTAGAGCCAAGGCGCCTGCAGGTGTGTGAATGCCTCGATGCCGCGCAGGAGCTGCGGCAAGGGGATGAGCAAGCACGGACCGAACTGGGCATAGGGGTCCGTGCGTACCGAGAAATCTTGCACGTACGCTCGCCCGTTCCAGGTTTTGATCTTCCACGCCTGGTGGTTCGGCAAGTAGCCGTACCTGACATGCAGTGAGGAGTTGCCGAGCCCTTTAGTGTTCGTGTCGAGGACGGCCAGGGACGGCAGTTCCGTCACGCTGCCTCGCGGTGTTCTCCGAGATCGTACGGGCGCATGAAGATCGTCATGTTGCCCGCAGCCGTCGTCACCGGCCGTTCGTTACGGCCCGGCGTGATGAGCCAAAGCGTCGGCACATCGATTCGGGTGGTGGGCGCGGTGCACTCGCCGTCGGTGGCGTAGACGACCATGTCGACGCCGAAGCCTTCCTTCTGCTTCTCGACGATGTACGCGAGCGCCGGGTCGAAGTCCGTACCTCCACGGCCCTTCATGTTGAAATCGATGTCGGTCTCGGCCCTGATCTCTTGCCAAGACTGCACGGCGGCGTCTGCGTAGATCAGGTAGACCTCGAGCCCGGGGCACTTGCGCAGCAGCTGCTGCAGCTCGCTCATCGCGGCCTGCAGGTCGGCCGTGCCCATGGACCCCGAAGTGTCGACGACCCACGCGATGCGGTAGCAGAACACCTTCGTGATGCCCGGGAAGAGCGGCACACGGGAGCCGAGGTGGCGCTGCCCTCGCATCGTCAGATGCTTGGCCATGGCCGCGCGCTGGTTGCTGATGCGGGAATAGCCGCGCTGCCGCTTGGCGTCGACGTAGCGCGCCACCATGGACGCGAAGATCTCGGTCCAGTCGACCGTCGCCGGGCGCAGGATGTTCTCGATGAGCTCCATGACGTTCGAGGGCGCGTAGCCGCGATACTTGCTGCCCATGGTCTTCGCCGCGGTCTTGAGGACCTTCTTCGCGTGCTGCTCGAGCGCGAGCGCCTGCATCTCGAGGTCTTGCAGCTGCTTGTCGTCGTCTTCCTCCTGGGTGCCGGAGTTGCTCGGACCGGACTCCCCCGCGAGCTTCTCGTAGAGGTGGTGCCGCAGGACCTGAACGACCTGCGACAGGAGCGTCTGTTCGACCGTCGACAGCGCCTTGACGTCGGCGTCGATGGCTTCGCGCGAGTCGGCACCCGGGTCGAGCTTCAGCACGGCGGCGACGAGCGCTTCGGGGCTGTCGCAGTTCTCGAGATTGGCGAGCCCGAGGATCTCCATGGGGGAGGCCTGGGTATTGGCGGCGGTATCGTCTTGGATATTGCTCATGGAGTAGACTTTCTAGGTAGGGGAGAGGGTAGGTTCTTGTGTTCTTGTACCGCGAGAAGTCGCTGTCTTCGGGCAGCGTATGCGGACACGGAGAAGAGCGCGTTGTCCTGTGCAGTGAGTTCTGGCGAAGGCAGAGCTTCGTACTGTGCGCCAAGAGCGGTGTTCCGTATCCGGAACGGAATACCCGAAAGGGAGCGAATGTAGCGCCAGCGCTGGACGAAGAGGTGCTTCATCGCTGTCTCGTGTGTTTGTACGCGACTAGCCGGCCCCAGAGGTCTTGCGCGTGTCTCGCACGGTAAGCGGCGTCAAGACCTCGATCGAAGCGCCGGCTTCTAGTGCGGAGTTCTTGCACGTTCACGAAATCTCCGCATTGTCGCCGTCGATAACGATTCGTAGGGGAGAATGAGTGCGCTTCCCGGGGAGACGTGAACACGTGCTTCATTGCGAGCCCTGCTTGTGCGACTCGAGGCGTGCGAGCAGTTGCGGGCGAAACCCGCTAACGTACAGCGGGCAGCCTTGTAAGTACCGCCGCGCGCGTGTTTCTATCTCACGTGTCTCAATGATGCGGCCGCACCTGCGCGCTTTGTGCGGATAAATGGAGACCCCTCGCAGCCCGTGGTAGTGCCAGAGCATGGTGAAGGCGTGCTTCATCGGCGCAAGGCTTGCTTGTACAGGGAGAGGCGGCACAGTAGATCGAGCTGTAGATCGATGTCCAAGGACAAGCCTTTCCGAAGTCGACGGGCCCGCGGGTAGATCTCTTGTAAGTCGGGGTTTGGCCCGCTCATCCTACGGCGATGCGGGAGGTTGCAACTTCGCAGGGAGTAGGTCCAGCTAGACGCTAGCGCGTGTTTCACGTAGGCGTTCCGTATTTCGAGATCTTGTACTGTTCGAGACGCACGGTGAGCCTGCTTCGCGCAATGATTTGTAGTACGAACGCGTCCTGTGCCGTGCGTTCCCGTGACATGACCGGATCGTACTGAACGGCGCCACGATGCCCCACCAGGCGCTCGCGCCACGGGTGAGGGGCGTCCAGGGCGTATACCCATGTGGACACGAAGATGTGCTTCATGAGTTCCTCGCGCTCTTGTAGTCCTGAAGCCGCGTGCGGAGCTCTCTGCGTGCGATACGCCGGGCAATGGCCGCGTTCCGGTCTCTACGAGCTCGCGTCAAGATGTTTTCTTGCACAAGAAGCTCGGCGACGCGTCGTTCACGAGCAGGAAGCGACGTCTGCCACCCTGTGCGCCACCAGCGTGAGCAGAATACGTGTTTCACGGTGCCGCCTTCTTGGCTAACTGCCAACGGTACAGACGGTGACATAGCGCTTGCTGCGCCGAGTAGACCTGGTGATCCCGCGCGCGGTCGCGCTGAGCTCGCGTAGGGATCTCTTCATGCAAGGTGTGCTGGCCCTCGACTCTCCAGCGGTATGGGTCGCCGCGGAGCCAGGTTCTTCGCATCCACGCGGACGTGAGGATGTGCTTCATGGGGGCTCCCGGTGTTCTCGAAGCTGGCGCCGTGCGGCCTTGAAGGTCCACGCCCGCCGTTGGAGGGCGCAGCGTAGATTGTACTGAAGCCGCGCGGCGCGGGCCTCTCGAGTTTGGAACGTGAGGATGTCGTTGAAGTCGTAGAACGCGCCCACTTGCCGTTGGCGGAATAGCAACCCGTCTTCCGTGACGTGCCGTGTCCAAGTGGTTACGAAGAGATGCTTCATGGGGACCTCGAGTTTGTGGGTACGCGGAGGACCGCCTGTGCGGGAAGCCGTTCACTGTCCGGTAACGATACGACGCCATCGCCGCTCTCGTTTTCGGGTCTGAGACCGGGCCTGTAGGTCTCGTCGGCCCGCCAGGGCGAGCTGGTCGTTGTTCTGGGCTCGGTGCGCCCGTGTGAGGACGTATTCGACGCGAAGCACGCCGCCTTCGGTGCGGTAGAGGAACGGCCCCAGGCTGCCGACACTCCGCACCCAGCGAGTCACAAAGAGATGTTTCATCGCAACAACCCTGTGACCCTTGCCTCCCGCCACGCTGTCTTCCGTGCACGGAGGTCACGTCGTGCGCGTGACGCCGCTATCTCCGCGTCGAACCACTTTTGCGTGCGTGTGGGCACGGTTCGATACGTCACCTGATTCGCCCCGTTGAGGCGATAGGTGTAGCGCACGCCCGTGTCTGCGTGGCCGCGCTTCCACGGCGAGACGAAGACGTGTTTCATGGCGGCGTCTTCTTCTTCTTCTTCAAAAAAAGACCCATGGTGCGCCACGCTTCAGGGTAGCTCAGGTACCGATCGTAGGTTCCTTCCCAGCGCTGCCATCCGTACAAGGACTTGCGCCAGGGCGAGACGAAGACATGCTTCATTTGGCGGCTGAGTACTGCGCCAGGCGCTGTTGGGCGACCGTGTCCCAGCGCGCAGAGCGAAGCGACGCACATGTCCGCGCGAGATCTTCGAGTCGCCAGGCGCGGGTAAGAACCGCTTGTGTGCAAATGTATCGCCCTTCGTGGCGCTTTCGGTGATAACGCCCTTCGCGTAGGGAGAATCGTACCCATCGAGAGGTGAAGATGTGCTTCATGTGCGGCCCCGTTTGAAGAAGACAACGCGATACGCGAGGGCTTTGCGGGCATGGCATGCGTCGCGTATAGCGAGATAGGCGCGGCCCGCAGAATCTTGAACGATGCGGCGTTCGTAGATAGCGAAACATCGTCGCGTACGACCCCGCACTGTGCTCGTGAACTGCGTGCGCGTCCAGGCCCCTACCATAACGTGCTTCATCGACGCGCCAGTTTGTATCTTAGAAGGCGGGTGCGTAGTTGGACGCGCGCAGTCACACGCGCGTTCTCTTGCGCAAGAAGCTCGGCGAAACGTCGTTCACGAAAAGGGAACTGCGCCCACTGCTCTGCGCGCCACTCGCGTGTGCAGAATACGTGTTTCATGTGCCCCTCCGTTCGTGAAGCCTGTTCAAGATCCCACTACGGGAGCCGTACTCCCCTAGGTACTTACGCGACGCTCGCGTATCCACCCAGGTGAACTCCATGTGAATATCGATGACGTACCGGCGACGGTATCGCCGTCCGTTCGCCACAACGTACGCGAACTCCCACAGAGATACGAATACGTGCATCATGGACCGCGTCCCACAGCAAGGCGGTCACGCAGGTGTTCGAGGAGCACCGCCCGCGTGCTTTGTGCGTAAAACTCGCGCCCCTCTTTGTTCATGACGTGCCGCCAGGACAGGGCGAACTTCCCGGCATACCGAAGACGTACCGTGATCTGGGCGTCGGTAATGTACTGTATCTTCCACGGCGTCACAAAGGTGTGTTTCATGATCCTCGCCTTTCCCGGCGACGCCGCTCTGCCAGAGTTCGGTAACGGATCTGCTGCTGGCGGGCCAGGCAGCCGTCGTTGAACTCACGCCCCGCGCGGTTGAGGATCCTATCGACCTCAACCCAGGTGGTGCCCCCGCGCTGGCCGGTGCCAGCCACGTGTCGCGTTCGATGGAAGACGCCGCCTTCACAGCGATTCCGAGTCTGCCACGCGCTCACAAAGACGTGTTTCACGGCCCTTGCCTCCGGATGGCGCGGCGCCAGTCTAGGTTTTTGTTTCGCGCGTCCTGCGCGAGCTCTTCGTTGTTTAGGTCGCGCCCCGCAAGGTCCAGCACCCGCACGCATTCAGTGTACCTGCCCGAGAAAATATCATACCCCCAGGACACTTCTCGAATGCGGTCTCGAGTCCCTGAAGACGGGTTGAACTCTTCGCGCCAGGACGTAGCGAGGGCGTGTTTCACAGCTCCTTATCCAGAAAGGAGTCGCGCCGCAGCAGTAACAGCAGGCGATAGTCCTGCTGCTGGTTGTGCGCGAGCCTGTCGAGAGCGTCCTTCTGCCCCGCACGATCGAGCACGTATTCCGCTTCGCGGTACCCGCGGGCCTTGTAGTGGAGCGTACGTACACGTTCTCGAAAGCCCTGTCCGCGCGGATGATCTTGAATCCGCCACGAGCTGACAAATACGTGGATCATGGTGGAAGTCTTTCTCTAGGGAGTTGTTGCTTTTTTCGATCAAGAAGCCGGGCCACAAGTCGCCGATGTTGGCGCCTTTCTTCTTCTCGACGAGATCGAGCACGGCCTGCGGCGTTGGGCACGATGTACATATCGTGCCAGGGCCGCCCGTCTTCTGCCCAGCACGATACGCTGCGCACGTGCTTGAAGATATCGTTGAACTGTACCCGCTCCCAAGGCTCTGTGAACACGTGCTTCATGGCAACCTGTGTGTTCTCCGTGCGAACGCCTGCTCGCGCAGAGCGCACCGCGCCATGTACTCTGCGCGCCGTTGGTGAAGCTCCCGCCCGGCAACATCCAGTACGCTGCGGGTGGCAGCATCATAGGCGTTTTCGGGAACGCGCACCCAACGAGTCACAAAGACGTGCTGCATCGGTCCCGCACTTTTTTGAGCTGTTGGAGACGCCCCTCGCGCTCCCAGCGAATTATCTCGCGGGTATGCCGCGCGTGAATGGCGCGCCCTACGGCGTCTGTGACCACGCGATACTGGTACCTGCTATGTGCGAATCGTACCTGCCGCCGCACGCCTGTGATCTCAGAATTTCGGACCCAAGCATTTACAAACGCATGCTTCATAGTGGCACGCCTCGTCGAGCGCGCGCGGCGCGCTGCCGCGCGTCAAGCTGCGCATCTCCGACAAGCAGAGTTTCCCACTCTCGTCCGGCCCGGTTCCGTACAAGGCGGTAGGTCAGGGTTCCATTCTCATAGCGGCGGTCGTGCTGCACATCCTGTAGGAAGGGGCAGCGGCGCCAAACAGTAGCGAACACATGTTTCATGAATACCGCTCCCATACGTAAGCCGTGTGGCGTCGTTGCAGCGCGTTGAGCAGGTCTTCGTACTCCCAGTGTCGCAACACGGCACGTCCCGCTGTAGTTCTGCGAAGACGGATGGTTCGCTGCCGCCCCTCCGTGCGCGCCTCTTGCACCAACAGGCCGTGCGGGGTGTGCGAGACCCAAGAGGCCCATGGAGACGTCAGGACATGCTTCATACGACCTCTCGTCGGTGCCGCTGCAGGCGTAGACAAAGCATGATGCGATATCGGACGGGGTCCAGGACGAGAAGCGTCTCTAAGGTTCGCCGCGGCGAGCCGCCCTGTGGGAAGAGCTCGTCCCACTCTCCTGCCTTTCGCAGGCGCGTGTCTCCGGGCGATGTAGACATAGCCCACAAGGACACGAAGACATGTTTCATGGCGGGTCTCGCAGCAGCCACAGGGTCAGCCGTCGCTGTAGGGCCTTACGTGCATTGAAAGTATGGAGGGTGGCGGTGCTGGAGGTTCGTATTTCCACGGGCTCAGGGGCTCTCCGCATAGAAACAGAGAGTGCCTCCATATGCCAGAGTTTGCGTCCCCAGGCGTCCACGTACAGGTAACGACTTTGGAAGTAAAAGCGGCAGTGGCGGAACTCCCGGGCGAACTCGCCACTACCCACCGCCATCGCCGTCTCCCATTTCCCCATCAGCGCATGTTTCATGGCAGAGCCCTTTTCCGCGTGGAGCAGGCGTTGGTGTGGCGGCGAAGAAGCGCACCCTGCGCTTCTATGCGATGAATGACCATCACATCTCGGTCGCAGGCGACTCGGGACAGGGGAGTGCCCCATACCGCGCCTTGCCAAGGGAGTTCCCACCTCCAAGTAACGTCTCCTTGAGGTCCTCGAAGCAGGTGTTGCGTCTCCGTGTGCCCTTTGCGTAGCACGCGGTAGCGGCAGCTACGGGTTCCCAGGATCATATTCGGGGGAAAGGCCCAGGGCCCTACGAAGGTGTGCTTCATGTTGGCACCTTAGGCTTTCGTGTGGGAGAGGCAAAAAGACGTGCTCGAAGTGCCTGACGAGCTTCTGCAATGCGCTGTCTGTGTAAGTACTCCGAGGATGGAGGTTTATCCGCGTAGGGAACGGGGATGTTGCGTAGAATCGTAGGATCTTCCGCGGTCCAGCACACGACACCGTGAATGTCTGCGTAGAACCATCGGTATTCCCACCAGAAGGTGCCCGTCGGGCGCCGCCGCGTGCAAACCCCCCAAAAAAGATGACGCTCCCAAGGGCCTACAAACGCGTGTTTCATGTTTTCCACTTCCAGCGGCGGAGTCGGGCCCTCCGCGTGAGCTCCTGGCGCGCTTTTACTGCGTAGTAGTCTAGAACTATGGTGTCGTGAGGAGGATGCTTCGAGACGCGTTCACCCAGAAACCGCAAGGGCGTATCTGCGTTCCGAATCCACACCACGTCCCCCTGTCTTGTGCGCTGCAAGCAGCGAGCTTCTACCGCGTATCCCGCCCCACGCGACTGTCGACCCATCACGCCGAGGTAGCTGCCTGGCGGGTGCGTGTACCACCTGGCAACGAAGACGTGTTTCATAGGCGTCTCCGCGCCTCCTTTCGGCGATCAAACATGCGGTGGAAGAGCCGCGTCTGCGCGCGGTACGCGTACTGTCGCTCCACGACTTCGTCATGGGACCACGCGGCTGCGGCCCGTAGGTTCAGAAAGGAGCGCGGCAGATCCTCCCTGCGCTGCCATTCGAAATACCCGTACGGGGTACGGACCAGGCAGCGATTCTCGAAGGAGCCCCCTGAAAGGTTGCTGCGCTCTTGCACAGAAAGAACGCCCGTGCGCTCGAAGCGGTCCTTCCGCCACCCCGTTGTGAACGCGTGTTTCATGCTTGCGCGAGCGCGTCCTCCTGGACCTCCTCGATCTCGGCTGCGGCGGCGAGACGGCTCTCCTCTTTCTTCGCTGCGATCGCGGCTTCGTGCTCGGACACAGCCTCGGACATTTCGTGGATCTCTTGGCGCAGGATGCGCAGGGCGAGCGTGTAGAGCGCCTTCGGATCCTTGAGGTGCGCGCCGCCGTCGTCCATGGCGCGCGTCAGGTAGTTCTCGTAGCTCAGATCTCGGGGCTGCGGAGGCATGAGCCGGTCGGAGAGGACCCAGTACCCGAGGGGCTGCGCGGGGTCTTCGACCCCCGGATGGTTGCGCCGCAGCTTCTCGTTCGCGGCGGCGTCGGCCATGAGGTTGTCGAAGAGCCCGAAGAGGAACTTGTCCCGGGAGGTGAGGAGCGTTTTTCGCATCCGGCGGCTGCGCGGGATGTGTCCGAGGACGACGTGCAGCACTTCGTGCTCCATCGAGGCTGTGAGCTCTTCGAGCGACATCTTCTCGGCGTCGGGGTTGATGTAGAGCACGTACCGGTTGCCGTAGGGCCCGATGGCGAACGTGTGCACCGCGCGCGTGTAGATCTGTTCGAGCGCGTTGAAGATGTGCGCGTAGTACGCGCCGTTCGCCGTGCACAGGCAGCTGATGGCTTCGCGGATCGACAGGCGCAGCGCAACGGAAGCCGGCGCAGACGCAGGACGGCGGATCTGGGGCTTGTTCTTGGACGTGGCGATGTTCGACATGGGTAGTTTCCTTCGGATAGTCCGCGGGATAGATCGCGGAGGGGACCTCTCTTTTACCGGCGCGGGACGTATTTTTCGGGCGAAGCCCCCTGTGGAATCGCGCGGGCTTTCGGGGTATCCTGCCCGCATGACGATCGTCGATGCCTACCACGGAGACCCGCGGCACACCCAGCTGCTCAGCCTGCTCGAACAGGCCCCGACCGCGCTGCCGCTCCTGAAAACGGCTTCCTTCGTGGAAGAGGCCATCGCGGACCTGCCGAACACCGCCTTCGCATGGGAAGACGCCCGGCGCTACCCGGTGCACACGCGAGAGGACGCGCTCGCTAGCCTCCTCTACCGCTCGAAGTGCGCGGGGGCGGTGCCGAAGGACGTCGACGTGAAGCTCGCGACAGCAGCGCGCGCGTGGGACCTTGTTCCGGTCGTCGCCGAGCTCGCGCAGGCGCTGCAGTCCACGAAGACTGCCGCAGCCGCAGACCCCGAGTACGCCATCCCTTCGATGCGGCGCCTGCCGCTCGAGAGCCCGGAGCAGGTCAAGGTTGCTACCGAGGTGCTCGAGCGCGATCACCGCAAGCTCGCGTTCGACACGGCGCTCGAAGGCTTCGTCCGCCTCGCCAAGGCGGCGCAGAAGCATGGCGTGCCCCTCACGGCCAAGGTCGCTGCGCACGCGGGCCTCTGCGCCTGCGACACGGTCACGCTCGGCAATGAGATCGGGGAGCGCGCGGCGGTCACGAAGGTGGCGGCAGCCGAACAGGCATACAGCACCCTCGAGACGCTCGTGAACCAGCTCCCGTCGCGAGTCTACGATCGCGCGGTGCTCACGAAGATCGCGTCGAGTCTCCACACCCTCGACCAGCTCGGGCAGGTCGAGAACCACTACGGCAAGCGCCTACGCGATCCGCTCGAGGCGGTCTTCAACGCCGCGAGCATCAAGGTGGCGGCGCAGGGGGAGCTCTGTGACGTGGGCGGCATGCAGGTGCCGCTGCAGACGTTGATGACGCTGCCGCCCCAGATCTGGGAGCAGCTCGACGTGCCCGAGCTCGGGGAGATCGCGCAGAGCGGCGACGCAGCCCAGTTCCAGCAGGTGTTCGATACCCTGCCCCGAGACCTCAAGCTCATCCTCGCGAAGCAGCTCTGATCGTTGTGCCCCTCGGAAGCCCGCAAGAGAGCCCTGGAGACACGCCGTGACGCATTCGACGCTCTCTGCCGCTGAGGCACGCAACTAAAGAACACATGACGTTCCCGCAAAACGCGCGTCAGGCGTAGCCTGCAGCGCGTTGAAACGGCGTCATCCATTCTTCAATGCTGTCCACCTCGTGTTCGATCGCTTGCGCCAGGCGCGCAAAAGGCACGCCCCAGCCCAGACGGGCCGTGTACGCACGCCGCCTTGCGCGCCGCTCTAGCTCGCTGAGCGCGGTGACGTAGCGCGTCACTTCCTCTGCGCGCACGCCTGTGAGCATGCGCGGAGCGGCACAGCCGAACAGGCGCCGATAGACTCGGCGGCCACGTGCACTGGTCTTCATGTGTTTGGTCATGTAGAGTACCTCCAAGTACTTTTACCAAAAATGTGGTGCCGTTTTGGACGCTCCAAGCAAGCTCTTGTCAGACGATGAAACCGTCGCCTCCGTGGTCTGCAAAGCAGCACACACGCTGCTCGGCGACGGCTGGCTTTTGTGGGAGCCCGAGAGCATCTGGAAGGAGCTCGAGCATCAGCACATCGACATCTCAGAGGGCAACCGTCAGCAGCTCATGGCGGGGCGCAACCTCCTCACCACCGGGCGTTTCTTTTACGATGCGCTCGTGTTCGACGCGACCTGCGCAGCGTTCGGCAATGAGGTTCTCAGTCTCGAAATGCCGGAGAGCTCGCATGTCGCACACCTGGCCTGGGGCGTCGATGAGGCCGAGGTCATCTGCCGTGAGCACGAAGACCCGATGCTCGAGTTCGACCGTGAAGCCGTAGAGTTCACGGCCCACCAGCTGCAGCAGGAGGGTTTCGTTGTAGCCCCGAAGGAGCTCGCCTACGCCCAGGAGGCGCTCAACCGCCGCTACCCCCGCACCGAGGAGCTCGAGGTCTTGCGTGCGGCCGTCTCGAAGGCCTACCACGAGCTCGGGCGCATCGTGACGACCGAGGGTGTGAAGACGGCTGCGGCGGCGCCGTACCCCGAGACAGCGCGGGGGGTGCAGCTCGCGCGCCTAGCGGCCGTCGAGGTCTTCCTCCAGGACCGCCGCGCTGCTCGCGCCGCGGACCTAAAGAAGAGGGCGCCACGGACCTAAAGAAGAGGGAAGACCTGCGTCCTCTCCCCTTCTTCCTAGATGGCGCCTCTTCTCAGGCGTCTCCTCTTTTCTTAGAAGCCCCCTACGCGGTGGCGGGCTTCTCCTTCGCCGCGCGCGCGTTCGCCGCGATCGTCCGGTTCACCATCTTCTGGTACTCCGGCACCGCGATGCGCATCGCACGCGTGAACGTGCTCAACCACGCCTGCCCCGCCGGCGTCAGCTTCTGGCCGATCTCGTGGAAGCATCCGTGGGCGTACGCGTTGTAGGTCTCGTCGCCGAGATCGCAGCAGTACCGCGCGAAGTTGCCCGGCACCTCGCTTTCCGGGGACGGCTGGTCGTTGATGAGGATGTTCGCGATGCTCTCGTTGAGCACCGCGATCACGTCACTGCGCACGTGCCCGGTGAGGCGGTGCGTGACCTTGCCCGTGTCGTCGAGCGTGGCGTTGAGCAGCCGCAGGACGCGGCCCCGCGCCTTGTCGTGGTAGGCCTCGAGCACGTCCTTCGGTTCGACGAGGACCTCGCGGTTCTTGGCGAACTCGAGGAACTTATCGGACGCGACGCTCCCGATCTGACCGGAGAGGAGCGCACCCACCGCCGGGTTCTCGTAGCATGCGGGGTTGCCGAGCAGCTGCTCGGCGCTGGTGATCACCTGGCTCACCTTCTCCCAGTTCGAGGGGCACGGGAAGCACTTACCCGCGTCGCGCGCTCCCTGGTCGTAGAAGAACGGCGCTGCGGCCGAGACGAAGTCGATGACGTCCGGATGGAAGCTCGACTTGCGCGCATGCTGGACCCAGCCGAGCAGGTCGTGCGTGACGTACGCGAAGTTGAGGCGCTTGCGGATCGCGTGATCTCGCTCGGCTTCGTTCACGAGGTAGGCGCCGCTCGAGGGGTTCATCGCGGCGACCACGATGACGTTCGGATGCAGTGCCCGGCCGTGCAGCGTGCGGTCGTCGGTGAGGCCGAAGAGCGCGTTGACGAGGGCCTTGCTGCCCCGGTTCCACTCGTCCATGAAGAGGACCGCGCAGCCGGTCTTCTCGGCCTGCTCGTTCACATCGATGAACCAGCGCGCCTGGACGAAGTCGTACGCGCTGCCGTCCTCGTTGAACATCGCGAGTGCGATCTGTTCCTCGGTCATCTGGCCGAATGGCAGGACCTGCACGTAGCCGTTCTTCGAGGCGGCCCACTGGTGCACGATCGGCGTTTTGCCGATGCCCGTCTCACCGACGAGGCACACCGCCAGGCGCTTCTTCATGCCCCACACGACGTCGAGCATGGAAGGAACCGCCGAGAGCGCGACGGGCATGATTCCGAGCTTTTCCCAGGGGTTCGTGAGAGTTTCCGTCATGAATACCTTCTTTCATTGGCGACTAGAGCGCGGGTTTACGTCTGCTTTTACCGCGAGAATGCGTATTTTTTGAATCTACGGCGGCTCCGAAAGATAGCGGCCATACCGGTTGTAGTAGCGCATACCCAGGGAGGGCGGAGTCTGATCTTCGATAAGAACGAACCCAGCTACTGCACCGTGGCTGTAGCGATGTTCTAGCCGCTGAAACGCGTCCCCGCGGCGTTTGCGCGCTTCTACACGAATAGAAGGTGTGAGGCCCCACAGCACGTACCAGCGGCCTTCGACAAATGTGTGCTTCATCAGAGCGCTCCTGATTTGCGGGGGATATCCCGCCGATAGTGCGTGAAGTAGCGGCCACGGAGTGTGAGCGGCGGAGCGGTTACGACGGTGTGTTTCATAGGGGACAGCGCAGGCGGCGGCCATACCATGCGTGGTACCGCGCGGCGAGGCTTAGTGGTGGCTTTTCGGGCAGATCGTCGAGCAGGGGCCACGAGCCTGCGTAGCCCACTACGTGGAATCGCCACTCTGCGGAGGGTGGCGTGGTGCGCAGCCAGCGATAGTCTTCCCGCAGCGTCTCAGACAGTTGCGGGCCGTGGCGCCACGAGCCCTTAGCAAATGTGTGTTTCATAGGCACCACTTGCGGTTGAGCCGCTTGGAGTAGTGCAGGTAATACCGTGCTCGAAGCGGCGGCGGCTCTGCTGTGTCTGCATTGAAATACCCCGACCAAAACGGCCCGCAATATCGCCATTCGCGGCCCAGTGACGTGTTGAGATCGCGATACTCTTCCCGGATGCCCTCGGAGTCCTCGACAGAGTTGCCCCACGCCCCCACTACGAACACATGCTTCATAGGTTACCCCGAAACGTAAGGTGCCGCTGGTAGCGACGGTAAAAGCGCGTTCGAAGCGGAGGAGGCATAGATTCACCTGGGCGGAAGTATCCCGCCCAACCCGATAGCGTGTACCGCCATTCACGGCGCGTTTGATTGCCCTGAAAGCACCGCTCTTCTCGTATTGTGTCAGAGCTTTCCACCACAGGGTGCCACGGGCCTGCCGCGAATACATGCTTCATGTTATCTCCTGTGCCCGGAGTCTTGGGCTGCGGCGGTAGTGCAGGTGGAAACGGGTTCTCAGGGAGGCAGGGGCCTCTCGAAAACGCGGATAGTACCCTGAGATACCCGCCATACCGTAGCGGCGTTCGTCTTCACAGTGTACGGTTCGTAGATAACGATACTCTCCCCACACGATACCCGCGGAGCCCCCCGTACGGCGCCAGGGTCCCGACACAAACACGTGTTTCATGGCGGACCTTGGCTAGAAGAATACAGGGCAATATCGGCCGTACTTCTCGTAGTACCGATCAGGAAGTGTTGTTGGCATTTCATCCGCGGTGGACTCGTAATAATAGCCCGAGATCCCGGAAACTCGATAGCGACGTTCGGACCAACGCCGCAACGTGCGCCCACGCAAGTTGCGCACTTCTACGTAGCGCGGATACACTTCTTTTCCGCGCATCCGCCAACCTTTATCCATAGGATATATGTGCTTCATCGTTTCCCTAGGAGTGTGGGGTTCAGGGCTAGCGCACGGAATGCCAACTCCGTGGCGTTCCAGCGCAAGTACGCCAGGCTCGGGGAACGCCGATACGCTGCGTAGTAGCGTTGATGCAGGTCCCACAGGTAGTCCCATTCTGGAGGGTCTGGACGCGGGTCGCGCCGGATTACGTGCATCATGGGGGCGGCCTCGGCGCCTGAAAGACACCCGTTTTAGCCGCAGCACGCGCATAGGCGTGTGCGCGGCCTCGGAGCCACGTCACCCAGAGATCTCGGCCGTAGCGTTCCTTGTAGCGGACGACGATGGAGATGTGGCCAGGAGCGTACCCGCCCGGTGTGCGGTGAGGGCGCCACGGCTTGCACATAACATGTTTCATGGAAGCCTCCTAGGAGAGCGAAAGACGCTCGCGATAGCCGCGACTTGGGCGCTGTTCCTTGCGCGGCAGATGGCGTGAGCAAGGCGCGTATCCCGCGCGTGGTGCTTTAGGTACCGGCGCCGTAGTTCTGACGCCGCTGCGTGCTCTCCCAAAGGCCGCACGTGCCGCCATTCACGCGTGCCACCCACGAGCTCTCGCCGTTGATGGTCTCCGACAGGGTACCAGGGGCTCTCGAGCATGACGTGCTTCACTGTCGCCCCTCCGGGCGGCGGAACACGCCCTGCGTGGCTGCGAGAGCTGCCACGAACGCAGCCTGCTCCCGCATGTACGAGAGGTACAGACCTCGGTTGAAATGTTCTTCGAACCGCGCTGCGATAGTCATGCGCTCCACATACGGACCCTCCTTGAGAGGGGTGTAGCCTCGGCAACCTTCTCCTTCTTCGCGTTGTCGAGATAGCACGTAACGTAGCCGTGACCACGGACCGCACAGCACGTGTTTCATGGTTTCTGCTCCGGGTGTCTCTTCCGGAGCTCTTTCTGGGCGAAATACCACTCCCAGCGTGCGAGGCGCGAGGACGGATACAGTCGTGGAGATTCCGTGAGGTAGCGATATTCCCATTCCTTGTTGACGCGCCGCTTTCGACTGTCGCCCCATGAGACCCAGCGATCGTGAATGAATATGTGCTTCATAGTGACCTCAGAGGGTTGCTGCGTGGTTCAGAAGGACCGCAAAGGGCTGCGGAAGGAGCCTAGCTGCCCTGCCTCCGTTGCCCGCAGCTGGGCGCGAAGACGCATCCTGCGATCTTCGTTAGCCCGCCCGTAGCGCAAGTAGAATCGCATAGAGAGATCTTGGGCGTCGCGATCCCTGGCCTGCCCCCGGCACTCTTCGATTCCGGAGCTCAGCCTTCGTGTACAGTAGGTGCTGTAACGCACCCACGCCCGCGCGCACATCACGTGCTTCATGGCTTCCGGGTCCTCTGGCGCTTGCGCGGAGGCTGTGACGTGAAGATGCCCCGCGCCGCAGCCTCCGAGACATGGTACTGGGCAATACGCCGTGCGTACAGCAGGGGACAGACGCGGCCGTAGCGTGCCTGGAAACGAGAGCTCAAGTCGGGACACGTCCAGAAGTAGCATTTCGATTTCCATTCATGGCCACCGCCGCGGCGCTCGAACCTTCGCATGTTGTTGAGGTTCACGACCGGCTGCCCCATGCGCCAAACGTGCTTCACGAGCGCCTCACGGGGAGCCAGAAGACGTAGTCGCGCCGCGCGGCCTGTACATGCGTCTGCGCGGCGATGAGGGCGTTCATGAGTCGCAGCGGGCGTTGGTAGCGCTTCTGGAATCGCTCGCCGAGCGCGCCCGGCTCGCCGAGCGCGCCCGGCCCGTCGAGCGTGGGGTTGTACGCCCATTCGCCGAGGCCGTTGCTGAGAGAGCGACGGCGGTGGCCGCAGTACTGCACCCACGGTTCAGAACACCAAACGTGTTTCATGGAAGCTCCTTGGGGTGCATCATGGGGCCCGCTGCCGGCGTCTGAAGGTCTCCACGCGGTCTCCGCAGGGTGGTTCTGCTTGTGTGCGTGCGGCACGGGAGCTGTAGTACCCGCCCCAGCCCTGGAAGGAGGGGTAGCGCCACTGCTGCACCCACACGGTGCTACGGTACTCGGGGCCGGGGTATATCCCGTACTCGGGGCTGGAGTATACCCCCTGGAGGCGAATCCAAGGCGTCTTGACAAATACGTGCATCAAAGAATGCCTGCTTTCTTGAGGCGGTAGCCCGCCAGGCGTAGGTACAAAGGAACTTCCGTGTACGCACGGTCTCGTGCGGAGGTGTAGTACCTAGAAAAGCCTTGGGCAGACGGGGACCAATACTGCGGCCATCTCCAGGTTCCTTGTCGCAGTTGATAGTTCGCGCCCTCCTCTGGACAATGCCACTTTCCGAGAACAAAGACGTGCATCATGTGCCCCTCGGCTGCCCTCTGAAGATCACTACACGGTCTCCGATGGGGGGTTCTGCAATCTGGCGCGAGAAGGAACTCGAATAGTACCCGCCTAGTCCCAGAGAGGACGCGTACCGCACTTGCGCCCACCCCCAGGTACAGGCCCGGGTTTGGCGTCCGTGGCGTGTCAGGGACTTGTGCCATGTCCCACGAAGAAATACGTGCATCATGACTACATGTCTCTGACATACTACCACAGGTAGTAGCGTTGGAGAAGCGGAGGCTCTGCGACTAGGCGTAGGCGATACTCTGCGTAGTACCCCGCGCGGCCGTCACTCGAGAGATACCGGTACTGATTCACACCTGTAACAGGATGCCGGACCTCGGAGCCGAGGAAGATCTGACGCTGCCAGGACCCCCGAACAAACACATGCATCATGGCGACTCCTGCCTCTGCTGATGTCGGCGGCGTGCAAGACGCATGTGGATCGAGTACTCCAGGTCATGGCGCACCCAGAAATCTAAATAATACCCCGAGTACCCCCAAGTGGAGCGGTACCGGTACTGCGCAAGGCTGTAGTGCCCGTCTCCCATTTGTCGCAAATACCGCAGCTCGGTTCCTGCCAGCAGGCTCTTCTCCCACGAGCCCCGCACAAATGCGTGCATCATAGGCGCCCCCTCCAAGCCGCTAGTCGTTGCCGCAACGCGGGTTCGGCGAGGCGACGGTCCGTAGTGCGTGTGTAATACCCCGCGTACCCCTCAAAAGACAAGTACCGCCACTGGAGGTCCCAGTCGGCCGTGGCGCGGTACTCGCAATGCGCGTCAAGCGCTAGGTTCCATGTCCCCGGGACGAATACGTGCATCATCGGGCCTCTGTAGATTCTGTGCGGGATAGCGCCCACCACAGCCGTATGCCGACAGTAGGCTCCTCGCGCCTGCGCACGGCTATGTCCAGGTAATACCCTGCAAAGCGTTCGTAGGACAGAAAACGCCGTTGGGCTGCGGACCAGGTCGTTACGCGAAACTGCTCGAAAGCCAGCGGGTCGTCCTGCCAGGGCCCGCGAAGGAAGGTGTGGATCATCGGGCATGCTTCTGAAATCGAAAGTGGATCATCTTTCGAAACAAAAGTGAAGGCTCCGCCTGGTTGCGTAGGGAGTACTCGGAATAGAACCCCGACAACCCGTGATCGGATAAAACGCGCATTTGCAACCCCCACGCGATTGTGTGCCGGCAATCACAACACGAAAGTCCGGGCACACGCTTCCAGGACCCCTCAACGAATGTGTGCATCATTACTTCCTCCTGGCTCTGTACCGAATATGGCGTTCTTGGAAAGAGGGTTCTGCTCTATTTCGAGCGTCATATGTGGGGTAGTACCCCGCGTAGTTGTTGCGGGACTTGACACGATACATGAGCGTCGCCCACACGCTACGGCGCACCTCATGTGCATCTCCAATATTGCCTTTACTCCGCCAGGGCCCTCGAATGAATACGTGCATCATTGGTATTTTCCCATGCGGTACCGATAGTGCCGGGCAACGAGGGAAGGCTCTGCGTCCCGACGCGCATTGTACGTAGGGTAGTACCCGCTGCGGCCCTGAAAAGACGGATAGCGCCTCTGAGGGCTGCTCCAGCGCGTGTTCCGCCATGCGGCTGCCCCGGACGGATATGAAACCTGCGCCCAAGGTCCTTGTAGAAACGTGTGGATCATGGGGTCCTTCGCCTTCGGCGTTCGAGATCTGGTTCTGCGGCCAGGCGCGCTGCGAGGGTCCTGTAGTACCCGCTGCGGGCCTCCCCGGACCGGAGGCGGTATTGCCGCCCCCACACGGTGAGGCGCCAGTCCACGATCGTGCGAACGCCAGGAGAGGACCAACCAGAGCGCAAGAACGTATGAATCATTCCTTGCCTCGGTATATGAACAAACGGGTACGCAAAGAGGGCTCTGCGGTGTTCCGATCTATGAGGGTGTGGTAGTACCCGCTGAGGCCTTGAGGAGACGCGTACCGCCGCGCGTAGCCCCGCGCGGTCCAGCGATGTTCGATGCCCCGTAGGACCGAGTCCGCGCGTCTCCAAGACTCTTTGACAAACGCGTGTTTCATGGCGCCTTCCCCTTGCGCTGCTTGTACGCAAGCAAACGGCCGAACAGCGCCGAGTTCACCTGGAGAGGCTGGGTGTGCCATACGACGTCCGGCGCCCCTACCCCGTTCATCTGGATATTGATCGTGATGTAATTATGGATCTGGGCCCCTAGAGACATCGAAGTCTTCCTGTACCCACTCCAGTTACCCGATGTGGGCGCGTGCTTGTGCTCGATGATTCCCAAGAACGGATGCTTCCAAGGCTGCATGATAAACGCATGTTTCATGGTAGCTTCTTTCTGGTGCCGAGGAGGGCTCGCCATTCGCGAGCAGAGATCGAGGATTCGATGGCTAGGGCACGACGCCGCGCCGCAGCGAAGTCCCACGCCAGCTTCACGGGGGATACTTGGCGTCGCAGGGCTCCGCGAGCCAAAAAGTCTCGACGGGCAGCAATCACCTCCTGGCTTCGTACGTACACGGCAGATTCATGCACGAAGAGGACGCTTCGCGGAAAGAGGTGTCTCATCGTCATCTCCGAATGCGCCAGGAGATATACCGAAGGCGTAAGACGGGCTCGGCGTTATCCCGAGCTCGGAGGGTCAGGTAATACCCAGACAAGCCTTGGCGGGATGCGTAGCGATTCTCAGTGGAGAAGCGCGTGTCTCGCAATAACCGAAAACTCGACGCCGTCCCGTTCTTCCACGTCCCTTGTGTGAAGGTGTGCTTCATCAGGGTCTCCTAGGGCGCTTGCCGAGGACGCCTTGTCGCGCAGCAGCGTGGGCTGCCGTGTCGGCATTGCGACGCAATACCCACAAGGATATGTGCTTACCGGTATGGTTCCCGTAACGTGTGTGCAGTAGGACTTCGTCTGCGGACCGCGCGGCGCTGGTCGGGTAGCTGCCTGCGCGACCCTCCCAGGACAGGTAGCGTATCCAGATACGAGGACTGTCCCGCTGGCATCGGGTTTCTTCGTAAGCCCCCTGGGGGCGAACCCACAGCCCCGTAACGAATGCATGCATCATACGGGCCTCTTCCGGGCCGGCCTCTCGCCGAAGACGCCTTGTTGCGCCGCAACGTGCGCGAGACGGTCTCCCTCGCGCAGCATCCGGCTGAGCTCGGGCTCGCGCCCCGTGTACCGCCAAAACCGCAGATAGAGCGATGGTTCCGCAGCAGTGCGCGCCTCCGTGTCCACGTAAACGCCAGTTGTTGCCCCGGTGGAGGACAGGTACCGCACGGCATCGCGGGTACGTGGCGGGCGATGCTGTCGGCGTTCTACAGCAACCCCCCCGAGACGCCGCCAGGGCCCATCGTAGAAGGCATGGATCATGGTGCTCTCCGTGCGAGGGGTGGGATACCGAGTGCCCCCTCCGCGGCGGCACGGACGGCCCTTTCGTGGGCGCGCCACTGCAAGATCGTCAGAGAGACGACGCGGTCAAACCGCTCTGCGTACCGCATGTCTAGCGAGGGCTCTGCGCGCATCCAAGCCTCCCACGAAGAATAGCGCCCGCCTCGGCCCCACCAAGAGCGGTACCGAATCCAGCAGTAGGTGTCCCGTTGCCGCAATGCACGGATCTCCCCGGGGAGGCCTGTGGACACCCAACGCCCTTCCACGAATGCGTGGACCATCAGCGGGGCCGCCGTGCGCGGTGCGCAGGGATCACGCCGAAGAGTCGGCGCTGCTCCTCGAGAGGAAGCGTGTGAAGCGCCGCCGCCGCGGCTAGCGTGCGCTTGGTGAGGTATTGCCCGATTTCGTACAAAGGCCGGTTCAGGGCCTTGGCGTAGCGGGCCAGGCGGGCTCGGACGTGTGCCAGGTGCGCTTCTGCAAACGCCATGCGGGCGCTCGTCGGGGGCTCTCTGGGGAATAGATGTCTCATGCGCAATCCTCCTCTCGTGATAGTCTTCTACCGTGCCTCAAGTCCATATTACGGGCTCCCAGTGGGTCCAATCCCATATCTACCTTGGAGGCAAGCCGTTTTCCCTCGACGACTTCCCGTTCTACACGGACATCTACGATCAGGTGCATCAGGCGATGGTTCTGATGACCTGTCGACAGGTCGCCAAGTCGACGACGATCACGAATCTCATCACGCAGAACTCGTGCTTGCGGCCGCACTGGCGCAGTCTGTTTGTGGCGCCCACGCAGGAGCAGACAGCGCGTTTCAGCCAGACCCGTCTCAGCAAGGCACTGCATCTCAGCCCGCGCTTGCAGGGGCGCTGGGTGACGCCCGATCTCTCGAGCCGTGTTTTCCTCAAGATGTTCAAGAACGGCTCCGAAGTGGCGCTCTCGTACGCCTCTGACGACCCGGACCGTATCCGCGGCATCTCAGCCGACGAGGTTTTCTACGATGAGGTGCAGGACATCGTCTACGACGAGGTCATCCCGGTCGTCAACGAGGTGCTCTCACAGAGCGACTACAAGTTCGAGCGCTACTGCGGCACCCCCAAGACGATGGAGGCGTCGCTCGAGAAGCTCTGGCAGTGGAGCACGCAGACCGAGTGGATGATCCGGTGCCCCGGTTGCAGCAAGTTCTCCGCCCTCATCGACGACAAGTGCATTGGCAAGAACGGCCCGATCTGTGTCGCGTGCGGCGCCTACCTCGACGTCCGGGCCGGCATCTGGATCGATCACCAGGCCTATGGCCCGAGCCACCAAGGCAAGCAGCTCAAGGGCTACCACATCAGCCAGATGATGCTGCCGAAGAACGTGCCGATCTCGATGCCGGGGGACTCGCGGAGCCAGGAGCTCGCGCAGCGACGTTGGAAGAGCCTCCTCGACAAGTACGTGACGTACCCGCCGAGCAAGTTCAAGAACGAGGTCATCGGCCGCAGTGACTCGAAGGGCGCGCGGCTGCTCACGCGAGAAGAGCTCGAGGCCTTCTGCACCGACCGTGTGATCTCGGAGTACCCAGACCCCGGGCACACGTACGACTACCTCGTGGCAGGCGTCGACTGGTCTGGAGGCGGCGGTGAAGGTAACTCGCTCACGGCGCTTTGGATCTGGGGCGTACGGCGCGCGGGCGGGCTGCACCGCATCGTCCTCGACACCGTGTACTCCAAGATCTACTCCGAGAACAACCCCATCTCCGGACAGATCATCGAGGACATCATCACCAAACTGACACACTTCAACGTTGACCTGGTGATTGGTGACGCCGGCGGGGGCGCCCTCGCCAACGACTACCTGCAGGAGGCGTTGGGCAGGAACAAGGCTCGGCAGGTGCAGTACCGCCAGACCGCGAATGCCAGCGCCGGACGCCCTCCGTTCTACTGGAACAAGCTCGACCGGTACATGGCCGAGAAGACGACCATGATCGACCATTTCTTCGTTTACGTGAAGAACGGGGGCGTGCGGTACGCGAACGTGCCGCAGATGAGCGAAGCGTTCTCGCACATGCTTTCGGTCTACGAGGACCAGTCGAACAACGGGCAAAAGATCTGGAAGCGTACCACTGGCGAGCCCGACGACGCGCTGCACGCTCAGGTGTTCGGATGGATCGCGGCGAACGTAATCGTGGGTAACGGGATGTTCACCGAGGAGATCGGCTAGTCCGTTTTCCCTGATTACCCGGAGTAGATACTGCGGCTGCCAACGGCCATCCTGCGCGCAACCGCCATTTCAATGTAGTGACGCTGATTCCGACATCTCGCGCCCATTCGGTAGCAGGCTTTGTTGTATTTTCATGCGTGATTTGCAGCACATCTCTGCGGTTTTGCAGGTTCTCTTTTTGCGTAACCCAGCGGCAGTTTTCTTTGCAGTAGTTGCCATTTGTGTCGACCCGGTCAAGCTGGTATTTTGGAGGGCAGGGGCCCATGTCCGCCAGGAATGTGTGGATGTCGCCCCACTCCGGACACACGCAAATACCACGACCGCCGTAGTTGGCGTATCCCGTTGCGGCAGGGTTCGTACAGCGCCGATGCATATCTTTCCACTGCTGATATACGCGAGTGTTGCTCTTTCCGTGCACGTACCTGCGCGGTTTCGTCCGACGAGAACACGCGGAGCACATGTCGTTCCGTTCTAGATTGGATTTGGATTGCAACTTTTCGGTTCCGCATCCGGGACACGCTGCGCGAAACAGCGCTACGCCTCGTAGTGTGCGGTGTCCGGAGAAAACAGGATTTATCCAAGCTGTGGCAAAGGGCTCGGCCGTATTATTGCGCATAGTTATTACCTCCTAGGGTCTTTGAAGACGTGCTTCATGCGCGCCGAGCCCGCAGTACAGGGCATCCCTTAGGCACTTCGCGGGCACCAGGCATGGCGTGCCTCCCGGAGCTCGTCGCGGCGCTCAGACACCACCTCCAACAGTTCACCACCAAACACTGCGCCGGAGTACGGCACACCGGCGGATGCAAACGCTGTTGGGCGCAGAAAACGGCCGGAGGTAGTGCTCGGACTCTGCGCAAACTCCGCGTGCTCTATCGCGAGATCAAGGCAGGTGCGTCCGAACGTGTCGTATACCCAGCCCCGAGTTTCGACGTAGTCCGTGTGGAGCACAGAACGAAGCTGGACATGGGGCGACGTACTGATCCGCCATGCAGTTACGAAAGCGTGCTTCATTTTCTAGCCTCGCTCTTTTCGGTGGGCCAAGCGCCAGTGCACAGGAAAGACCCGCTTGCCTCCAAAGCAAGTCCCATGGATCTCAGGAGCGGCCAGGGAGTACGCGGAAGCGCTGGGCTTGTGTCGTCCCCGAGAGATCCACCGCAGGGGCGTGCCCAAGAGGCAGTTGTAGCGCGTGTGCAGTTCCGGACGGCCATGTACATCCCATTGCCACTCTCGGAGCTCTACGCGCCCATTACGCAGCCCCATGAGGCGCAGCTCCCCGGTGGAGGTTTTCACACGGCGCCAGGGGCCTATAAAGACATGCTTCATCGGACCGGTTGCGGTAGCGCTGCGCGCCGGCGTTGCAACTTCTCCCTAGGTGTCTGGTGCCCTACGCCGTCGAACTCCAGCCCTGGAGGGGCACTTCTGTGCGCGAATGCGGCGGGCCGTATTGCGTGCCCTGCGAGCCGTGCCCGCGTGTGGGCCGTCACGTACTGGCCTAAACGAAGGGAGGCTCGTCCGAACTCGTCGTACCCCCAGTACCGCGTTTCCGCGACACCTGCGTGCTTGCGACCCGGGGGTGTGTTGCAGAGTCGATTCTCTGTATGCGTGAGCAGCCCCCGCCCCCAAGCCTGTACAAATGCGTGTTTCATGGAGAGTCCTCCTTGAAGGCCGCGCGGCGCAGAAGCTGCGTTGTCTTGGGTGGCGTGCAGGATATTCCGCCAAAGTCCATCCCGTATTTAGGCACCCCGGGTTTTGCGTAACTGGCTTTGCGCTTCGCGCGCCCAGGGCTGGAAAACGCGCATCCCGTGAAAAGCCAGTGGGTGATCAGTTCGGCCCGCCCAAAGACATCCCACTCCCAGTACCGTACTTCACCAAGAGGAGGGTTGACGGACCCCCTTCCAAGTAACACTCGGATCTCGTCGGCGGGGCTGGCGCCGCGCCGCCACGGCCCCACGAAGGCGTGTTTCACTTCTCACCTCGCCGGAGTTTGTGGCTGCTGAGCCGCACAGTAAGCGGCGGAAGATAGCAATGTCCAAAGATGGACCCTGCGGGGGACGGACCACTTGCAGTATAGGATGAGCCGGGACGGGTCGGCACCGCAGGGCCCCCGGTGTGTCGCACGGAAGTTTCTTCAAAACGGAGCTGTTGACGTCCGAACATATCAAAGCACCATATTCGGGATTCTCGCCGTGCGTGCGTGTGCACAAAAAACCGCTCTTGTTCTACGCTCAAGTGCGTGGCACGCCACGGCCCCACAAAGGCGTGCTTCATGGTCGGGCCATGGCGTAGGCGCGCAGACGTTCGTGGATGTCCGGGCAGCGAACTCCCCCGAACCACCGCGTAACACGCATCCCTGCGGCACTGAACGTGTAACGCGGGCGTCCGCGCCGACGCAACAAGCCTCCAGGTAACAGGGTTGTCCGCGTCTTGTCTCGCGAGGCTACAAGTGTGTTCAAACTGACGCATGCCCGGCCAAACTCATCGTATTCCCATTCTCGGACCTCAAGTAGCCCATGCGAGAGGAGGCGCACGTCTTCGTGTGGGTATGTGCTGCCCTGCCAAGGCCCGACAAATGCATGTTTCATGGTCGATGCCTCCTTTCAGCCCGGCCGCAACCGATGGCGCCTAGCCCGCGCAGGCACCGATCGACAAAACACCCCGTTGAAGACGATCAGCTCCTCACCATAGACACCTGCCTGCGCAAAAGCAGGGAGAGCCTTCAAGCCGCCTGGAAGGCTGAAAGACGTCGAGGCTGCGCGCAAGCCGTCGTAGGGCATGATGACCCGCGTTCCACGCCCAAACGCGTCGTAGGCCCGGCAACGCGATTCCGTCCAGTGGTTGTGGGTTTGCCGGTACTGCCAATGCCCGTGCGGGTACACAACACACTGCCACGGTGTGCGCAAGAATATGTGCTTCATGGCGCTTTTTCCTGTGCACGGATGCGGCGTGTGAGACGCGCTGCTGGCCCTTGGTTCAGTTCGTCGCCAAACCACACTACCAGGGGCCACCGGATGCCGGCGTCAGCGTACGCGGGCGCGTATTCGAGGGGGCCCGAAGTGCCGACGCTTTTACGCAAAATCCCGCGACGTATTGGGGCTACGCAACTACGTCCGAATTCGTCATATGCAATGATCCGGCCCTCCCACCATCCGGAAGAGGTCTGGCGAAACTGCCCGTTCTTCAGCGCGCTCAGTCGCCACGCTCCAACACTTGTGTGCTTCATGTGCCTCCTTGTTATACGACGAATGCGTCCTCCTTCAACATCGTGAGGAGCTCTTGCTCTTCTACGACGCCCTCATCGATCTCTTGCCACAGGTGCTCGAGCCGGCCTGCGTTCTGCTGCAGATACTTCTCGAGCGGCATGAGCTCGCCGTAGGACGGTCCGACTTCCATGTCCATCTTGAACGGCACTGGGAGCCAGGGGTACTTCTCTTTGACCCGCGTTTCTCCGTAGTAGGCGAGCCAGGGCTGCAGGCTCTTGAGCAGGCGTTTGGGCCACTGCAGCACCAGCGAGTCGTGCACCGTCAGCAAGAGCCGCACGCCGTAGGTGTGCAGCGGACGGTGGATGCCCCATTCGGGCCAGGTCTGGTCACTTCGAATGATTTCATCGATCTCGACCAGGCGGTCGATGACGATGTCGCTCGAGGTGCTCTGGATCTTGAAGTTGCCGGCCTGGCGCTGGGCGCGGCTGCGATGCCGCGACACCTTTACGAGCGGGAATCGCCGACGACGCCCGAAGAACGTCTCGACGTACTGATCTCGCGCAACGAGGAAGTGCGTCTCTTCGATGTACTCTTTGATGGCAGGGAACATCCGGAAGAGCAGGTCGATGACATCCTGCGCCTCTTTCACGTCCTTGCCGATCGTCTCTGCGATCTTGTTCGCACCCGCACCGTAGAGGATGCCGAAGACGGTGCGCTTGATCTGGGTGCGAAGGGTGTCGAGCAGCTTCCGGTAGGCCGGGTCGGGGAGGAGGTCCTCTCGTCCGCGGTTCTCGAAGTCCTCGTACGGGTGCCCGAAGACCGTCGACGCGAAGAACGAGTGCATGTCGAGGCCGTTGTTGAGCGCCTCGATCAGCTTCGGGTCACGGGCATAGGCCGTGAATACCCGCACCTCGGCGCCTTTGTAGTCGGCGTTGACGACGACGAACTCGTCGGGGTCGTCTGAGATGAACAGCTTCTTGATCGAGAAGCCGCCGAGCTTGCTCGGGGTGTTCTGCAGGTTCTGGTCGGAGCTCGAAAGGCGTCCGGTGCCCGTACCGTTGATGTGGAACGAGGTGTGGAGTTTGCCGTCGCGCTTCGAGAGCACGCGCGTATTCACGAGGAACGTGTCGCGGGCCTTCAGCGCCTTCTTGTACAAGAAGAGCTGCTCGAGGAAATAGCTCTCCTTGCGCAGCACCTTCGTCGGCTTGCCTCGTTCGTCCCGCGCCGTGCCGTCGTCGTACACGATGTAGGGCATGAGCGCCTTCGCAGCGGTGCTCTCGGCGCCCTTCTTCGTCAGCTCCCGGCACTCGACCGGCGCCATTTGCGTGCCGTCCGGGTGGGTCCAGCGCGCATGGTAAAGCAGCCAGGCGAGGTGTGCGCCGCTGTTGATGTTGAAGGGAGCGCCGTTGACGTAGTGCGTCGGAGCCATCTTCACGAGCTCGGTCTTGGTGCGCTCGATGACCTCGGTGAGGCCCTTCTCGAGGACCTCGGCGTACTCGAGATCGATGCGCATCCCGTAGTACTCCATGCGTCCAAGGGCGCGGGAGGCGGGGATGCCGTGACTCTGCATGAGTTTGCGCGTGTTCGAGGCGAGCCCCTTGGCGCGGACCATGCGCCGGGCGTCGACCTCTCGGATGCGCTCGGTGCGGAGCAGCGTGGCGACCGACGCGTCCTCGGCCTCTCTGCGGAGCCGCTCGCCCTGCAGGAGGGTGAGCTGCCGTGTCACGTCGCCGTCGACCGCGCCATAGATCTGAAGCTCGCGCAGGGGCACCTTCTCGAACCCGGCGTCGGTCGTGAAGTCGCGTTCCTTCTTCGTCCGCGGGTCTTTGGGCTCCTCGGGGGCCTTGGCCAGCCGGGCAGGCTTCGCAGGCCGCGTCGACATCAGCAGGGGCTTCGGCGCTGGCTGGTAGGCCTCCCAGGCGCCCAGCGCCGCGTCATAGGCTTGCAAGGCCTGCGCGTACGCTGCGTCCGTTTCCTCGGTAGCCTCGCGCGCAGGCAGTTTCTTCGGCTTCTCTGGGCGCTTGCCCCGTTTGGGCAACGCCTCCCAGCCGGCAAGCGCGTCTCGGTACGTCGCCACTGTTGCCGCGTGCGCCGCGACCTGCTCTTCGTAGCGCGCCATCTCCTCGTCCCACGCGGCCTTCTCGACCTCGAAGGCCTGCAGCGCCGCGAGGTGCACCTGCAGCGCCTCGAGATACGCCGTATGCTCGAACGCCGGCATGGCACTGAGGGTGTCGAGCTTGTCCGAAAGCAGGGCGTACTCGGACTCGTCGACGGTCTCGAGGATGTCGAAGAGCTTGTCCTCGTACCCGCAGAAATGCGGCAGCCACACCGCAGTGAGGGCCTTGAGTCCGTAGTTGCCCTTCTTGTCCTCGTCGAGGAGGTGCTCGCCGACGAGGGTGCACCAACGCACGTTACGCACCGGCATGCCGTAGCGGAGTTCGATGAACTTGAGATCGAACTTCGCGTTGTGCAGCGTCTTGGGCTTCGGGGACGCGAGCAGCTCCCGAATCTTGACCTCGAGCTCGGGAAGACGGTCAAGATACTCGGGGGGCGCGTGGGGGTGGTCGAAGAGAATGGTTGCCGACTGGTGCTTGTCCCAAGCGAAGCAGAACGCGATGATCTTCGAGTCCGGCTTCTCCGCGCGCAGCGTTGTCGTCTCGGTGTCGATGCTCAGCAGCTGCGCGTCCTTCGCGTCGCCACCGTAGTCGAGGATCTCTTGGACGACTTCGAGAGCCTCATCCATGTCGACAGGCGTGCGGTAGAGCTTCGTGAGCTCCTCGAGCGACGTCGTGAGCCCGTGCCCACGCTCGAGCCGTTCGTAGCCGTTGATGAGGTCCTGCTTGAACGTCTCGTAGAGTCCTTGCGCGGCCGTCAGCGCCTTCTCGGAGAAGGTGACGAGCACGGGGGCGGAGAGCCCCGTCGCCTCGGGCTCGAGCACCCGGCCGCGCACGTCCGTGTGCTTCGACAAGATGCCGAGCTGCTTGAGCGCGGTGGCGCCGAACGCGACGATCAGCCGCGGCGTCACTTCTTCTACGACTTCCTTCAGCCGGGGCGCACAGGCGCGCAGGCAGGCGGCCGTGGGCTTTTCGTCGGGGTTCGCCGGAGCGCATTGCACAGCAGGCGCGATGCGGCGCGTGTACTTCTGGAAGGCCCGGTGAGCCTTGAAGATCTCGAAGAACGTCGTGCTCATCACGCTGGCGGTGGCGCCGGCGCTGCCGAAGTCCGCGGTGACGATGTCAGAAGCCTCAGGCTGCGTGAACACCATCAAGATGTCCGCGTGAAGCGTGTCTTTTCGAACAGGGAGGGAGACCCGCGTGCGTCCGCACTCGAGGCGCGGACAGGCGGCACACTTTGGGGGTTTCTGCATAGGGAGGTTCATAGAGAAAGGGGGTTAGTTATCCAGGCCTTCTACCACAACTTTGGGCTCTCTTGGGACGCGCTCGGGGATCACAGCGACGTCACACAGTTGCTTGTAGTCGCAGAACTGGCAGGCCTTTTTGGAGGGTTTGGGTTCGTACTCACGCAGACCTTCTGCGCGGTCTTTGAGTACCTTCAGCAGCCGCGGCTTGTATAGCTCCTTGATGCGGTTCGCGGGGTATGGCGGAGTCCACTCTACCTTCTCGAACGCTACGTAGTGCAGCGCCACCTGCACAGACCGCAGGTTGGGGATGTGCGCCTGCGCGAGCACCGCGTACGTCTCGAGCTGCAGCGCGTAGTAGTCGGGCGGCCGGAGCCTCCCGCTCTTGTGGTCGATGATGAGAACTCTCCCTCCACCGAGGACGAACGTGAGATCGAGAGCGCCGCGGAAGAGCGCGGCAGGGTCGTCGTAGCCGCAAGGTTTGTAGTCGTGGCCGATCGCCCACTGTTGTTCGAGCAGCATCTGCTCGACGGGCTGCTTGTCTTTGAAGCCATCGATACGGTTCAGGAATGCGATGATGGGCGGCAAGAGCTTACGCACCGACCGCTCTTCGGTCGTGGTGAGGCTCGGAAACTCCACGATAGACTCTTCGAGGGCTTGCAGTGGCGGCGTCCCCGCGAGAGCCTTCTCGAGCACTCGGTGCCCTACCGTGCCTACCTTGGCCGCAGAGCCTTCGTGACGGGGCTGTTTGTCGACGTAACGGTACTTGAACGCCCGGGGGCATCGCCCTGCGAGATCGCTCTTGCTGTGAGACCAAGGCGCATGGTTGTTGTAGTGGTCAGCCATAGCCACACAGTCTATAGGGCTTTGGGCTAAAAAGAAAGCCCCATGCACCCCTTTTTAGGGGGTACACAGGGCGTTCCTCGCTGCAGGCTATCTGCGGCTCAGAGCGTGCCCTCGAGATCGCCGTTGCCGTCCTTGCCGCTGCCGGCTCCGATGGCGTGGGTGGCCCCGTAGGCCTCACGTCGCGCGACGGCCAGGTCGTACTTCGCCTTCACCAGGGCGCCCAGCGCCGCGGCTCCCGCGAAGGATCCTCCCGAGACCTTCACGCCGGTGGGCTTGACCTTCGGAACGAAGTACTCCTGCCCGTTCGAGTTCTTGTCCTTGTCGACGGAGAGCTCCAGCACCGTCGCCCAGGTCGCAGGCGCCTGGTAGAACCGCTGGAAGGTCTTGCCGGTCTTCGCGGCGGTCTTGGCGAAGTTGAACGAGTACACCCCCGAGAAGTCCTCGAGCACCGCCGTGATGCCCCAGCCGCTCGAGCACTCGCTCTTCGCACCGTCGTCCCAGCGCGAGTACGGGCAGGCCTGGCACTCGCCGTACTTGCTGCCGTACTTGCCGTCGTTCGAGCTGCACTCCGGCGTCTCGCTGTTGGCGACGAAACGCGTACGCTTGCGGTGCTGGTGCAGCACGATCAAACGCAGGGTGTTCCCGAGCGTCTTGCCCTGGCTCGAGTAGTACATACCCGGCTTGCAGTCGTCCGGCACCTTGTCGGCCTTCGTCATGGCCTGGCGGATGTTGGCGGCAGGGACCGATGCGCCGCGGCTCGACTCGAGACCCTCGATGTGGGTCGCCGCGTAGGTCTGCATCTCGAGCAGGTGATCCTTGAGATCGGGGTACTGCTCGGCGGCGACCGCGAGGGCCTCGCCGGCAGCCATGATGCGTGTCTCGAAGGCCGATGCGTCGAACTGCACGTTGGGGCGTGCGAGGCTCGTACCGGGGGCGGCCCCCGTGGGTGCGAGCTCGAGGCTCTCCGACTCGACGAGTTCCGGAGTGCTGATCTCGATGTCCGCGTCTTCGGACGGCGCAGGGGTCTTGGTGTTCTTCGTGCTCATAGGCGTCTCTCACAGGGTAGGTAGAACTTGCAGGAGGGCTCCGGAGGCCCCATGCCCCCGTGGCCCATTCGGGTCACTTCTTGGGCTTCTTGGGGGCCTTCGGGGCCTTGGCTGCCTTCTCCTTCTTCGGCTTCTCGGCCTTGGGAGCCTTGGCTGCCTTCTCCTTCTTCGGTTTCTCGGCCTTGGGAGCCTTGGAGGCCTTCGCGGGCTTCTCGGCCTTGGGCGGCTTCGGAGCCTTGGGGGCCTCCGTGGGCTTCTCGGCCTTGGGCGGCTTCGGAGCCTTGGCCTTCTTCGGCTTCGAGGCCTTCTTGGCCGCCTTCTCGGCCTTCGCCGCGGCCTTGGCCTCCGCCTCGGCCAGCGCCTGCTCGGCCGCAGAGGCCTCCTTGACGGTGACGTAGGTCTGGCTGATCGAGAGCTTCTCGAAGGTGAGTTCGCCGTTCATGACCTTGAAGGCCGCCGCGAGCGCGTTGTAGAAGTCGCGCTCCTTCGCCGTCTTGGCCGTGTGCGCACGCACGTAGACGTGGGGCACGAAGCCCGCCAGCGTCTGCCGCGACGGCTTGCCCGTGTTCGCGTACTCGCGCTTCTTGCCCTTGGCCTTCACGTCGGCCTTGAGCGCCTTGCGCGCCTCCTTCTTGCTGCCGCCCGCCGCCTGGACCTGCGCGCTGAACGCCTTGAAGGCCGCCGCCTGGGCATCGTCGTCGAGGGTGACGAACTGCACGAGGTCGTGCGTGTAGAGCTCGCCCGCCCGCCACGCGTCGTGGATCTCGGGGATGAGCTTCTGGAAGCTCAGCAGCTCGGCGACACGCGGCTGTTGGATGCGCAGGACGCTCGCGATCTCGTACTGATCTTGGTACTGCGACCGCTTCACGGCTTCGAGGTAGTACTCGTACGGCGTGAGCTTCTGTCGGTGCGTGTTCGAGATCACCGCGGTGTCGCGGAGCTCGCCGGCGTCGCCCGCGGTCTCGTTGATGCTCAGCTTGCCGTTCGAGACGATCTCCTCGAACGCGGCGACCTCGTCGGGGTCCGTGCTGTTGCGCAACAGCTCGAGCGCGGTGTAGCGATGCATCCCGTCGACGACGAGCCACACCTCCTCGCCCATGCCGTCGTCGCCCGGACGCACCGTGAAGACGCACTTGATCTCTTCGAGCAGGCCGCGACTCTTGCCGGCGACCTTCTGCAGCATGCTCGCCTTCAGCTCCTGGACGAACTCCGGGTTGATGGCGCGGTGGTTCGTCGCGTACTCGCAGACGATCGACTTGTAGGGAACCTTCTTCGACATAGAACTCACTCAGAGGTAGGGGTTACGCGGCCGATGCCGCACGAAAATGGAGAGACTTGAGGAACGACAGAATGGCGTGCAGATGTTGCTTGTAGTCGGGGTGATCTTTCATCAGTTGCCGCAGCAGCTTCTCGAGGTTCCGGAGCTCGTCCCGAAACCCCTCCGCGAAGGAGGGGGCTGCGAGAATGCCCGAGAGGAGAACCAGCGCCTTCGACAAGACGCGCGCGGCAGGGTGACGGGCGTTGCGAAGGAGGACACTCCCTAGCAGCACAGCGGTTTGAGCAAGGATCTGGGTGGCAGGATGCCCCCAGGCGGCACGTAGCTGATCTCTCGTAGGACGCATGTTCCCTCTCACGAGGGCCCAGGGCCCTCAGGAGTTCTCGGCGACGTCCCGCTTCGGGAGGCGTCGCACACCGGTAGGTTCCACCCCGTCGGTGCTGTGCGCGTCGGTCACGTCTCCATGGCGCGGGCAGTACGGGGCGCCATCGCGGACCTCCATGGGAGAGTCACAACGAGGGCAGCTGACGGCGTACTTGTCCATAGGAGACCTACTTGAGGAGAGGAGCGTTGAATGAGGCTTTGAGGGGAGCTTTGAGGGTAGCGGAGGGACAGGGGCGAGGGAAGGGGCGTAGGCCCCCTACCTCACTCCTTGGTCGGCGCGTCGGGCGCCGCGGCGGCCTCACGCGGGCCGCGCGTCTTCGGCTCCTTCAGCTCGAAGACGCGCTCCTGCAGGAGGTCGTTGATGAGCCGGTGGATGCCGTCGTCGTTCTTCGTGTGCACGGTCGGGAGGATGAACGTCTGGCCTCGGTACGAGATCACGAGGTCGGGTGCGCCCGCCCCGAGATCTTCGAAGCCCTTCTTGACGCTCGCCGCGGTGCGCGTCTTGAACTCCTGCTGGTCGATGAACGTCTGCGCCTCGGCGAGAGGCAGCCGGACCGCGTAGTCCTTCTTCTTGCGCGAGCAGTGCATGGAGACGGAGACTTCGATCTTCGAGTTGTCGGTCATGTCGTGACTTCTTTGCGTGTGAGGGGGGGTTCATGGATTCAAGGAAGAAAGCGAGAGAGCGAGCAACCCGCGCGCTGAGTGGGTACGACGGGAAGAGGGACCCGCCCTCCCGCTTTCTTCCTTGAATGATGCGACTATTCGAGAAGTTTGTAGATGCTGTCGGCGAACTGTTTCAGTGAAGCACGGCCGAGTTCGAGCTGCAAGAGGCGCTCGCGCCCGTGGAAATCGCGCAGCAAGATCGTGGCGACTTCCTTCGGGGCATGCTCAGGGTCGTCGCTCCAGGCGACGACGAGCCGTGCGTTCGGGTGCAGAGTCGTGGCGTTCTTCCACACGCGAGCGAGCAGGTAGAGCTCCTGCTGGTGCAGGGGCACCGGAGTCGTGATCGCTTCCCGGATGTGCGCGGGGAGCTTCGACAGGTCTGCGCGCTGCGGCGAGGGCTTCTGGTATTTGTGTGGAAGTTCGGGCATGGGACTCAGTTCGGGTCAGGACGGTCGTCACCGCACAGCGCCCGGAGCCACCGCCAGGGGCTCATGGCCAGGTACCCGCGCACCGTGTGCACCGGCACGCGGGTACTCACCTCGAGCAGCACCATGCCGTTCGCAGGGTCCTGGCGGATGCGCCGCGAGCCTGTGCTCGTGGGCATGACGAAACTACCGTCGCGGTCTTCGTAGGCGCGAGGCACGCGCCGTGCTGCAGCTGCGAAGGTGTCCCAGTGGGTCATGGGCTCAGTGTCGTTGATGCGGAAACGGTGCGCAAGCATAAGGTTCGATCGGGTCAGTTGAGAGAGTGCTTTTCGGGGGTTTCGTTCGGGGTCACGGAGTAGGCCCCCGGCATGGTCTCCGCGGTGCTCACGAAGTCCTCGAGCTCGGCCTCGGCAACGCCGGGGAACGCGCCGCACTCGACGAGCGTCTCGATGGCGCAGACGGCGCCCTGGTAGGCCCCCGTGACGACGTGCTTGGGGAGGGCAACCTCGCCTGTGGCATCGTACTGCGCGTCCGTGAGCGCGAGCACGAGCGTCTGCATGATCAACGTGTGCACCTCACGCAAGCGCCCCTGCCCTTCGACGAGGGAGATCGTGGCCGCGTCCGGGTCGCAGCAGCCGAGGTACTCGAGGTCGTCCTGTGTGGGCAGCGCGGCCTCACGTTTCACCGTGAAGCCCCCTCCGAGTGCGACGACCTGTGGCAGCTTCAGAATCGGCTCGTCGGGCGAGAGCGTTCGATCGGCGGCTTCTGCGATCTCGAGGCGCCCGAGCAGCTGCACGAGGCGCGCAGGAGAGGCTGCTGCGAAGAATGCGGCACGAGCTTCCGGGGAGACGTGAGGGTTCGTCTGCCACGTCTCCGGGTCTCCCAGAGCCAACAACGCGTTTTTCAGATCCTCGAACAGGTTGCTCATCGCTTCTTGCCTCGGCAGTCGCTCCAGTAGGGGCACCAGTCGAGCGTGCACCACCAGTTGTCCGGCATGGTCAGCGGGAACCGCCCCGCGGCCACGTCCCGCGCCACGTTCGCGACGATGTCGATCGCGTGGGCGCGGTCCTCGAGCGTGCGCTTCGCGCTCATGCGGAAGTAGCGTGAGCCCATCGTCTTGGTCGGCTTGACGAGCTGGTCGATGCGGACGTCGGGCACGTCCTCGAACTCGGCGTAGATCGAGAGCTGCAGGCTGTTGTCGGCCTCGGCCTGCCCGCCCTTCTTGCGCTTCGTCTTGAAGTCGATGACGCGCCCCGGCTCGGTGAGATCGATGACGCCCATGAACGGCACCGGCTCGCTGCCATCCTTGGGGTCGAGCATCTTGCGCACGACCTTCTCGACGCCGGTCGGGTACACACCCGGCATGCGCTCTTTGGTGTCGTGGTCGATGTACGTTCCCGTGGCGCCCTTGTAGTAGGTGCGCACGAGGTCGATGCCGACGTCCTTGATCTTGCCGACGCTGACGTCGTCCTCGGCGATCACCACATCGGTCTTGAACTGCTCTTCGTGCGCAGCGGCGTAGTGGTCCTCGACGAACTCGAGGGGCGGCGCCTTCGCCGTGAACATGATGAACTCGTTGAGCTTCTCCGCAGCCTTGTGCACTGCGGAGCCCTGCGCCATATAGCTATTTTTCGGCACGGGCTTTTCCATGAGGTAGCGGAACTCGTAGGCTTTTCCGCACTTCATGAACTGCGTCACCTGGGACACTGAGAGGTAGCCGCGGGGCAGCCGGTCCCTGTAGGTGTCCGCGGTCTTTTCGAGGCCGAGGATGCCGTCTTCGTTGTCGATGTCTTCGAGCATGTCTCTCTCAGGCGTGGAGGAAAATCATGCAGCGCCACGCGGCCGCCGTGCCACGTTCTGCGCCCCATGACTCTGGTCTTTGAGCTTTGCGAGGTGCTCTGCCTCGAGCTTTTGGCTCTCTACGAGGATCTCTGCGAGCTCTTCCGTGATGGAGCGCTCGGGAGGCTTCATGTTCTCTCCGATGACGTCGATGCTTTCATCCTCGGGGCCATAGAGGTTGGGCACCGGGGTGGCGCGCGGTGCTGGTGCCGCGGTAGTTGCGGGCTGCGGGGGGTGAGGAGCCTCTTCTACCGTGAGAGCCTCTTCTTTTCGGGACACACGATGCACAGGGACCTCCGGGGGAACGAGCTCGGCAGTGATTTCGAGGTGCATGCCCGTGAACACCTGCTCCATCGCGGTGACGGCGTCTTCGTGCGACACACGAAACCCGCGACGGTCGAGTCCTTCGATCAGGAATGCGAGTAGTTCTTCTTTCTTGATGCGTACGACGATCTCCATAGGGTGCCTCGGGTCAGGGGATAGGAACGAGCTTAGCCACGATTCGTAGAACAGAGCCGTCGCAGGTGCACGGCGCCTTGGCATTGGGCCGGATTTGTGCGTGCTTTTCGCACGCAGTCCCTGCTTCGCCGCGCTCTCCGGTAATCATGGCTTCGATATCGATTTTCTGGTCAAGAGCCGCGGCCTTGTCGAAGTCGGTGGTGTCGAGGGCAAGTAAGCGGAATACTGTGGTTTTCTTGTCCTGACCGATGCGATAGTTTCGGGCCTTGCTTTGTAGGTACTGCTCAAGGCTCCAGGGGAGCGAGAAGTATACCATGTAATTCGCGGCGTTGAGCGTCACACCGATGCCGGAAGCGACCTGGCCCAAATAAACTCGAATCGCAGGATCTGTGTTGAATTGGTGCATCGCACCCTCGAAGGCTTCCGTGGACATTCCGCCCTGGACGCGTACGAAGGGTACCCCGGCCTTCTTGAGGTGCGCTGCGATCAGGTCGAGCTCTGCGATGTACCGCGTCCAGACGATGACTTTGTTCTTGGCGTCTTCGAGGAGATCTTCGAGCAGGTCTGCGAACGTGTCGAGGCGCGCATTCTTCTCGAAGATCTCCTTCTCGAGCGTCGGCTGGTGCACGAACTCGCAGCGTCGCGTGAACGGGCGCACCTTCGCCTCGACGCATGCAACGAGATTCTTGCATCCGTTGCAGAACCCTGGGTTGTCGAACGTGCGGTGCACGAACCCGCTCGTGATCTGCTCGAGCTTGTTGAGCTGCGTGATGGGCTCGGTCGCGAGCACATACGCGTCCTTGAGCGTAGGCCCGCTCGCCTGGGACAGCTGGCCATCGAGCAGGGCGTGGCGAACGCTCTCACCTACTTCGTCGCCCTTGTTCTCGATGATCGCGTTGTACAGGGCACGCTGCGGCCCGTAGACCGCGAAGGGCACGTCGATGATGCGCTGCTCGGGCAAGTCGAGGCACTCCTCCTGCGTCTTGCGCAGGCACACCTCTCCGACACGGTCGTTGAGATCGTCGAGGTTCTTGAAGCCGAGCACCGTCTTGGGCTTGCCTTGTCGCAGCTCTTCCGGCGGGAACGTCACGTAGGCCTTCTTGTAGTCGAGCCACGACTCCGCCGCAAAGTAGTTGCCGAGGAATCGCAGCTGCGCATAGAGGTTCAACGGAGAGCCGAGCGAGGGCGTGCCCGAGAGTAGTACGCGCCCCGCGGCGCGCTCACTGAGCATGAGCGCTGCCTTCGTACGGATGCTGTGGATGGCCTTGATGCGGTGCGACTCGTCCGCCACGATCCTGCGGTACTTCACGCGCAGCAGCGCCGGAGCGAGACGCACCGCCGTCTCGTAGGTGACGATGGTCGCTGCAGGGGCACGCTCCTGAATCTGCGTGAGCAGCGCCTCTTTCTGCTTCGGCGTGCCCGAGAGCACCACGGTGTCCGTAATGCCTCCGTGCGTGACGAACTCACGCGCCCACGTCCGCAGCACGACCCGCGGGCACAGAATGAGCATGGGGTCGAGCGTTGCGCGGTACAGGTCGACCGTGATCTTGCACTTCCCGAGCCCGGGATCATAGAAGAGGCCTGCGCGAGGGTGCTTGAGCAGCCACTCGAGGCCGGCGCGCTGGTGGGCGAAGGGCTCTGTGATGAACGTGAAGCCCTCGGGGAGCTTCGGAGGGTGCCGGAGCTCCTGGAGCAGCGCGAGCGCGGCGGGGCTCGCCGTGAGCCCCTTCACGACCTTCTTGAGGTCGGAGACGACCTTGTCGTGCACCGGTGCGAACGCAGGGAAGAACCACCGACCGTGGCCCTTGATGAAGGTGGCGCCGTAGACCTCGGTGACACGCGGAGGAATCAGCCCCTCGAGATAGAACACGGAGGTGTGGTTCAGCTGGGTGGTATGGAGGACCGCGGACATCAGGGTTCTTTCCGGGAACGAGAACGGAAACGGTCGAGAGAGTGTAACTTCCTGGCGGCAGTCTGGGGGAGACTTTTCCGCGGTACGTGTGCTAGTCTGCCGCCATGTCCTCGGATTTCAGCATCGGCGATTACGCACGGCACGGGGCGGCGCACCCGAACCCCACGTACGACTTCCTGTCGGGCTTCGCGCCGCGGAAGATCAAGGACTTGTTTCGCTGGAGCGAGTACCTCTACGCGAACGCCCCCGCGATCTTCGCGGCGCTCCAGAAGTTGAGCGCATACCCGGTGACCGAGGTGAAGGTCGCGGCGGAAGGCGCAGCGCGAAAGGACGTCTGGGAGGACCTCCTCACCGACACCCTCGACGTGCGCAACCATGCGATTCTGACGAACCTCGACCGACGGCTGTATGGCAACTCGTTCACATCGATCTACAAGCCGTTCGTACGCACGCTGTGCTGCAATCACCAGGACTGCAAGAAGCTGACGGGCATCACGCACGTCAAGTACACGTTCCAGCTCAAGACGATGAAGTTCAAATACACGTGCGCGGCGTGTAAGCGAGCGACCGTCGGCGACATCCGCGACCTGAAGAGCGTCGACCGCACGAAGATCTCGCTCATCCGCTGGGCCCCTGCGCTCATCGACATCAACTACAACCCGATCACGGGGCGTAGCGAGTACTACTACACGATTCCGTCGGACATCCGGACCAAGGTGGAAAAGGGCGACCCCCACCTGATGGCCACGATTCCGCTCGAGTTCCTGAAGGCGATTCAAGCGAAGAAGACCTTCAAGTTCTCGCCAGATCAGATCTTCCACATGAAGATGCCGGCGCCGGCGGGCATCGACGCGCAGTGGGGTCTGCCGCCCCTCGTGTCGACCATCAAGCTCTTCTTCTATGCTGCAGTGCTCCGCAAGGCGAACGAAGCGATCGCGCTCGACCACATCGTGCCATTCCGCGTGCTGCACCCCGCGCCGATCTCAGGCAACGCGGACCCGGCGGAGCGCCTGAACATGGCGAACTGGCAGGCGCAGCTCGAGTCCAACATCAAGCAGTGGCGCCGTGACCCCCTGCACATCATGTTCGCGCCCGCGGCGCTTGGCGTGACGATGATGGGCGGGCAGGGCCGCTCGCTGCTCACGCTCGGCGAAGTGAAGGACGCCGAAGACGCGATCATCGCGGCGCTCGGCGTACCCCGCGAGTTCCTCTACGGAGGGCTCACGGTGACGGGCAGCGCCATCACCCTGCGCATGCTCGAGAACCAGCTCGAGAGTGACGCCAAGCAGCTCAACGACCAGCTGGCGTGGATCATCCGGCAGCTCTCCGTGTTCCTCGAGATGCCGAAGGTGAAGGCGCGCTTCGTGCCCTTCAAGCTCGTCGACGACACCGAGCAGAAGATGGCGCTCCTGAACCTCCAGCAGGTGACGGGCGGCGCGATCTCGAACAGCCGACTCATGGAGGGCTACTCGGATCTCGACCTCGACGATGAGCGCAAGAAGAAGGAAGAGGAGGCTCTCGCACAGGCGAAGAGCGACGCCGATCTTCAGCAGAAGATGCAGCGGCTGCAGACCAGCGCGAGCGCGCAGGCCGAGCAGAGCGCGCAGATGGGCGCGGGACTCGGGTACAACCCGACTGCGGTCATCCAGCAAGCCGACCAGTACGTGCAGCAGTTCACGCAGATGGACCCAGGTACTCGGCAGTCCCAGATGGACCAGCTGTCCCAGACCGACCCCGTGATGTACGCGGTTGTGAAGGACCGTATGGAAGCCAACGCGCAGTCCATGAAACACCAGGCGGTCACACAGGCGCGCGCAGGTGGCGCGCCTATCTGAGCCGTTCCCCGTATTCCTCTAGAGGCAGGCCATGTTCAGCAAAGCCATCGAAGACGCGCAGAAGGTCCCTGCAGGGGCCCCTGGCGCCGCGCCCGCAGATCCGTTCGATCTCTTCGCGACCTCCGTGAAGCCTGAGATCCCCGACACGTTGGTCGACACGTCGCCCGCGCCCGGCACCATCCCAGGGTCTCCCCGCATCCAGCTCGACTACTACGCGCGCCGCTTCTTCATCGGACGCGAGCTCGTCGCCATCGACGAGAACCAAAAGATCTACGAGCCCGTCGACGAGACTCCGGAGCTCAAGGAGGTCATGGATCTGTGCTTGCAAGGCAAAGCCATGATCCTCAAACGCCTCGAAAGCATCGGACAGTCCGGGTCCGTGTGCATCTGGATGGAGTGGGGCGTGTACAAGACGCCTGTTGCCACGACGCCCGCCGAGCGGGGGTACATGACGCTGAGCGAGCTCAAATCCCCGCACGTGCACACGCCGGAGTTCGAGGGGGCGCAGAAGCCCCAGAAGTCGCAGGAACCCCTCCCGTCGGACCCGGAAGCCGTCAGCGCCTTCCCTCCCGAAGATGCGCCGGAGGAGCTCGAGGAAGAGGCAGAAGAAGATCGAAGCGCAGGCGCGGACGAAGAGGACTGGGATGCACCCGATCCCGACGCGCCGACGGGAACCCCTGACCCGGACGCCGAGGTCATCGACGAACCGGCGAAAACGCCCAAGACCTCTCCGAGCTAAAGCCGAGGGCGCTCGATGTCTCACGACCCCGGCATCGGCTATCCGCACGCGCATGCGCGTGTCGTATTAGCCGAGCGGGATCGTGTCGATATCCACGTGCTCGTCTCCTGGTTTTTGGTGGACAGACATCGCTCACCCCGTGATGGGGGTCGCGATGGGCGGCGCCGCGAGGCGTGCCTCGAGCTCTTCTTTGAGATGGGTGCGCGGCGGGTGCGCCGCGCCGTGCTGCTTGCGAGGCCGCATCCGCTTGCGCGGCTTCGAGTCCCGGAAACACGGCTCGCACAGCTTGCGCGGCACGTAGCTCTTCGTGCGCATGTGACTGCGCAGCGCCTGTCCGGCGGTGACGCACTCGAGGCCTCCGCAGCACGTGCACACGTACGTCTCGACGACGGTCGCGGCCTCGAGCTGCCCGAGGATCATCGGGTCGTTCACGTTGAAGTACCGCGTCGGCATGACCTCGCGGAAGCACCCACAGAGGGTGCCCGGGGGCCGTTCGCTGCCGCAGACGAAGCAATCGTGCTTCGACAGGTCGTCCTGTCGGAACGCGCTGCTCCAGAGCTCGCCGTGTGCACGCAGGGCCTCGACGGTCACCTGGACTCCGGCGTAGCTGAGCTCGACGCGGAGGCGCTCTTCCTGTCCGAGGAAGAATGCCGCGACGCAGCGACGTGCGAAGGTCAGAGAGTCGTAGGTTGCAGGAATGCTCATGCTGGGTCTCCTGGTATCTTGATTGGGGAGTACGCTCTCTTTTACCCTGCGAAGTGCCGTTTTTCGGACGCGGCAATCGCCTTGTTTTCAGGGGGTATGAGAGGGTAGACTGGGCCATGGCCTCGGACCGTACCCCTCCTGTCTCCGCCGCTCCCGCCGGCCTGCGCCCTGTCGTTATCAGTGCCCGTGAGAAGCGAGAGCTTCTGCGCGAGAAGACGCTCGAGGGGCTGCAGAGCCTGTTTCCGATCTTGGGGCGGTCGCACGACCTGCACCTGATCTCGGCGGCGGTGAAGCCCACGACGTATTCGAGCAATGAACAGAAGCGTGCGATCCTCGAAGGCCGCACGCTGTCCGAGCCCATCGTCGGTCGTCTGGTGCTCAAGGACAAGGCGGGCGCAGTCGTCGACACGAAGGACAAGCACATCCTCGCGCACCTGCCGTACTTCACCGAGCGCCACACGATGATCGTCGGGGGCAACGAGTACGAGGTACCGAACCAGCTCCGGCTCAAGCCCGGCGTCTACACCCGCGAGCGCGGCAACGGCGAGTACGAGGCTGCGTTCAACCTGAGCAAGGGCGAGAACTTCCGACTGTCGATGGACCCCGAGACCGGCAAGATGAGTGCGGAGTTCGCTACGACGACCGCGCCGCTATACCCCCTTCTGCGCGCGCTCGGTGTGCAGGACACGACCGTGCGGCAGCACTGGGGCGCAGATCTCCTCGACGCGAACAAGAAGAGCGCAGGCAAGGAAGAAGCGGTGCTGAACAAGCTCGTCGCGCGCTTCCGCAAGCCGAAGGACGCGATGCCGTCGACGCTCGAAGGCAAGCGCGCGTTCGTGCAGAACTACTTCGACGGCACGCGCATGAGCACGCAGGTGACCGAGCGGACGCTGGGCAAGGGCTACGATCGCGTGACTCCGGACGCGCTGTTGCGCGCCTCGCAGAAGCTGCTCGAGGTGCATCGCGGTGAGGCGGAGGAAGATGACCGCGACTCGCTCGAGTTCAAGACCATCCACAGCGTCGAGGACTTCTTCAAGGAGCGCCTCGAGAAAGACGCGAAGTACTCCGTCAACAACAAGCTCATCCACAAGATGAACCAGAGCAAGACGAAGCAGATCAAGGGCTTCATGCCGAACGCGGCGTACACGCGGCCGTTGACGTCGTTCCTCACGAGCAGCGCGATCTCTGCGATCCCCACGCAGTTCAACCCGATCGAGCTCATCGATCACGCCGCAAAAGTCACCTCACTCGGCGAGGGCGGCATCACGGCCGACCGCGCGATCCCGTTCGAGGCCCGCAAGGTGCACGGCACGCACTACGGCGTGCTCGACATCGTGCGCACGCCCGAGTCGGGGCATGCTGGCATCGACCTACGCGCTGCGATGGGCGCCTACCGCGACTCGGCGGGCGAACTCTACGCACACATGAAGGACACCCGCACGGGCAAGCACGCGCCGGTGCGTGTGACGACGCTCGCACGGAGCTCTGTCGGCTTTGCAGGACAGGGCGAGTCGAGCGCGAAGATGGACGCGCTCAAAGGCTCGAACGCAGTGTCGCTCGACCGCAAGAAGGTCGACTACGTCCTCGCCGATCACACGCACCAGTTCTCGCCCGCGACGGCGCTCGTCCCGTTCCTTGATGGGATGCAGATGAACCGTGCCATCATGGGCAGCAAGTTCCAGACGCAGGCGCTGCCGCTGCTCGAGCGCGAAGTGCCGTTCATTCAGGCCCAGGCGCCCCGCGCTGGACACAGCATGGAGCGTGAGGTTGCGCGGCTCACCGTGCCCACCTCGTCTGTGCACGGCACCGTCGAGAAGATCGACGCGGACTACATCTACATCCGGCCGCATGCGGAGAAGCACGCTGCCGTCTCTGACGACCTCATCGAAGCGCCTGCGCGAGAGACAACTCCTGAAGAGACGCTCTGGGCCAAGCAGGCGGCTTACGAGGACTACGACCTCGACGAAGAAGACGGCCTCGACGATCTCGCAATCACGCCTCCGGAGCATCTCTCGGACGCGAAGATCGCGTCTTCGGACACGGGGCTCATCAAGCTCCCGTACGACACGCACTTCCCCCTCGCGGCGAAGACGTACTTGCACAATGACGTCACGGCGAAGGTGGGAGACACGGTTACGCCGGGGCAGACGCTCGCCGAGAGCAACTTCACCCGCAACGGCACGATGGCGCTCGGTAAGAACCTGTCGGTCGCGTACCTCGCCTACTACGGAAAAAACAGCAACGACGCGGTCGTGATTTCGGAGGCGGCCGCGAAGAAGCTGACGAGCGAGCACATGTACAAGGAGGTCCTGCGCAAGGGACCTGACACGCTCCAGGGCAAGGCGAAGTACATGGCGTATTTCGGCATGCGCTTCACGAAGGCGCAGCTCGACAAGCTCGACGACAACGGTGTGGCGAAGCCGGGGGCGCACTTCAGCCCTGGCGACCCTATCGTGCTCGCGCTCGAGAAAGCGACGCCCTCTCCCGAGGCCGCAATGCTCGGGCACCTGCACAAGAGCCTCGTGAAGCCCTACCGTGACGCAGCGGTGATGTGGGAGCACCACACGGACGGGGAGGCGATCGATGCGGTGAACGCCGCGCGGCAGGTCGTCGTCACGGTGCGCACGCACGAGGCCATGAAGATCGGCGACAAGCTCGCGAACCGCTTCGGCGGCAAGGGCGTCGTGTCCGAGATCATCCCGCAGCACAAGATGGTGCAGGACGAAGCCGGCAAGCCGATCGACGTGCTCTTCACGAGCGCGGGCATCATCTCGCGCATCAACCCCGCGCAGGTCGTCGAAGGTGCCCTGGGCAAGGTGGTCGAGAAGACAGGCAAGCCGCTCGTCATCCCGCAGTTCCAGGACCACAGCAACGTCGAGTACGCAAAGAAGCTGCTGAAGGAACACGGCATCTCCGACAAGGAGACGGTCTATGACCCGGTCTCGGGGCGCAGCATCCCGAAGGTGTTCGTCGGACGCAGCTACATCCTCAAGCTCTTCAAGAGCGGCGAGACGAACTACGCAGCACGCGGCGTCACGAGCTACGACGTGAACCTGCAGCCGACCAAGGGCGGCGACGAAGGTGCGAAAGGCCTTGGCAAGATGGAGATCAACACGCTGCTCGCGCACAACGCGCGCAACGTGCTCAAGGACGTGCTCACCGTGAAGTCCGAGAAGTCGGACGAGTACTGGCGTGCGCTCGAGTTCGGGCTGCCGCCGCCGGCGCCGAAGACGCCGTTCGTCACGCAGAAGTTCAACGCAATGCTCACCGGCGCCGGCATCAACGTCGACAAGCGCGGCAGCATCGTCGGTATCCATGCGCTGACCGATGCGCACGTGAAGGGGCTCTCGAGCGGCGCGCTCACGCTGCCGGAGCTCGAGAAGAGCAAGAGCTTCATGGTCACGTCGAAGAACCTGAAGCCCGAGACCGGCGGCCTGTTCGACCCCGTGCGTACCGGCGGGCTGTCGGGCACGCGATGGTCGCACATCGAGCTGCCCGAGGCTTCGGTGAGCCCCGTGTTCGAGGAGCCCGTACGGCGCCTCCTCGGCCTCACCAAGGCGAGCCTCGAGAAGGAGCTGATGGACAAGGGCGGCGACGCCCTCAAGAAGAAGCTCAACCGCCTCGACCTCGACAAGCTCGAGACCGAGCTCGAGGACAAGACGCGCACGGCACGCGCCTCGGCGCTCGACGACGTCGTCAAGCAGCTGAAGTACGTCCGCGCGCTGAAGTCGCACGGCGTGAAGGCCGGCGACGCGTATTTCCCGACGCTCGTGCCGGTCATCCCGCCCATCATGCGGCCGATCCTGCCGAGCCAGCGCTCGGGAGAGCTTCAGATCTCAGATGCGAACTACCTCTACCGCGACGTGGCGCTGGCCGCAGCGGGCCTGAAGGCCGCGAAGGAGACCGAGCTCCCCGAGCTCATCGGCTCCGCACGCAAGCACCTCTACGACGCCCACGCAGCGCTCGCAGGCACCCGCGAGCCCACATCACCGCAGCTTCAAGGCCGCGGCGTGAAGGGCTTCGTCACGCAGGTGACCGGCGCAGGCAGCCCGAAGAGCGGCTTCCTCTTCAAGAAGATCTTGAAGCGGCAGCAAGACCTATCGGGCCGCGCCACCGCGACGCCCGACAACACCCTCGACATGGACCAGATCGGGGTGCCCGAGGACATGCTCTGGAAGACGTACGACAAGTTCGTCATGAAGGGCCTCATCGGGCAGGGCTACGCCGCGACCCGCGCACAGGAGATGGTGCAGGAGCGCCACCCTGCCGCGAAGGTCGTCTTCGACCGAGAGCTAAAAGAACGGCCGGTGTTCGTGAATCGAGCACCGTCGCTCCATAAGCACAACTTCGTGGCCGCCTTCCCTGTAGCGGTTTCTGGGACCTCATTCCGCGTGAACCCCTTCATCGAGAAGGGCATGAACCTCGACTTCGACGGCGACGCCATGCAGCTGCATGTGCCGGTATCCCCGAAGGCCGTCGAGGAGGCCAAGAACCTCACGCTGAGTAAGCTCCTGTTCACCGACAAGGCCCGGGGCGATCTCATCATCTTCCCACAGCACGAAGCCATCATCGGCGCCTACCTTGCTACTTCGGGCGCCGCGAAGGGCGCTTCGAAGAAGTTCAAGGACAAGGCAGCCGCGATGGCCGCGTACAAGCGGGGCGAGATCACCCTCGAGACTCCCATCGAGATCGGCTGAACTACTTCGCCCATCTCTCGCGCATGCACCCGGGCCACAAGCCTTCCAGCTCGAGGAACTCCGAGATCGTGCGCTGCACCACCGTGACGATCATGTGTTCGTCTTCGAGGCGCACTGAAAGAGCAAGCGCAGCACGGATGTCCGCATGCCTGGTTCGCGGCTGCTCCGCGAGGGCGTTCTGCGTGATGACCTCATCGAAACGATCTCCGCAGGCGTTGTTGAACACACGAAGTGCGGCTACTGTGGCGCGCCGCTTCTCTTGATCGTGCAGCTTCTGCCGGAATGGTCCGTTGATTCGATACGCTCTCTCGTGATAGATGTTGGGCAGCCCTACGAGGGTTGTCGGCGTACTCCACCGCTTAGGCGGGTGTGGATGCTCTCCAGGAGCATCGTTGCCGTAGAGCAGCGCTACCTGCTTGTACACACCGCCTTCACCTGCACGGCACGCCGCGAGCCCTTCTTGAAGGTAGGTGCACGGCAGTTTGTGGGGTTGGTGCACGTAGAGATGGCACAGCCCTAGTACGGCGTGCACCGCACAAAGAACGGCGTTCTCCGGGGCGATGTCTGCCGTGAGCCACCAGGCGCCATCCGGAAGCGGGAAGAGAGGGGCCATCTTCGTGACGAAAGTCTGGAACGTTTCTTCGGGCCATTGGGGCATATTGGTGCGGCTTTCTGTGGGGGTATATCTTCTTTTACCCTCAAATGCCGTTGGTTTTGGCAACGTGACGCTTCTTTCCGTGGAGCCCGCGGTCACGTTCTTCTTCGTATTTTCGTAGCCGTGCTTGTACCCGCTGCTCCTTCCGGATGACGCGTGCCGTGCCTGCGATTTCTTCCGGGTGGGCTACCCAGCCCGGGGATTGTCTCATCACCGCGGTGACCGTGGTGCGGACTCGGTCTGCAATCATGTGCGTGCGCTGCCGCTTCATCGCACTCAGGACCTTTTGCGCGGTGTAGCTCGAGTCACGAAGCGCAGGTCGAGCTCTGAGCGACGCATGTCCGAACGTCAGCAGGGCTTCGCGGTTGAAGCCGTCGAGTACGGGCTCGAGCACCAAGATTGTCGCTGCGAGCGCGTCGATCTCATGCCGATCGCCCTTTGCCGTTCCGCCCAGGTTTGAGATCACCCCCACGTGGTCATCCAGATGCCTGTCCTTGAGCAGAAAGCGCAGGAGACGATCTGCACTACTGTCAGAGGTCAGATACACGGCCCAGTAGTGCCCAAGCTCGTGCACGAACCCTTCGATAGCCGCGTGCGGGGAGTTTGTGAACACGCCAAACGCGCCCGTGTCCCCTGTGAGGTAGCAGAGCGCCTTGTCCGCGATCTTTGTGCAGGTCTTCGCAGACCAATACCGTGAGGAGGGAGCTTTCATACGTGCTTCTACCGTGCCCTGCCGCCGCTTTCGGAGCCCTTCCCTCGAAAGGCCTCTGTGATACGCTGCGGAGGTGCTTTCCCCCGAACAGCTCCTGAAGCTCGCTGCGCCCATCTTCTCAGCAGAAGCTGCGCCTCTCGCGCAGCGTCTCTTCTCGACGAAGCTCGGTCCCACTGGCGCGCAAGCGTTGCAGAACCGCTCGCGAGCAGTGACTGACCGGATTACGCAGCAGGGGCTCGCTCGGGCACGCGCACTCGGGGACGCCGCAGGTCCGACTTCCTCGAAGTGGCTCGCATCCCGCTCGGGGTGGAATGCCCCGACACTCGCGAGTCCGCAGTTCGACTCCCTCTTCGAAGGAGCGCTGAAGGCAGCGGCTGCAAAGAAGAAGGACGACGACACCGACTACGACGATCTCCGCAGTACCCTGCGGAGTTTCGCGCCGTTCACGGACGATGTAGCTCGCAGGGTCACATCGCATGCGAAGAAGCGCGGCGCGAAGAGGGCGCTCGAGAAGTTCGGCATGGAGCTCGCCTTCGACACGCCGCAAGAGGTGCAGCGTCACCGTGACGTGCGCGGACTCGCCCAAGGTGCGGGCGCCCTGGGCGGCGCCTACGCCGGCTTCAAGGCCACGCCCGGCGGCATGGGGCGCAAGCTCCTCGGCGGCGTGATCGGAGGCGGCCTCGGACACACGGGTGCCGGCATCGCGGTGGACTCCGCCCACGACATCCCGCAGCGTACGCGGGCGCAGTACGACACCACGCAGCAGCGCCTGCATGCAGCCGGCGGCGTTCCTGCGCTGAAGCTCGCGGACATCGCCGACGATCTCGTCGCAGCCATCGCCGAGGGCGAGGGGCACGAAGTAGGCCCTGGCACCGAGTCCTTCGCGGAGTCCGAGCTTGCGCAGCGCACGTCGTCCCCGTCCTGGGGCGCGGTGGCGAACGTAGACGGCAGCGGAACGCAGGGCGGAAACATGCAGACCGGCGCTGGGATGTCCTACGGAGGCGTGTGATGCCGCTCGAGGGCGCCGAAGCTCTTCGCACCACGCTGCAACCGCACCAGCAACGTGTGGGCGACCGGCTGTCTGCAGATGACCAGCCGGGGCTCGTAGCCATCCACGGCCTCGGCAGCGGCAAGACCCTCACAAGCATCGGCGCCGCACAGGCGCTCGGGCTGCCTGCGCACGCTGTCGTGCCTGCCTCGCTCCAGGGCAACTACGAGAAGGAGCTCGACAAGCACCTCACGACGGGGGCAGCGCGGCCTGAAGTGCACTCGCTGCAGCGCACGACGATGCGCCCCGAGAGCGTCGACCCTGCGGGCGGTTTCCTGATCATGGATGAGGCGCACCGCGTCCGCGACCCTTCGACGAAGAGCTACAGTGCCGCGAAGCAACTCGGACAACAGGCTGCGAAGCGCCTGTACATGACCGCGAGCCCCACCTACAACCACCCCGTCGATCTCGCGCCCCTCGTGAACCTTGCTGCAGGGGAGAAGGTCCTGCCGGCGAACAAGCAGGAGTTCGAAGATCGGTACGTGCGCACGCGCCGCATCGACCCTGGATTCTTCGCACGCACCTTTCGCGGCATCAAACCCGGCGAGGTGCAGGAGCTCACGCGCCAGCAGGAGCTCGAGGACGTCGCGAAGAAGTGGGTCGACTACCACGAAGGCGGCGGAGGTGATTTCCCCGACCGTATCGATGAGACCATCTCCGTGCCGATGTCGAGCGAGCAGCGCGACGTCTACGACACGGTGCTTGGCAAGGCCCCTGCCTGGATGCAGTACAAGGTGAGGCACGGGCTACCCCCTTCGAAGGCCGAAGCTGCCGATCTCAACGCGTTCATGACCGGCGCGCGGCAGGCACAGCTCTCCCCGCACGTGTTCCAGCAAGGGATGGACCCGCTGCTGGGTGCGACGAAGCAGCACGCCGCATTCGAGCGTCTGCAGAAAGCCATTGCAGAGAACCCGGAGCATCGGGCAGTCGTCTACTCGAACTACCTGCAAGCGGGCCTCGGGCCCTACCAGGCCCTCCTCGACAAGCACCAGATCCCATACGCGTCGTTCACCGGCGAAATGGGGCGCGGTGAGCGGGAGCAGGCCGTGCGTGACTACAATCGGGGCAAACTCCGTGCGCTCCTCGTCTCGAGCGCGGGCGGCGAAGGCCTGGACCTGAAGGGGACACGGCAGCTGCAGTTACTCGAACCTGCTTGGAACGCCGAACGGCTGAATCAGGTGATTGGGCGGGGGATCCGCTATAAGAGCCACGCGCATTTACCCGAAGATCAGCGCAACGTTCGCGTAGAACAGTATTTGTCTTCCATCCCGCAGGGGCATCTAGGCAAGTTCTTTGGTGTGCAACCCGAGATGACGGCTGACGCGTACCTCACGCAGGTAAGTGCAGACAAAGAACGGCTGAATCAGCAGTTACGTCGCATATTGGAACGCGCGCAAGCCCATGCTACTCCTCCCCTAGCGCATGAAAAAACATAAGTACCGCGTACAAGAGTACCGCGCAGAGTATCATGCGCTGTGGAACGCCGTAGCTCGCTGTACAAACCCGCGCAATGCTTCGTACTCTGCATACGGCGCAAAAGGGGTCCAGGTGTGTGAAGCATGGCGCGGCTCTGAAGGATTCAACGTATTCATCCACGATATGGGGCCCCGTCCTAGTGTTCTACACAGTTTGGACCGTGTAGATGTGACGGGCGGTTACACGCGCGACAATTGTCGGTGGGCCACCCGATCAGAGCAGGCAAATAACACTAGGAATACCCGAAAAATCACGCTATTTGAAACAACTAAGACGTTCAAACAGTGGGCGGCAGTGTACGGACTGCGCGATTCGTTAGTGCACACCCGTATCAACAAACTAGGCTGGCCGATAGAGCGTGCGTTCACCACGCCTGCTGCGAAGGTGGACCAAGCTAAGGGCGCAGACCCTGCAGCAGCCGCCCTTCGACGTGCGATCCAACGCTGCCACAACCCAAACAACCCACAGTACGCGCGCTATGGCGCTCGCGGAATCGTTGTCTGCACACAATGGCGTGGAAAGCGGGGCCTGTCGCAGTTCAAACAGGATATCGGACCCCATCCGGGGCCTGGATATTCGCTGGATCGAATAGATACCAACCAAGGATACGCGCCGGAAAACTGTCGTTGGGCGACACGAACAACACAATTGAATAACCGTAGGTGCACTAAAACCCTAACATACGCAGGACGCTGTCTCACGTATGCGCAATGGGCGCGAGATCTGGGCATTGACGAACAGACAGTCCGCTGGCGCATCAAACAAGGGTGGCCCCTTCCGCGGGTGCTCGCGCCAAGCCCAATACAACGCGCACGCAGGCTCTTGACCGCTGCCGCAGCTACCCAGTAGCCTGTTGCGCATGTTGATCCTCGAAATCCGTGCCGGCGAAGGTGGATCTGACGCCAAGGACCTCGTTCTCGAACAGCAGGAGATGTATCTCCGGCGCTGCGCGTTCCACGGTCTTTGACTGCGCGCTGCTCGACGCACGCCCCAGCAGCGTGACGCTCCGCATCGCAGGCTCTCGCGCCGCAGACCTGTTCCGAGACGAAACTGGCAAGCACTGCTGGATGCGTGTGCCTCCGGGCGAGAAGCGCGGTCGTGTTCACACGAGCACCGTCACCGTGGCCGTGCTGCCCGAGGTCTCTGAGCGCACGCTCTCGATCCCGGAACGTGACCTCGAGATCTCAGTGTGCAGAGGCTCGGGCGCAGGAGGCCAGCACCGTAACAAGACCGAGTCGGCCGTGATGATGAAGCACGTGCCTACAGGGATCATCGTGCGTTGTGAGTCCGAGCGCTCTCAGATCCAAAACCGCGCCTCTGCGCTCGAAGTGCTCCGTGCGCGACTCGGCGCCGCGGCCCGCACAGGCGCGCACCTCGACCGCAACGCAGGGCGTAGGGAGCAGCTCGAAGGGTCGAAGCGCCGAACCGTACGCGTACCCGACGGGCAAGTCGTCGACCACCTCACCGGTAGGGTCTGGAAGCTGCGAGACTACCTGAAGGGGACCTGGTAAGATCCGGCCTAGCTCCATGAAGACGCTCGGCCAGCACCTGCTCGATGACGCCGTACCCGCCGGCTATCGCCCACAAGGGGCTTGGACGCGCGGGGCGCTCTACAAGCAGATGGTGCGGCTCGCGCAAGACGACCCCGAAACGTACACGCAGACCATCGTCCGGGTGAAGAACCTGGGCGATGAGCTCGCGACGCTCGAGGGCATCAGCGTCGGTCTCGACGACATCGCACCGATCCACGCGACGCGGGATGCCGTGATGAAGCCCGCGATCTCCGCCTTCAACAAGGCGACGACCGACACGCAACGCCGCAAGGTCGTCATGGACACGCAGGCGAAGCTCGTCGCGCAGACCAAGGACCATCCCGGAACGCTCGGCGCGATGGCGCGTTCAGGCGGCCGCGGTAACCAGGTGCAGCTGATGAAGACGGTGGGCAGCCCCGTGGCCGCAAACGACGAGCGGGACGTGGCGCAGCCCTGGCTGATCCGCAACTCCTACAGCGAGGGCCTCAAGCCCGCAGACTGGTGGACCGCGAATCGCGAAGCGCGCATGGCCGCGGTGAAGTCGACCATCGAGGTCACCGAGCCGGGCGACCTCTCGAAGATCATCGTCAACAACACCACCGGCCAAGTCGTCACCACGCACGACTGCGGCAGCTACAACGGCCTCGAGTTCCAAACGACGTCGTCTGAGATCTACGACCGATACCTCGCAGGCGCCGCGGGCGGCTTCCCGCACAACACGCTCATCGACAAACGCGTCGTCGACGAACTCCGCAAGAAGAACATCACGAAGGTCATCGTGCGCTCTCCGATGACGTGCGAGGCTTCGACCGGCGTGTGCCAGCTCTGCATGGGTCGCGCCGTCACCGGCAAGCTCAACCGCATCGGGGACAACGTCGGCGTGCGCGCTTCGCACGCGATGGGCGAACCCCTCACGCAGCTCGCGCTCAACGCCAAGCACGGCGTGCGCACAGCGGGCGGCGCCGCGGGCGTCAGCGGTCTCGAGGGCTTCCGGGCGCTGATCGAAAGCCCCGTGACCTTCAAGGGCAAGGCGGCGCTCGCGCCGGTGAAGGGCACCGTAACGAAGATCGAAGCCGCGCCCCAGGGCGGTACGTTCTTCCACATGGGCGAACACCGCGTGCACGCACTACCGGGGCTGCGCGCCGTCGTGAAGGCGGGCGACTCAGTGCATGCCGGGGACGTGCTCTCCGAAGGCACGCCGCGTCCGATGGAGGTCGTGGCGCTCAAGGGCCTCGGTGCCGGTCGGGACTACCTGGTGAACCAGCTCGGCACGATCTACAGGGACGCAGGCATCGACGTCGATCGCCGGCACCTCGAGATCCTCGCCAAGAGTACGCTGAATCACATGAAGGTCGACAAGATCGGTCAGAACGACCATGGCGTCGTTCGGGGCGACGTCATCACCTACAACAAGTTCCGGCAGATCGTGAAAGACTCGATCGAGGACACGCCGCTTTCAGACGCCGAGGGCGAGTACCTCGCGGCGCCGGTGTTCGAGCACCTTCCAGGCACCCGCATCACTTCGGGCCTGATGGCCGATCTACGCCGGCGCGGTGTGAAGTCCGTGAAGACCGCCGCGGGCGCTCCGCAGGTGTCGCCCATCATGGCGCCTGCCACGCGTAATCCGCTCTTGAACCCCGACTGGATGGCCCGCATGGGGCATCGCCTGCTCAAGCAGACGCTTCTCGACGCGGCGCACCAGGCGCACACGAGCGACATTCACGGCGCATCGCCGATTCCCGCCATGATCTATAGCGCCGAGTTCGGCGAAGGTTTCGACGGGCACTACTAATCTCTGTGGGGAGATTCGTGGTAGAAAGGGAGTAACATGGACGACTCGACGAAAGAGATGCTTGGCGGCGGTGCCCTTGTCGCAGGGGGTGCCGGCCTAGGCCCTGCGTGGCGCATGCTCAAGGAGCCCGCGGTAGCTACAGCCCAGGCGGGCGCGGAAGTTGCGCAGAACGCCCACATGCACGCAGCGAACGCGCATGAGGTAGCGTACCGGCAATTTTCCGACGCTGCACAGCGCCACCGACAAGGCCTTCCTCCGCTCCCAGGTGCGCCTGGAACCCCTGCAGCTGCAGAAGATTTGGTCCAGGCTGCGCGAGATCGCTATTACCGCGCAAGTGATTTCGCGGGGTACCGGGCGCGGGATGCAACCGCTGCTAGAGAAGCAGCCGAGAACGCTGCGCGGCGATTCCATACCGGCAGGGGCGCGCTGTACGCCCTCGGAGGCACCGCAGCCCTTGGCGGTACCGCCCTCTTGGGCAAGGGCGTTTATGACGCCTACAACGAAGGCAAGACCGCTGCCCTGCGAACCTTCAGGGTCCGCTGAAGGCCCTCGACGCCCCCTGTTGACTCGCCACCCCCTTCCGAGGCATTATTTCCGTGTCTCGCCTGTCCACCGCCACGTGTGCGGTGCAACTGCCCCAAGATCACATCGTGGAGGAAATGCTCATGACTCAGTCGCCGCTCTACAAGCGCGCATTCGTCCGAGGCCTCAACGCCCACCTCATGCAGGTCGGCGAGGTCGCGTACACGTCGAAGGAAGCGGCGGACTACGCGGCGGACTTCGTCGCGGACAACACCGGCATGCCGGACCCGTACTTCGAGGGAGACAAGGTCTCGCTCAAGGTCGCGTCCGACCTCTGCATCAGCCTGAGCCGCGCTGCGGACGCCCTGAACGCCCAGACGGGCGGGGCCTCGGCGGAGCTCAGCAAGCAGGCCGCGGCCATCGACCCCGTCGCGCAGGCGACCGTCGACGCGTCGAACATCATGCACAAGATCGCGTACGAGACCGAAGGTCCGAACTCGGTCGAAGCTGCGGCTGCGCACAGCTCGCAGGCGGCGCTCGACGCGCACAACCGCCCGGCCGGCTACGCCAACACCGGTGTCGGCAACTACATCGACAAGGGCCGCGGCCAGGTCGGTGTCGAAGAGCAGGTCCAGCACGGCGCGCCCACCGAGGGCGGAAGCAACTCGCCGATCGAGAACACCTCGAAGATGGGCGGCGTTCTCAAGGCAGCGGCTGCTGGCGGACGCACGGGCACCGCGCCGAACACCGTCGCGAACGCGGCGGCGCACAGCGACCAGGCTGCGCTCGACAACAAGAACCGCCCCGCGGGCTACGCCAACACCGGCGTCGGCAAGACCAGCCTGACCGCGTCGGGCTCGGCCGTCCTCGGCGCCGAGACTTCGGTGAAGCCGAAGGACAAGCCGATGACCGGCAGCAACAGCGTCAGCGCCCCGAAGACTGCGGCCGAGCGCCACCTCGAGCGTACTGCAGCGCTCCTGATCCAGTTCCTGCCGACCGCGCTCACGGACGTGCAGAAAGTCGCGCACATCCGTGCGTGCGCCGCGCTCACCCCTGCGCAGCAAGTCAACTACCTCACGAAGGTCGCCAGCGTCAGCGGCATCGACCAGGCCACCGTCGCCCAGATCCCGGACGCGTTCTTCTCGGCTGTGAAGACGGCGAGCGAGGGCGAGGACGACTACGAGGTCGCGCAGGCGCTCGAGGCAGCTGCGGCCGAGCTCGGCAATCGCGCGGAGCACAAGGAAGACGCCGCCGTGCGCAAGCTCACCGAAGAGAAGACTGCCGCGGCCCTCGCGCAGCTCAGCGCCGCGACTGCTCGCGTCGCCTGAAGTCGCTTCTCGTCTCTGGAAGCCTGCTCGCAGATCTTGCGAGCGGGCTTTTCCTTTTTCGGGTAGCATGCTCATGGCACGCCGCCCTTTTGCCCACGAGATTCCCGCATGACGAAGATCGCTGCCCTTGGCCCGGCCATCGATGCCCTCGAGCAGACGCCGACGAATGCATCGAAGGCTCAGTTCTTCGAACAGCACGTGACCGACCAGGCCTACCAGGCGTTCGACGCCCGGCATCCCGACCTGACCGAGTCCATCGTCACGTTCAAGATGGTGACGAGTGATCCCGACGCGGGCACGGCCGTCGGCGCCTTCATCCTCGATCTCGCTGGCGAAGCTGCTTACGTCCCCGTGACGTTCCATGCCGACGAGGTCTCGCCCCTCGACATCCTCTTCGTCGTGAACAAGGGCACCTTCGTGCCCTTCACGCAGGAGTGGGTCGAGGAGGTGCTGCGCAACAGCAGCCAGGGCCTCGGCGAAGCCCAGAAGCTGCCGCCGACGGTCGCGACCGACATGGACATCCGCAATCTCGTCGTCCCGCCGACGACGGGTCGCTACTCCTACGCGAGCGCCGTCGAGCGCGGCACCCCCGAGCAGAAGGTGCTCTGGAAGATCGCGGCAGACTCGACGCACCCGCTCGGTGTGTCGATGTGCAAGCGCGCAGAGGAAGCCTTCGACCCGGGCATGTGGGAAGGCTTCGTCGCGCAGTTCTCGCAGCTCAACGGCATGACGCCGGGCGTCGCGCTCGATCAGGGCCAGATGGACATGAACATCATGTCCAAGATGTACAAGAGCTACGTCAAGACCTGGATGATGCCGCAGGAAGCTGCGGCGGCTGGCGTAGGCGGGATGGCTCCGGGCGGGCAGCCTGGCGCGCAACCGGGCATGGCGCCGGGTGCTGCGCCGCAGCAGCCCCCTGCCCCCGGTCCGAACATGCAGCAGCCGGGAGCTGCAGCCCCCGCACCGATGGCGCCGGGCGCCGCGCAGGCTGCTCCGGGACAGATGCCCGCGGCTGATCCGATGAAGATGGGCTCTGCCGCGTCACAGGGGCTGTTCGCGCGGCTCGGCGGCAAGGCCGACGACCTCGCAGGCGTCGTTGCAGAGAACGCTGCTCTCGGCGGCCTCGGCGGCGCGCTCACCAGCGTCTACGACGACGACTACTCGGACATGGGCAGCCGCGCACTCAAGGGCTCGCTCGGCGGAACGCTCGGCGGCACCCTCGGGCGCGCGCTCGGCGGCCGCATGAACACGCGCTACCCGCAGCTCGAAGGCCTCGGTGATGAGATCGGGCAGCTCGCGGGGCTCGGCATCGGATCTATCTCCGCGGCACGCCCCGGCAGCATCTCGAACGCGCTGCGTCCGAACAGCGCACCACAGCAAGACCCCTACGGGGGCATGTACCGCTACGCGGCTTTCGAAGACCCGAAGCCGATGTTCAAGCACGCGTTCGCCGAGCCGCACGAGCGCCCGCTTCGCCTGCTCGACTACCTCGAGCGCGCGCCGAACAACGTGAAGACCGCGTTCGCGACCGTGCTGAAGAAGCACGTGCCGCTGCTCAAGCTCGCCGCTCAGATCTATGGCGACAAGGAGCTCGTCGCCGCGCTCAAGCCGCGCGCGAAGGTTGCGGGGCAGACCCCCGAAGGGGGCCTGAAGATCGTCCGCTCGACCGACGGCGTCCAGGCCTTCGGGCCTCGTGCTGGCGCGGCGTTCCGCGGCGTCGCGATGCGCGGGTACTACTACGAGGACGACGGCAAGCGCCCTGCGCGCAACCAAGCCGTCATCAAGCAGGAGTACCATGACGCGCACGATGCGCGCGAACCGGGCGTGTACCTGCTCTGGGCGTTCGACGGCAAGCGCGTGCCCGCGCTCATCGTGCAGGATCCGCTCGACCTCGAGAACAGCGAGCGGCAGTACTCGCCGAAGAACACCTCGCAGGTGAAGCCGGTCATCACGAAGACGCCCGGCACCTTCGCGACGCACCCCGAGCCCGATTCGAAGGGCAATCTCAACTGCCCGGAGCCGGATGTGGAGCGCTCCCACAAGTCCGAGCGCCTCGTGCTGCTCGGCGACGGGCGCAACTTCACCGTAGACCAGATCGTCGGCGAACAGATGACTGAGAAGCTGCTCGAGGGCACGCCGCTGTACGGGCGCGTCTGGGGCAACAAGACCGCGAAGGTCGCCTCAGGGTATGGCGCCTTCATCTGGCAGACGGGCTCGCACTACTACGCCACCAAGCCGGTGACGCTCGCAGAGATCGCGACGTCCGCAGACGGCGTCATCACGGGCAAGTTCCGGCACGGCAAGCGTTTCCGCATCGACCCGCGCTCGCCGATGAAGCGGCCCGTGCGCCCGCGCGACTCCGGCTACGTCCTGATCCCTGCATCCTGGCGCTGGGTCCCGCTCAAGGATATGCCCTACGAGTCCCGCAACGACTTCATCACGACCCCGTCGCAGGTCATCGACCTCGGCATGAACGCGATGGGCGCGATGGGCGCGCGCAAGGTGCGCGTAGACAACGCGGGTGCCCGCACGTTCTCGGTGCGCAGCGCGCTGTCCGAGGACAAGGGTCCGCTCGAGAAGAGCGCCGCCATCAAGTACCTCGCTGATCTCGAGAGCATTTCGGGCGCGGACGCTGAAGCCTGCGTGAAGCTCGCCGAGCTCGAGCGGAGTGTCACGGCGCACATCATCCCGAAGCCGCTGCTCTCGAAGTTCGCGGCGCTCGTGAAGCGTGCAGACCCCGCGATGGACCAGGCGCTCGGAGAGACTCTCGGAGGCCTCGAGCAGCAGGTCGCGCAGCTCCAAAGCCAGCTGCAGGTCCTGCAGACGGTGCAACAGCGCGCGCAAGAAATCGCATCGGGCGGCGGCATGGCCCCGACCGACATGCAGCAGACCGACCCCGCCATGCCGGCAGCGGGCGGCACGCCTGCTCCTGCGGCCCCCGCGACGCCGGCCCCCGGAGCGCCCATGGACCCGAACGCGGCAGCCGGAGCTCCTCCCGCGGCGCCCGCACCTGCGCCCATGGACCCTGCCGCGGCCCAAGCCCCTGCAGACCCGAATGCCCCGCCCGCAGACCCGAACGCGGCACCTGCAGACCCGAATGCTGCGCCCATGGATCCTGCGATGCAGGACCCCAACGCGCAGGGCATGCCGCCCCAGCAGCCCCCGCTGCCGATGATGCCCGAGGAGGGCCCGTCGTCCGACGAGATCGCTCTGCAGATGAACCCCGAGTTTCTCGGGCAAGCGGCCTCGATGAAGGATCAGGGCGTGTTCGACATGTCGGCCATCACAGATCTTGAGGGCGCAGCGCAGCGCGCGGGCAACAGTCCGTCGCCGCTCGGCGACCACAAAGACAATCTGGTGGCGACAATCGACGATCTTGGTCGTACACTCTTGCTATTGCAGATTCGTGCGCCCGAACTCGAGGCGCAGCTGGGCTCCGAGGGGTTCAAGACTCTCGAAGAACAGGCACGGAACACCTTCCTCGGGCTGGGTCAGTTGCAGTCCGAGCTGAAACAAAACAGCACGGCTCTGGTCAATGCACAAGGAACAAACAGCGCTGCGTAACACCCCGAACCACCGTCAATGCGCGGTGGTAGGGGATCTGCGCGAGTTGGAGACGCCCGAAGAGCGTGCGCTCGACTACCTTCTGAGCGGCATCCTGGACGGCGAAGTCTCGCAAGAGACGCTGAGCGCCGTTACTCAGGCGTGGCAGTCCTATCAGGACGTGCGGGTCCGGGCGCTCTTCAACGCGTGCTTGCTCGGCGGCGCTACCCCCGAACAGCTCGAAGAGGTGTTCCACGTCTCCGTCGAGGAGACCGCGGCGTACACACACCTGTTCTTCGACGTGTCCGTGTTCCAGAACAGCTTCCACGTGTTCGGATACATCGCGGGACTCGCGGAAGAGTCTGAGCGGGCGTTGCTCCAAGAAGGCTACACCAAGGGCTTTCGGGCGCTGCAGTTCCGCTACGCTCCAGCTCCCGAGGCGCTCTCCCCCGAGACGGTTCTCGGCCAGGTCTTCGAGGCAAACGCGCGCGAGTACATCCGGCAGCAGGCCATCGTCCCTCCGACGAGCAAGGCGGCGGCAGGGCTGCGCGCGCTCAACAAGCAGGTGCTGGCCGAGGCGCAGGCGCTCGACAAGCTGGGCGCAGGCGCGAAGGCTGCGGCGGCGGCCGAGAAGAACAACCTCGAGTTCATCATCCAGACCGGGCCGTCCAACCCGACGCTCGAAGACCTTCTCCGGCACGGCGCCGAGCTCGCGCACTGACCTAGCCGCCGAGCGAGAGGCTTCGAAGCCACGAACCTCTTCCAGAGGTGTTGCAGGGACGTGTGCCTTTCTGCGATTTCTGATACCTTCCGTGCATGCCTGTGCTCACAGATCGGGACTTTGCGTCCTACGCAGAAAAGGTCGCTCGCGAGCTTGTCGAGCAGAAGACGCCCCTCAAGACCTCCGTGATGAAGATCGCGCAGGAAGAGGACCTGAACGCAGAGCAGCTCGCGCGTCTGTGCGAAGCCGCGAACAACGCAGCATTCAGCGCGCACTTCACCGACAAGGGCAAGCAAGGCAGCGACGACCGTCTCGTCGACTTCGACGTGGTCAGCGCCAAGGAGCTCCTTCAGGGAGAGATGGCGGCGAGCAAGACCGCGAGTGCGCCGCCTATCGTCTCGGACTGGGACGCAGCCTGGGAGTCGCGTTCACTCGTCACGCCCGAGGTCTTCACCGAGAAGACGGCGTCTCTCGAAGAGCTCGCGGCTGAGGCACAGCGCCCCGGACGCGAGAAGCGCGCAGCCGAGCGTCGCGAACGCACGTCGTACAAGCTCGCTTCCGAGCTGCGTATCCGCGTCGAAGAGCACAAGCTCGCGCTCACGGGGCATGTCGAAAAGCTCGCGCACGAGTTCCGCCGGCTCTACGGAACGCCGTACGAGGCCTTCGAAAAGGAAGCCCTCGATGCGTACGGCGTGCAAGCACACGCGCCGCTCAACACCCTCCGTGCAGCCCTGCGCAAGCCGGAGTTCGATTTCTACCCGGTGAAGACCGCGTCCTACCCGGACACGAGCACGATGCCGCACCGCACGTTCCAGGCGTTGCTGACCGAGCTCGACAGCGCGCGGACCACCATGACCCGTCTCGCAGCACTCAAGGAGTGATCGATGCCGCTGCTTCCTGGATCGGACAACAAGATCGTCGGCAAGAACATCGCAGAGCTGCGCTCCGCGGGGCACAAGCCGAAGCAAGCGATCGCCATCGCACTGCGTGAAGCAGGACGCGCGAAGAGCGCCGAGGACGTCGTCAGCGACATCGCGCAGGACGCCACCAAGCGTGCGGCGTTCGTCGCGCTGACTCGCGCGCTCACCGGCGAGGAGAAGACGGCGTTCTTCGGGCAGGCTCTCGGGGGCGCGCTCGCAGGCGGGCTCGGCGGCGCGGGCCTCGGAGCTCTCGGCGCGAAGATGCGCGGCGAAGACGTCGGCCAGGCTGCGCTCAAGGGCGGCCTCGGCGGCGCGGCGCTCGGCGGCGGGCTCGGCGCGGTTCGCGGCATGGGCGGCCTCCAAGGCGCCGCCTCCGGCATGATGCAGGGTGAGGGGCACCTGAAGAACGTGCTGCCGGCTCTCGGCGGCGGCGCCCTCATCGGCGCAGGCCAGGAAGCTGCAGGCGCCCTCCGCGGCGCTCTCTTCGGGTCGACGGCCGCGCAGGAGACGAAGGAGAAGGAGCTCGGCAAGATCGAGGCGCAGCAGGCGTTCAAGGCGCAGCAGCGCGAGCTGCTCGCTCCGAAGCATCAGCAGGCCTTCCAGATGGCGATGCAGGACGAGATCGTCTCGCAGGCGCCGCAAGAGATCATCCACTCGAGCTTCGACACCATGCGGCAGTTCGCGCCCAACGTGGCCGCGGACCCGAACGCGGTGCGCAGCTTCCTGCGTGAATCGGCGACCTACGGGCAGGGCCCGAGCTACGCCACCCTCAAGAACCTCGCGGACGCCGAGTCCGCTGTGACGCGCGCCGGCGGGGCGCTGTGAAGGAGTCCTCGATGCTGACCGACGCGCAGCTACTGTCGTCCCCGGTGGTTTCCGGGGTCCTCTCTCATCAGACGGCCGGGCTGCACAAGTCGGCGGCCACGCTGCTCGGGGTGCCCCAGGAGGCCGAGCTCGCCGACTTCGTGCGAGCGCTCGGTACGAAGCTCGCGTATCAGACCCTCATCCAGGGTGCGATCCGCGACGGCATCGACACCTACGCCAGCCTGAAGGGGGTCGCCAGCCCGGGCGCCCTCCCTTTCGCCCGCGCGGGGTCTAAGACCGCCAGCACCGTCGTGAGTGGGAACGCAGCAGCTCGAGCTGCGCGCCGCGCCGCTGCAGCGCATGCTCCCGCCGAAGCGCTCGCCGCGGCGGCTTCGCACGTCCCTCCGTCCGCGGTCCAGCCTTCGCACATGCGGCTGCGCACGGACGGCAACATGCAGTTCGTGGCGCCGCATCAGGCCGAGCAGTACCTCTCGAAGGACCCCTCGCGCATCATCGCCCTGCCGAAGAGCGGCCCTGCGCTGCCTGTGCCTCCGAAGCCTCCCGAGACGGACATCTGGGATCAGACGGGCCCGGTTCGGCGCAAGCTGCGACGCACCGAGGAACTCGATCTCGGACAGCTCCGAGCGCACCTCCAGTCCCAAGGCTACAACCCCGAGGCGCTCGGGTTCGCGCCGGTCTCTCCCAAGCTCGCTGCCATGCGCGATGCTCTGCGCGCAGCGCTCCTCTGAGAAAGAAGCTCTTCCGTGGCCAACAAAATCATCACCTTCGACGACCACTTCGCTACGGGCGAGCCGACGGTACAGCTCATCAGCACGCCGGGGCGTAATGGACGGATGCTCCGCGAGGCTACGTCGCTGCACAAGACCGCAGCAGGCAACGATTCGCCCGCGCTCGAATACATCAAGAGCGTGCAGCCGGAAGAGGGCAAGACGACGGTGCTCGTCATCGGCCTCGGAGATCACGAGACGTACGGCGCGAATCGCAATGGCGACGGATTTCCGAGCGAGCCGGTGCCCGGCAAGATCGCGGCGGACGAGGTGCTGACGAAGCACTACCAGAGCTACGACAACGCGCACGTCTTCGAGCACCACGTGAACCACGACCCGGCCAAGGCCATTGGCCGGGTGAAGAAGGCGTTCTGGAACCCCCGCATGCGGCGCGTCGAGGTGGTCGAGGACTTCGACCACAAGAAGGCGCCCCACCTGCTCGAGAAGATCGGTAGCGGGGAATATCCAAGTAAGTCGATGGGATGCGGCAAGGCCGGGACCCAGATTCACACGCCGACAGGCCGTGTAGCCATCGAGACCATCGCCGTAGGGGACGAGGTCATCACGCACACGGGTGCGGTGCGGGTCGTCACCGAGCTGCATCGACGTGAGTACCGCGGGCTGCTCTACACGATCCACTCCGGCGTGGGTACTTCCACCATGACGCAAGAGCACCCCTACGCGGTGCTTCCCTTTGCCGCCGTCTGCGCACGCACACCCCACGGTGAGTACAAACGCCGCCCTGTGGCAGAGATCGACACCGCGCATGTGCACTGGACTCCTGCGGAAGACGTACGAGTAGGGGACTACCTTCTGACACCGTTCGATACGGCGGTGACGGAGAGCCTGTCTGTCGAGCAATGCCAATTCTTGGGGTACTACGCCGCGGAGGGGAACCTACACTATGGCACCAGCCACTCAGTCGTGTTCACGCACCACGTGACAGACACGTTGCGCGAAGAGATGCCCGTCCTAGCGCGCGCACTGGGAGTTCCGAAAGTGAATACCCGTCCGCATGCCGAGTCCGCAGCGGCCATGTACACCGAGGTTCGCAGCAAGGAGCTGGCAGCGCTCTGCAACACGCATGTTGGCCGGCGAGCTCCTGAGAAGCGGCTGAGCCTGGAGCTCATGCGACAGCCGCGCGAGCAGCAACTCGCGTTCCTCGGCGCCATGATCAACGGAGACGGCGGCACGGACTCCAAAGGCGATTTTTACATCGCCACCTGCAACCGTAACCTTGCGCACCAGCTTCAAACGGTGGGATTCCGCTGCGGCATCTACTCATGTGTGCACACCATCAACCACAAGCCGTCGGTGCTCGTCAAGAAATCGACCGTCGAGTACCGCGTGTGCTTCGCGCGACGGTACTGCGATGTCATCGCACCCTACTGCGCCAAGGTCTCCCCGCGAATGATGAAGGGGCCCAGCACCGGCCCCCTTCTCGGGGCGGGTTTCGTGATCTCTCGTGTGAAAGAGATCTCACTCGAGCCGTTCGAAGGCCCCGTCTACAACTTCGAGGTCGAGGGGGACAACTCCTACGTCACGGAGAATCACGCAGTCCACAACTGCAAGATCAAGTACGACACGTGCACGATCTGCGGCAACAACGCGCCGACACGCAAGCAGTACTGCGAGCACCTGAAGTACTCGATGGGCAAAGTTCTGCCCGACGGCCGCAAGGTCGCTGCGCTCAACCCCTCCCCACGATTCTTCGACTCGTCCTGGGTGTTCCGCCCTGCAGACCGCACGGGCTTCATGTTGAAGAAAGTCGCAGACGCCGTCGAGCTCTGGACTCCGAGCTACGAGCTCGCCGAGCGCGTCGAAGACCTACGCAGCAAGGCCGCTGCGTTCGGCAAGGCCTCTGCCATCGAAAAAACGATCTCGGGAGACCCGGTCGCGTCGAATAGCGGCCTGCCCGGCGGCTCGCTCGGTCTCGTGAAGAAGTACTCAGACACGGCGCCAGAGAAGAAGGTCTCGGGCCCATCTGAGTCTCAAATCAAGGTGATGATCGAGTACACGCCGTCTGAAGCGCTCGGCACCGCCGATGCGTGCGGCATGCCGCTCGGCCTCAAGGACTTGATCCAGTTCTTCATGGGCCGCATGGGCGCAGGCGCGCCGGATGATGCGACGCTCGAGCAAGCCTCGAAGCAGGCCGCCGCGGTGTTCGAGCTCTTCGAGCAGTATCCGCGCTTCTACGACGACGTGCTCAAGGCGGCAGGCCTCGCGGATGACCTGCGCGTCTCGGAGAAGCTCGCAAACGAACTAGCACCGCAACAGGTGCCAGACGTACGGCTGCGCGACACGCCGCTGCACCAGTACCGCGGCATCTCGATGCTCGCGCCGCGCGATCAGCGCCCGAACACCGACACGCTCACCTACACATCCCCGCAAGGACAGGCCTACACGACGAATCTCGGACGTGCGCGGGAAACCGCGGAGTCGCTCGAGGGCCGCGCCCAGGCTGGAAAGTACCTGCGCGGCGCAGGCTACCTCGGCATGGGCACGCTCATGGGCGCTGCAGGTCTCGGCAAGCTGATGCTCGGCAAGCGCACCCCCATGAACCGCTTCCTCGGAGGGGGGCTCGCAGGGCTCGGCGTAGCGTCGGGCCTCAAGGGCATCCACGAAGGGGCCCGTGACGTGCGCATGGGTGACCTCGCAGGACCCAAGGTCATGACCAATGAAGGGGTGCCGATCTCGGCGTATACCGAGATGGTTCCGGCCAAGATGGGCTCCTTCGCTCCGGAAATGGCCTACGTCTTGGCGCGGCGGCGCGACGGCGCTTGCGCTACAGTGCCCGAGACGCGTAAACTCGCGGTGTGCGCTCACATTGCAGAGGCTGAGATCGCAGACAGCGAGAGCCCCGTGCTCGGCCCGACTCTCCAGTTGGAAAAGACAGCGCTCCTCCTGGAAACCCACATCCTCTCTTGCCTCTGATCCCAAGATCCCCGAAACTCTCTGTGCGGAGAAACAACCATGAGCTCGATCGATCGCCTTTTCGCCCTCCTGAACGACGATGCCCCGGCAGGCACGGAGAAGACCGCTGCAGCCGCCGCGCCCGTCGCGGCTCCGGCGTCGGTCGATCCGATCCTCGCCACCGTCCAGGCGCTCACGTCGAAATCGGCGAGTGACGCGGCGGCCTCGGCCCCGGCGGCGCTCCCGTCCCTCGACAAGATGGCCTCCGATCTCGCGGCGGCCGAGACCGACGCGTTCGTCGCGCAGTCGAAGCTCGCGGGAGCTGCGTTCTGCGACAGCTTCATGGCGCGCCTCAGCGGCTACGACACGCAGATCGGCGCGAAGACGGCGTCGGCAGTGGCAGTGGCGTCGAACGTCGATCTCGAGAAGATCGCGGCCGCGGCCTACGCCAAGGGCGTCGCCGACTCCGAGAAGCATGCAGCCGACGACTACCAGGCTGGCTTCGACGAGACGGTCCAGGAGCTCCACAAGACCGCCGCCGAGATCCACATCGCGGGGCAGCAGTGCGCCGCGCGTGTCCTGTCCGAGATGACCAAGGCAGCGTCGGCGTCGGGAGGCGTCCCGACGCGCCCTTTCGTCCGGGTGTGAAGACAGCGAACCCGTTCGCGGACATCGATCCCGCGGTGCTTCGACAGATGTTGGAGGGCAACGAGAAGTCGCTGGCCATGGCCGGTACGGCGCCCGCGGCTCTGTTCTCCCCGCTGGGAGCCATCCGCGGCGCGGGCGCGGCACCTGAAGGCGAAGAGGGACAAGGCGCTGTACGCGGGGGTCTCGACTTTCTCGGCGGGGTTGCGGGCGCTGCCGGAGGCTCCGTGCTCGGTTCCCGCGGCGGTGCCGAACTCGGAAGCCACCTCGGAAGAAGCCGCATGGGTCGCACGGGCGTAGTCCCTGGCATGATCATGGGAAACATCCTCGGCGGAGGTCTTGGCGCGGGACTTGGGGCGGCTGCGGGCTACCGCGGCACCGACTCGCTGCTCAGCGGCCTCGGCCTCGGCGGCAAGCCGCAGATGGGCCCCTCCGAAGAGGGTTCCGAAGAGACTCCCCCGAAGTCCCCGCAGGAGTGACCGGTGTCCTCGATCATCGACCTCACCAACCAGCTCATCGAATCGGTCCGTGTCTCCACCACAAAGACCGCGGCGGCCGTCGAGACGCCTGCTCCTCGCGAGCAGCTCCCGATCGTCACCGCGCTCAAGATGGCGGCCGACGCGCTGCGTCACGATGAGATCTCGGACGCGACCCTCTCCGACGTGAAGCTCGCCTTCGAAAAGGCGGCGATGTTCGCGCAGCCGGGCACCGGCGCGCAGTCTCCGAACGCCGGCGGTGGCGTGGGATCGGCACAGCCGACTCCGACGCTGCCGGCGCTCAAGACCACGAATCTCGGCGTCACAGCCGGGTCGGGCGGCGCGCCGCTCACCATGAAAGCTGCTTCGGAAGCGACGCCGCTCGGCGACGCGCTGCGCAAGCTCGCCGCCCAACTTCGAGAAGAAGACGACACGCAGCAGAAAAAAGTTGCGGCAGACGCGGTCTCCATCTTGAAGGCCGCTACGTCTCTGCGCTATCTTCAGCGAGGAATCGGACAATGACGACCAAGCACGCAGCTCTCGCAGATCTCCTCGACCAGGTGGCCGCGCACATCGACGCGACCGAAGGTGCTCGAGCGCGCGAGAAGACCGCGGCACGTCAGGCGAAGGCCTCGGAAGCCGTTTCGGCGTTCGAAGCTGTGAGCGGTGAGACGCTCTCGCCGGAACTCCGCTCCAAACTCGCAGGACTCGATGAGGATGTGCTCGCACACCTCACGCGCACCGCAAAGATCACTGGTGGTTCTCCGGACTCGCTCGGGGGGCCCGCAGACGACAACGACTCAACCACCAAGGTCGCCTACGTGGATCCCATCGTCGCTTTCGCGATGGGCTGAACGTCAGGCACAGCTCCCCCCGACCCTCTGACTCTGGAGACAAGGAAACATGACTGCCCTCAACGACAAGTTCGAAGTTCTTCGTGGCTGGCTGCCGGGTGGCGACTCCAACGTCGACCAGTCGTTCCCGCCGCGAATCAGCGGTGGCCTCCCGGTCACGCTCCAGCCCGGCCACATCGTCGAGTTCCGCTCGGACGGTACTGTGGACGTGTCGACGGCGACCGTGGCCATCAAGCCGGTCTACGTCGTCGTCGAAGGCAACAACATCGACAAGGACACCGTCTTCGTCGGTAAGGTCATGTGCCTCCGCGGCAAGCTGACCATCAAGACCGACAAGCTCGGTGCGGCGCAGTCCTTCCCGGTCGGCGGCGGCCTCACCTTCACCGCGGGCCTCCTCATGGACCTGGCCGGCGGCACCCAGCTCGCGGGATTCGTCATCGCGAACAACGTCTCTGTCGACGGAACCATCACCGCCGAGATCGACCTCTGAAGACGGGCCAAGCCTGATCCTTCCCCACACACACTGGAGACACCACCCATGCCGTCCGTCCTCAACTACAAGACCGAAACCGAGAAGGTCTCGGCGCAGCAGCTCAACGCCAACTGGGTCCGCAAGATCGACGCGGGACAGACCAAGGAGGCCGCGGAAGCGGGCTCTGCGTTCATCCGCACCGAGCTCCGCCAGGAGGCCTCGGTCCGCGAGATCATCACGCCGGTCACGCTGGCGGACGACGAGCTCGATCGTCGCGACGACACCGACCAGCCGGTCAAGATCGTCGAGAAGGAGCCGAACTCGTCGGCTGTCATCGTGCCGTTCTACGGCACGGCCGACCGCGGCATCATCCGCGGCCCGCGCTACACGGTGTACTTCGGCAAGGTCGAAAGCACCCGCTGGCGCAAGAGCAAGTTCGAGCTGATGACGCAGCAGAACGACATCCGCAAGATCCTCTCCGACAACGCCGTGAAGGACATGGCGAAGCAGGAGGACACGAAGTTCGTCAGCACCCTCGACGCCATCTTGGCGGCTGCCCCGACTCAGGTCGTCGGCGCCCCGGCCTGGAACGCGACTGCGTTCAAGCAGGGCCTGCAGAACATGGTCAACCGCAAGGTTCCCATCGGCAAGATGTACATGACGGACGCGTGCTACCTCAACGCGCTCGACCTTCCGTACGTCGCGATCGGCCAGGCCGCGTCGCGTCAGTACGACGAGGGCCTCTCGAAGGAGAAGCAGCTCTGGGGCTACCCGGTCGTCTCGACGATCCACAACGACATCGTCACCGGCCACGCGGGATCGACCGATTCGGTCTACATCTTCGCCCCGGAGACCTGGCTCGGGAACTTCTTCCTGCTCCAGGACGCGACGCTCTACATCGAGCAGAAGGCCGAGATCATCCAGTTCCACGCCTACGAGGCGCTCGGAATCGGCATCGGCAACACCCGTGGCGTGACCCGCCTCGACATCGCGTGAGCCTGATGTACTGGCTTCGCAACACCACTCCGGGGGTCCTCATGTACCCCCACCTTCGGGACTCCAGCAATGGAGTGCTCTCGCTGGGCCCTGCAGGTACCCACCTGCAGTGGGTGTGTGTCGCGGAGTCGGTACTCCGGGATGCGCACCTTCGGCAGCACCTCGAGCATCGCTCGGTGGTCCCCGACGCGGCCTACGATGCCGAGCGTTCCGAGCGCGATCCCGTAGCAGTGCGAACCGCTTACGAGGCCGTGTTCGGCGCCATCAGCAACGGCCAGCCGCCCGCAGCCCCGGTCGTCGAGCCGCCTGCGCTGCCCAAGGAACCGGAACCCGTGCCGGAACCCGAAGCCCCTGCACCCGCCACCGAGCCTGCTGTCTCGGAGGCGCCGTCTCCCGTCGCTGAGGAAGCGCCGGTCGCGAGTGAAGAGGCCCCTGTGTCCGAACCGGAACCCGCAGCCCCGACGACGCGCAAGAAGCGCTGACCTCGAGCTCCCGCCACGAACGCAGCCCCTGCCCACCAGCAGGGGCTGTTTTCGTTCCCCCAGCAGAGTATGCTGCGGGCATGTCGCAGCGCGTCTCGTGGCTCAAGCCCTTGGGCCCCAACATCATCGCGTTCCGCCTGCAGGTGGGCGACGACGGCCCCACGGGCCCGTTCCAGGAGCTCCTGACCGTTCTGAACGTGCCGACGAGCCCGCAGTGGGTCGCTGCAGAGAACGTGTTCGCGTACGACGACATCGATGCGCCCTTACGCCTCTACCGGCTGCTTTCGGTCGATACCTACGGCAACGCGTACCAAGACCCGGAGCTCGAGCCCTTTGGCCCGAACCTGCCCCCCGTCACGCCTCCGGGGCAGAACATCGTCCAGCTCGACCAAGACACGGGCGGCACGGACTCACTCCGGTACGTGAAGCCGAATGGCGAGCCGATCTCAGGCGCGGACGTGCGCGTCTACACGAAGCAGAACTACGACAAGAAGCTGTATTCGCAGGTGCTCGGACTCACCGTCACGAACGCAGACGGGCGCTGGACGACGCCGCTACTCCTTCCGACCGGAAACACCTACGTCGTACGGTTCTACATGGCCCCTGTCGAAGAAGTTCCCGGCTGGGGGCCCGACATCGCCGAAGTCGTTCTCTGAGATCGTACGGTTTACAGCACGCAGCCCTCCGCGTAGACTGCGTGTGATTCCCCTCTCTCCTCCCAGGAGTCTCGACCCATGCAGAGCATCACGGCCTACAACATCCGCGCCACCCCGACCGCCGTGCTGGGCCTCGGCGTGGTCAACGCAGGCTCGTCCAAGGCTGGCCTCATCCCGGCCGCCATCTTCGACATCGACGCTCTCGCGTATCGCGATCGCGCGGCGCGCATCGGCATCGTGATCCTCGACGCCAGCGGCGTCGGTGCTCCGACGGGCTACAACTCGGTCACCGGCGTCGAAGCGCTCACCGCGAGCGACCGCGCGGTCGTCGCATCGACCTCGGGCGCCGACTACGCGCTCACGCTCATGGCAGCGAGCGCGGTCCCGGCGGGGACGATCGTGTACTTCTACTTCGCGTCCGGCGCGAACACGGTCACGATCACGCGCGCGGGCGCGGACACCATCGACGGCGGCACCACGCTCGCGCTCGCCACCGGCACTCCCGTGCGGCGCCTGCAGAGCAACGGCCTCACCGCCTGGGTCTCGGTCTGAGCCACGCGCCCGTCTTCGTCCTCGAGCGCTAGGAGCCTTCGTGCCCGTCGTCGGAACACCCGCAGTCCCGTCTGCAGTCACCGTCGATCAGGTACGGAGGTTCATGCGCGACTACCCGAACCGCAACATCCTGCTCGACGACGTCGAGTTCACCCAGGAAGACGTGGAACAGGCGGTCATTTTCGTCACGAGCGCCTACAACGCGATGACGCCGATCTCGAGCATCGACCCCGAGGGCTGGCCTGCGTACCTGCGGTACCTACAGCTTCTCGGCATCGCGTGGTACCTCATCAAGAGCGCCACGTTCCTACAGCTGCGCAACCAGGCGACCTACCAGGACGGGGACATCGCGCCTGTCGGCGTCGATGACAAGTTCAGCCAGTACATGAACCTGTGGCAAGCGCTCAAGGCCGAATGGGACGAAGCGGTGAAGGCCGCCAAGATCCAGATGAACCTTGAGAGTGGCTATGGATCTCTCGCATCGGGATACCGCAATGTCGCTCGATACCGATATTACTAGGACGGTACCCGAGTACACCGGCATCACCGAGCTCGGCTCGGACAATGCATTCCGGGGGCTGCCCGGCGGCCAGGCACGCCGGGTCAGCGCGATCGACCAGGCCTTCGCGAGCAACGAAGCCATTGACCCAGGCTCATCCATGCCGGAGTCTTCAAACGTGAACATCGAAAAGCGCGCTGCACGCTCTCCCGCACATCGCGCAGGTGCCGCCGCTGCGCGCGCACGCTTCGGTGTCAAACTCGCAGCCGGCATCGGGGGCATCAGCAGCCCTGTCGCGCCGACGACCTCGACCACGACCTACAAGGCCCCCAAGCCCGTGCAGTCCGTCGACCCTCGCACGGACAAGCCGCCTGGCCAGAGTCTCACGCAGGGCGTGCAGACCATGAGCTACGGCGCGGACGTGGGCGACTCCTACACCTCCTTCAGCCGCCGACTCCAAGGAAGCCCCGTATGACCTCGATGTACAAGCAGGCAGGCATGGACGCCGCCCTCGACCTCTACGGCCTCTCCGAGCAGGAGAAGGCCGCCTTCGTGCAGGCGCTTCCGGCGCTCGCGACCGCCGCTCGAGCGGGCTACACCGCGGTCAAGGCCTCTCCGGCGCTCGCCACGGCGGGCCGCGCGCTCGGCATCGCAGGGCGACAGGGCGTGAAGGCGCTCGGCGCAGGTGCACAGGCGATGAAGCCTGGGCTGCAGCAAGCGGGGCAAGCACTGAAGCCCGCGATGGGCGCCATGAAGGGCTTCGGACAGAAGGCGATCGGCGCGCTCAACTCGCCCATGGGCCAAGCTGCGGGAACCGCGGCCATGATCGCTCCCGCACTCACCGGCGCCTGAGGAGGACTGTTGATGACCACGGCACGCCAACAGGGACAGCACGCAGCGCTCTACGCGCTGAAACTCGCGAACACCGCGGAAGACGTCTTCGGTGCTGCGTGGAACGCGGCGAAGTCGCGCCGTAGCGCCGTGCCGAACGCGGCCGCGGCGGGGCCGAAGATGCCGTGGCAGAGCCGTGTGGCCCCGGGTCTCGCAGCCGCGAAGGAGATGGCGCCTGCCGTGCTCGGACTCGGCGCAACGGGCGCGATTCTGACCAACCTCGCGCGCAATCCGAAGGACAAGGACGCTCCCAGCCCCTTGCGCGGGGCAGGCCTCGGCGCAGGGCTAGGCGGCTATCTTACGATGCCCGCGGGCCTGGGCGCGTATATCCGCGAAAACAAGTATCGGAACACCCTGCACCAGGCGCAGACTCAACCTTTCGATACGCCCGGGATGAAGAAGGATTTCCGCACCTGGCTCGACGAAACTGGCAACGCCCAACCCGACAAGAACCTTCACGACATCCTGTCGCAGGATGGTCCGCTCTCCGCACAGGAACAGCGGCTCTACAACGCAGGCGTGCGGTTCCACCAGGCCGGTGGGGCGTCTCGAGGGGCTACGACCTCCCCGGAAGCGCAGCAGGCTGCTGCGTTCGTCGAAGAGCTCAAGACGCGCACGGGCAAAGACGGGCGCCGTCTCGCTGCGATCTTGCACCCAGACCAGCTACGCACGACTGCGGCCCCGCGCGAAGTGCTCGAAGAAGCGTATCGACAGCTCACCGCCCGCGGCCCTGCGCTCACCGCGGCGAGCTCCGACCCGATCGTCGATCAAATCGGGAAAATCATGGCTTCGCGCCGCGCGCTGATTCCCGATGCCCTGAAACAGTGGCGGCCGCTTTCGCCGGACACTCTGCGTAAGATCGTTGGATGATGTCCCCGCGGTCCTATCCTGTGACGCGAGGCACCCCTGCTGTTCCGGGGCGCACACAGACGCGTGATACGGACCCTGTCGAAGACGCACGCAGCGCCTTCTTTGAGAACACGCGCATGCTCGAAGTCATCGACAACCCCGAACCCACCTACGAGAACTCCCCGAGCAAGATCTCAGGCTGTCTCGAGGCCCTGCGCGCGTTCGGCTTTCGGGGGCAGCTCAAGTCCGCAGCGCGCAAGCTCCACGGCCGGGTGACGTTCCGCGGCCTTGAAATCTCGATCGAGAACCGCAAGGGGTCGAAGCGGCACTGGTACGACCCTCACGCGGACAAGCACGGCACGACTACGATGCTCTACCCCTACGGATACATCCGTAAGACGGTGGGCATGGATGGAGATCACGTCGATGTCTTTGTGGGACCGAACGAAAGTGCAACTCACGTCTACGTCGTCCTCACGAACAAAGCTCCCGAGTTCGACAAGGCCGATGAAGAAAAGTGCTTCCTCGGCTTCGACAGCGAAGCCGACGCGCGCAAGGCCTTCTCCGCGCACTACGACAACCCCAAGTTCTTCCGGTCGCTCCGGGCACTCACCTTCGAGAAGTTCAAGGAGAACGCCCTAGCCACGGGGGAGGGCGAACGGAAGAAAGTCGCGTTCACCGACGACGGGCTGCAGCCGACCATCGAAGGCTTCTCCGAGCCGACGCCTGTCACGGACGACACGAAGGACCGCGGGCTGCCGACGCCAGGTCTCACGCGCTGGATCATCGGAGAGCCGCTCGACAAGCAGGATCGCATCGATCGCAGTTTCAACGCGCTCGAGATCCCACAAGGTAACGCGAGCACGCCTGAGCCCTCCACCGAGGCCGGCAACCTCGGACCCTGAACTTCTTCCCTCGAGAAAAAGAGTGGTAGGGTAGAGACATGCCTGCGCCGTCGCTCACCATTACCCGCACCACGCCCATCTACCACACGCTCTCGGTGGGCGGGGTGTTCGTGCAGTGGCACGTGAACGACCCGGAGACCGACTACACATTCCGCGTCGAGCGCTCGGAGAGCTACGAAGGTCCCTTCGAAATCCTCGTGTCCGCTACCACGGACTTCCACGCATTCGACCCCCATGAGATCTCGTCGACGCTCGAGGAAGAAGCTCGCAACTTCTTGTCCCTGCAGCGCAAGAACTACTACCGCGTGACAGCAACCGCGCCGGGCAAGGCTACGTTCTCCGACACCAAGATCCTTGGCGACGAGCTCGCGCGGCGGCAGTGGCTCTTGAAGCGCAAGATCCTTCGGGACATCACGATCGGCTTCAAGTTCAACAGCATCCCCTTCGCCATCTTGAAGCGGAAGCATGCAGGAACGCGCTGCACGGCGTGCTTCGACCCGATCAGCAAGTCCATCCTGGATAGCCGCTGCAAGACCTGCCTCGGCACGGGCTACATCACCGGCTACTACGCGCCGGTCTACGTCTCTGCCCGCAAGGGTGTGACCAACGTCACGACCACGCTCGCGCCGCAGGGAAAAACCGAAGTGAACCAGGTGGAGCTCACGGTCCTCGACTACCCCGCGGTCGAAGTCGACGACATCATCGTCGAGGTCCGGCAGGGACGCCGATACCTGGTCAAGCACGTCGCGCGCACCGAGCTCCGCGGCGTCCCCGTTCATCAGCGTCTCGTCATGAGCGAGCTTGCGCGGGACAGCGTCGAGTACAAGATCGTGCTCCAACCGCGAACCTCCCCGGCGCTCTACTGACCGTGCTAGCCTGCTCCCGTGCCCGCGTATCCGCCCACACGCCCGCACGGGCCGCAGAACCCGACGAGAATCGCAGCTGCGTCGCCACTCGCGGTGACAGGCATTCTGCTCGAGACCCTGCGAGAGCGGTTCCGTCAGGACCAGAACCTGCTGTGGTTCTGGGATCCGGACCCTTCCGTCGGCACGATCCTCATCGAAACGTCGTACAACGACGCCGTCGAGCAGCGCAACGCGAGCATCGCCATCTACGTCACCCGGCTCAACACGACGCCGCAGCAGCTCCTCGTCGGCGACCGCACCGATGTGAATCTCCCGGACCACAAGGAGTTCTTCACAGGGCTGATGACCTCGAGCTACAGCGTCGACTGCGTCGCCAACGACCAGGGTGCGAGCGTGCAGCTCGCTGACATCGTGCAGCACTTCTTCATCGCCAGCCGTCAGATCTTGACGGGGATGTTCGGGCTGCAGAACATGACGCACGCGTCGATGGGGCAGTCCGCGCCGTTCGAGCAGGAGCAGGGCAAGTTCAGCACGCCCGTGTCCTTCGAGGTCAGCTACCACACGCAGTGGTCGACCGTAAAGATCCGGCCCCTGCTGCAGAGCGTGGGGGTTCGCGTCATCGACAGCCGCACGGGAATGGACGCGGCAGAGGCCTTCGCTGACAGCGCCGCACAGTCCTACGGCCGGACCTGGCCGATCGACCCGCCCGAACCGCTGTCCGGACCCTACTCGAGCGCTCCGTATGTGCCGCCCCCTGAAGCGCCTGTTCCCGGAGCTGTCACGTTCCCGGCGAGCGCTTTTTTCCTGCCGAATCAGCGACTTTTAGGCGTGCGCGACACCGTCAACCGCGTCTTCTCCACGCAGATTCCCTTCATCCATACCGACACGATCTCAGAAATCGTGTATCGTAACGGCATCCGGGTAGACCCCTCGGCCTACACGGTCACCTCTCCGCAGACGGTCGAGTTCGCCATTCCACCCGAACCCGACGATCTGCTCCTTCTCGATGGCTACGTGGCCCGCTGAGCGCCCCACTTCGGAGACCGAACGATGACCCGACCGATTACTGTCGTCTTCCAAGAGCAGGCTCAGCTGACCCCCACGGTCAGCGACCCCGATCTTGATACCCTCGTCTTCGGCGCGGCGTACCAGATCCTCGACTACCTCGACGACAAGGAAGACATTCAGGTTGCCGACTACGGCACCCTCAATGCCGACAACCCCTACACGCCCCCGGTCGCCTCGACGCCGGCCATCGTGCTCGCGGCGCCTCCGGGCATCACGGCGGGGGCTTGGGTCGCTCCGACCAGCATCGGCGTCATCTTCGACGATCTGCGCGCCATCCTCGTCAGCCGCACCGATGGCGCGGTCACGAACAACGACAACCTGCTCACGTCGGCAGGCGCTACGTTCGTCACCACGGGCGTCGCTGCGGGCGACACGCTCATCATCGCGAATCCTCCGGGGCCTGCAACGCCGAACCTCGTGCTCACCGTTCGCGAGGTGGTCAGCGAGACCACGCTCCGCGTGACCACGAACTTCCTCGCCACGGTCGGTTCGCTCGCATTCCGCGTCGAGCGCACGGTCCAGGACACCACGATCGCCACGAGCTTCGTCGTTCCGCCGGTGTTCCGTGCGAGCAACGAGATCACGATCCTCGGCGGCGTCACCGTCACCATCGGCGGCATCCAGCGCGTCGTGTCCTACGCGAAGGTCTACGTGCAGTACCTGGCGTACCGCATGGACCTGCAGGAAGTCGACTCGGTCATCTCGGACGACGAGATCCGCACGAAGGTCGGCAAGATCGACGCACGCAACCCGCTCGCGGCGCACCTCTGGGTCGCGCGCCAGAACGCGGGCAGCGCCCCGATCTACTTCTACGGACTCTCCTCGAACGACCTCGCCGGTTACACCGACGCGAAGGATGTCATCTCGAGCAATAAGCGCGTCTACGCAGAGATCGTCACGATCCCGGACGTCGCTGTCGTCGCCATGCTCAAGACGGACAACGTCACGCTCGCCGACCCGGTCACGGCGCTCGCCGACGGGATCCCGCAGAAGTTCCGCGCTGTCATCGGTTCGGAAGAGCTGCCAGTCACCACGCTCCTCGTCGACGAGACGGTCACGGGCACGACCGAGCAGCGCTCGGGCGCTATCCCGCCCGGCGTGCGCACCATCACGCTCGGCGCAGGCGTCAACCTGCTCACGTCGAACGTGCGCCCGGGTGACCAGCTCATCCTCACCGCGAGCGAGGGCGTCCTCGACGGCACCTACACGATCGCGCACATCAACTCGGCGTCCGTCCTCGAGACCGACACGGCGTTCCCCGCCACGGTCGGCGCTGCGGAAGGCGCGAACATCCGCGTCTACCGCCCGTCGCTCGGCACGAACCCCATCGCCGAGATCGAAGCTCGCGCGTCGTACACCACGGCCGCGGTCACCTACCGGTCGCGCGTCGCGGGCATCACCCCCGGCGCTCGCACCATCGCACTCGTGCAGAGCGGCTCGACCCCGAACGGCATCCATTCGGTCATCGAGGTCGCAGGCGTTTCGACGGTCATCAACGGCGACTTCGCTTCGGGCCTCGTCACCGCGACGGGCATCGTCAACGCGCTCACCACGGGCGCGGGCGTCACCACGCCGTTCGTCGGCTCGGTGAACCTCTCGGCCACCACGTCATCGGGCGCCACGGTGCAGGCAGCATTCGCTGCGACTGCGCTCAGCACGGGCACGCCGGGCCTCGACTCGATCACCAGCACGGCAGCCCTCGACGCGGTCTTCATCCGCATCTTCGACTCGACCGCGACGTTCCTCACGGACGGCGTGCAGGCGGGCGACGTCATCGAGATCCCGAGCAACCCGAACGGCGTGTTCGGAAGCACCTACAAGAGCTTCGTCGTGAACGAGGTTCTGTCGGAGCAGCGCATCGAGATCGCGAACATCGCGACGGGCGTGTACGTGAACAACACGGGCACGGTCGAGAACGAGCTCCCCCATCTCGACAATCGCCTCGGCACGGGCACGCTCGTGACGCAGGGCTCGATCCGCTACCGCGTCCAGCGCGTCCTGAACAAGGAGCGCCAGGTCGAGTACCTCCAGTCGATCTCGCAGAGCTTGCGCTCGCAGCGCGCCGTCATGGCATGGCCGGATCTCGTCGATGTCGCCGACCTCGTCGACGGCAGCCTCCCGCGCAACGCGGACGGCTCAGCGGCGCTCGCGGCTTCGCAGGCGGGCACGTACCTCGCGGCGGCCATCGGCGGTCTCTGCGCCGGACTGCCGAACCATCAGGGCCTCTCTCGCATCAGCATCGCGGGCGTCCGGAAGCTCTACCACTCGAGCGGGTACTTCACCGAAGCGCAGCTCTCTGCGCTCTCGGATGCGGGCTGGTTCGTCTTCGTGCAAGACACGCCGGAGTCGCTGCCCTTCTGCATCCACCAGCTCACGACGGACCCCTCGTCGCTGCAGACCGGTGAGTTCTCGATGGTGCGCAACTTCGACTTCCTCTCGAAGTTCTTCACCGCGATCCTCGACCCGTTCATCGGCGTCTGGAACGTGAACGAAGAGACCCTCGGCTTCATGCGCCAGGCGGTCAACTCGGGCATCGACCAGCTCAAGCTGCGCAAGGTGGCCCGCATCGGAGCTCCGCTCATCGACGCGCTCATCACCTCGCTCGACGTGAGCGACGCCTCGCCCGCCCGTGTCGAGCTCTACATGACGGTCAACCGCCCGGTGCCGTTGAACGTCATCGGTCTGCACCTGGTGGGCTGATGCCGGACGGCGGGCGCACCGACGGAGAGAAGACGGCGTTCATCGCTGGCGGGCTCGCAGCCCTCCGGCGGTTCTCGCCGCAAGCTCTCGGTATGGTGCGCCAGGGCGTGACCACGGGCGCGCGCATGGGGCGCCGCGCGCTGTCAGGCGTCGGAGGCGTGCCCCAGCTGAAGTCGGAGATGCTGAACCAGGCCCGCATGGGCGGCGGCATCGGCGCGCTCGCGGGTGGCGCTCTCGGGGCGCTCAGCGCCGAAGAGGGGCATCGCGGCGAAGGTGCGCTCAAGGGAGCCCTCGGAGGCGCGGCGAGCGGCGCGCTCGGCGGCGCTCTGAGCGGTGCCGTATTCACCGGAGCTCGAGGACTGCGGCACCACGCTCTCACGGCGCTGGCGCCCGGGGCGGACATGGGTGCACGCCGCGCAGCAGCGACCGAGGCGCTGAACCGAGGCTGGCTTCGCGGCATGCCCGACATGGCCTTCGGAGGGCCTGCGGGTCGCGGAGGGGCTGCATTCGAAACGCTTGCAGCTCCCGCTACTGTGGCCGCGGACATGTACCTCGGCCACAAGCTCATGGGCGCGCTCCCCGAGACCCTCGGCGGCGCTCCTGCAGAACCCCCAGGCCCCGCGAAGGTCGCGGCCGAAGAGACGGACGGCCCGCTGTCCTTCTCGGCGCGGCTGCACCCTGCGGCGCTTGCGGCGCCTCTCGGAGCGCTTGCGGGGCGGGTGGGCGCCGAGGAGCTCCTCGAACGCCACGCCGACCCGCGCATCGCCATGGGCGGTGACTGGGCGCGCCGGATGCCCGCCAAGGGCCACCTGCGCAAGCGGATCTTGCCGGGCCTCGCCAGCATCGTCGCAGGCGGCCTGACCTACGGCGGGCTCAACGCCCTGTCGCCAGAGCCCGAGTCGCCGGAGCAGAAGGCGCTCAAGGAAATCGACCTCGACACGCTCAAAGCCGTCCTGCCGAAGCAGGGCGCTCCGGGAGGTCCTGTATGACGGCTCTAGGAACGTGGGAGCTCCTTGATCACGACGTAGTGACTAGCGGCGGCACCATACTGCTCTTTGAGCAGTTGTTGGGACCAGAAGCAGCCGTAGTCGTCTCTACCTTGGTCCTCGCCGGGTGTCCAGACCTGGATACCTTGCCCGGGCGCATGGCTGCCGGCGGAACTTTGCGGGTGCACTTTCCTGCGACAGATAGCCACGTAGAGATTCCGCCGGGCACGAAATGTCTTTTCCACGAAAAGGAGGCTGCGGCAGACTCGCGGCTCCGGCTCGTCTGGTTGCGCCCCCGTGCGCGATCTTTTCCCCCTCCATCCCGAGTCTGATACACTTTTCCCGGAGATCTCACCATGCCGATCGGAATCACGAAGGGCCTCACCACCTGGCGTTTTCAGGACGCCTACGTCGAACGTATCGGCGACAACTCGGCGTACACGGCCGCGCATCCGGACGACACCCTGGTGCTCGCCGGTCCTCCGCGCGCCGACATCGCACGCGCCGACGACGTGGCTGCGACGAGCGTGAGCTCGCTGCTGGCCATCGGCATGTTGCAGGCGTTCCAGATCTCGCAGCAGAAGCCGACGACTCCGGTCATGGCGATCGGCTCGGGCCGCAGCTTCTTCGTCTCCGGCAAGGCGCAGGGCTCGGGCTCGCTCCAGCGTCTGTTCATGAACGGCCGCAACCTGCTCCGCGTCCTCTACCACAACGCGAAGACGGTCAACGTCCGCTGGGACAACTTCGACGACATCGCGGCGAAGAGCGTCAACTCGGGCTTCCTCACGAACCTCGATTCCGAGCTCTACCTCGTGCCGTTCGGTCTCGCGTCGCTGTTCCGCAGCAAGATGCACGACTCGCTCGGCGGCTTCTACGCCGAGCTCACGATGATCAACAGCTACCAGATCGGCTACAACGCCGGTGCGACGATGATCGCGGAGTCGGTCAGCTTCATGTTCGACCGCCTCATGCCGTTCACCGCCGACGACGTCGCGCAGGGCAACGTCCCGCGCGCCACGGTCGACGCGGCACTCGGCCTCATCGACCCGACCAACGACAACGTCGCCACCGAGAACATGGCGAACGGCGCGGTCACCAGCACCGTCTGACCGGGGCTCGAACCTAAAGAAAAGGGGCTCCTCACGGGGCCTCTTTTCGTTTAGCCCTTCACCGGCGCTTCTGTCCCCGCGCCGGCTCGGCCATCGGCAACGTGGGGCCGTATGCCGGCGCGACGTACGCGTGGCAGCGCTGGCACTGGGGGATCGCGGGCAAGACGCCCATCCAGATCTTGGGTGTGGTGACGGCGCCGCCGCAGCGGCCGCAGGTTCCGTGAACGTATTGCATGGTGGTTTCTTTCAGGGGGTGGAAGGAGAAAGAGGGCGACGGCAAGCCGCGAGGTCCTCACGCAACAGGCGATTCTCCATGAGGAGCACCTGCTGGCGGCGAATGAGCTCCCGGGTGACACGCTGCTCGAGCACGTCGGCGCGCTCGTGAAGACGGCGTGCCTTGTGCCCCGCGTGGATCGAAAGCGCGATGCTGACGGCGAGGCCGAGGTAAATGGCTCCGACAATCCAGTTCGCCCGACGGCGACGCGCGGGGTCGGTGTCTGCATGTTCTTCTGTCATAGTTCCTCCAGAGAAGACCCCTTCTTTTACCCGCATCGGCTAGACTTTTCGCATGCCTGACCATACCCCGACGACAGCGACCACGACCCAAGGCCGGACGAAGTTCGGCGGCATGGGCCAGGTCTACGGCCCTCCCGAGTTCGGAACCATCAGCGCCGTGGCGCCGAATACGTATACGTACTCGGTGCGCACGATGTCTGGCCGTGCACTGCCGGGCGTGCCCCGCAAACGCATGTCGCCGTCCGACCTCGCGCTGCTCCCGGTCGGAACCACGGTCATCGTGCGGTACGACATCGGCATGCCGTACATCGACGGCGTGCTCGATCAGCCGGCGACGCTCTCGACGACGCCAGGCATCCCCGCCACGGAGTCTGCGCCGCCTTTGAACCCTGCGGACACCTACGATCTCGGCAACCACCGCGCGCCACACGAACCGAACGACCTGCTCGGAGGCGACCACCTGCTCGGAAACATGTCAGGTGTGCGGGTCGGCGCCCTAGCGGGCGGCGTAGCGCTGCTCCGAGCTTCTGGTGGCGCTCAGATCCGAGCACACGCCCTGAACGACCTCATCGAGATGGTGAGCCGGAACTACCGCCACATCACCGACATGGGCTTCTTCGAGGTCAAGAACGACGGCGGCCGCGTCAGCATGAAGTTCCGGGGCGCGTCCGACCAGACGAACGAGGCGGGCGCCGACGAAGAGCACTGGACCATTCGCATGGACCTCGGCGCCGCAGGAGATCTCTTCAACTTCGAGCTCACGACGCCCCAGGGTGCAACGCTCTTCAAGCTCCACGTCGACAGCAACGGCCGCTGCGAGCTCTTCGGCCTGGACGGTGTGATCATCCAGTCCGGCGCGCAGAACGGCGAAGAAGCCGTCAGCGAAGCAGGCGGAGACACGCGGGATACCGTCCAGGGCAACCGCACCGAAACGACGAAGGGGAGCTCCACCGAGGAAGTCTCGGGGGACCTCACGAGCTCCGTTGACGGCGTGCGTAGCGTCACGACCAGCAGCGACGTCGTCACCGTCACCGGGCGCGATCTCGGAGTCACCGTCGCCCGAAATGTCAGCGCTGTCGTCGGAGGCGACCCCACGTCCCCCACCACGCCGGCCGTTCGCGCAGAGGTGCGCGGCGGCGACGTCGAGCTCTCGCTCGGACAACCCACGACACCGAACCCTGGCATCAAGATCAACACGCAGAAGGGCGGCCTGAAGTTCGACTCACGCCTGGGAGGCAACGTCGAGCTCACCTCTTCGCTCGGGACCATGAAGGGAACCTTCCGCAAGGTCATCATCAACACGGCTGCGCCCGACAGCGTGATCATCGGCGGCAGCACTCTCGCCAGCCATCTCGCGAAGTTCGAAGAGCTCGAGCAGATGCTAGGCGTTCTCCTCCGTCTGCTCGACTCGCACGTGCACCCGCACCCCACGGCGCCCACGGGCCCGGTCGTCGTTCCCTTCTCGTCCACGATCAAGCCGCTCATCGCGCGCATCAAGAGTCTGCGCGCCGGCGTCGGCGGATAGCGCTCTCACACCTAGAAAAAAGGCATGGCCTTCTTTCTGAGGACGCGAAACATGCGTCAGAGCGAGACGCCCTGGAGCTGTTCCGCGAGCGTCTTCGGAGGCGCCACACGCCGACGCTCGATCTTCGGCGGCTTCTTCGACGGCGGCTTCTTCGACGGCGGCGTCTTCGGGAGCGGCGCCGAAGCGCCCTCCGTGTCGGTGGCCGGAGAGGCGTCCGTCTCCGGAGCCGCGACGTCGACACGCCGGTTCTTCTTGCGACGTACCGGCGCGATCTCGGCCGAGGTCTTCGCAGCGCGTCGTGCACGGAAGACCGTGACCCCGTATTCGACGCTGCGGAGAACTGCGTAGCCGCCGAGTGCGGCACCTGCGATGATGGGAAACATGGAGACCTGCTTTCGATGGTGGGGAAACTAATACCCTGGATACATCCTTTTACCGTAAACCCCCTTGTTTTTAGGACGAACCATGTGGCAAACGCCTCCCATCCTGAAGCTACTCCTGCACCTACAGCACCACGCAGCAAAGCTGCAACAAACCCGGGTTGAAGCAGAGCTCGAGGCTTTGGCCTCTCTGCTAGACTCCACGGAACCTCTCTCGAGCGAGCCTACTCCTCCATGTGGCACAGCTTCGAACCCGCTGCCTTCTTTCCCGCGCCCTTCCAGCGCGCCACCCAGGCCTTCCGTGCTGCTACGGAGCTCACGACCAAGGCGCTGACCGTCACCGAACGCGCACTGCGCACGGTTCAGCGTCTGTCGCAAACACGGCCACCCTCTGTCGCCGAGGGGCTGCTGCGCCGTGCGCTCGATGAAGTCGACCAACTCGTAGGCGGCCTGACATCGAACACGCAGATGCACATGATCATCGTGCCTGTGCGGAAGCGCCGTGCAGGAAGCGGAGACCTGCCCGAGCTCGAGGTGAACCCAGGCACGCCGGCGTACACCTACGTGCAGGGAGCGCAGGCCGCGACGGGGGGCACGCAGGTCTTCTTCCGCACGCTGCTCGAGTCGGTGCAGGACCCCGGTGACCTCTCGAAGCCGGACTTCCCGTCCACCTACGCCACCGCCGGCGTATGCCTCATCGCGGGCGCCGAGACACTCTCCGATCTGCAGGTGCCGTTCCGACTCATCCAAGGGCTCTTCGCCAGCAACCTCCGGATGCCGGTCTCCGGCGCGATCCTCCCTGTCGTCGAGGGTTTGCGCGTGCGCACGGTAGCGACACGCTCAGGTACCCGGGCCATGATCACGTGGACCCCCGTTCCGCCCGTCACGAATACGCCGTTCTTCGCAGGGGACACCCTGCTCGCCAAAGAGGTCTTCATCATCCGCATCAACGCGAGCCTCACTACGGGCTGGCGTTCATGGTCAGATCTCTTCACGCACGAGCCTTCGAGCTCCGCGACCGATCTGCCGCGCAAAGCTGGCGCCGAAGTCGTCGCCCGCATCCGCAACCACGGCTTCGTCACGAGCTACACGGACATGGCGCACACGCTCGATCCGAAGGACACGTACTACTACACCGCGTGCGTGCGCTACACCATCAACGGCGAAGTCCAGCCGATGGGTGCACTGTCGAACACGGCGCGGGTCACGCGCGTGAACCCCAGCCCGTCGACGCGCGAGGCCACGCCTCCGGACTGGTATGCGACGCCGACGTTTGCGAAGCTCTTCCCGCCGCTCGAGCAAGCGCTGAACGCGGTGCGCTTGGCCGTGTCGCGGGCCGGGGCGCGCACCACCATCAACACCGGCACCTCGCAGATGGTCGATGCCACGTTGCGCCAGCTGCAGCGCACGATCGCACAGTACGAAGCCACCGCCGCCGAGGTCACCGAGATCGCAGACAACCTGCAGGCGCTCACGGACGCGCCGCCGACGGGCATCCACGCGACCGTGATCAGTAAGAGCTCCGGCGGGGTGAACGGCTGGATGAGCGAACTGTCGAAGCGCCTCTCGGACACCACGGACCCGTCGCTGCCTTCGTACTCCCCGTCGTCGATGACTCTCGGCGTCGTCATCCTGGCGGGAGCTCCGACGATCTCCGGCCTCCGCGACGTGATTCGGCTCCTGCAGCTGTTTTTCGGCCGCAGCCAGGGCAACCCGCTCAAGACCATCGTCGACTCGTTCGAAGACGGCCCGTCTCCGGGTACGCCGACGACTACTGCGACCGCGCCCGTTCTAGGGTACGATGCGGCTATGCGTCCCACCCGGACGCCGCAGTGCTGAGGAGCAACATGACACAAGAACGGGCATGGGGGCGCGTAGACGCGTTGAGGCGGTTCGGGCTTGGGAAGCCCGAGGCTGACTCGCTCTTCACGTCGTTCCCCATGCCTGGAGCGCGTCAGGTGGGACAGCGGGCCGCCGAAGCGGCGGGCGCTGCAGGCGCTGCGGGCGCTGCGGGCCCGGGATTCGGCGCCCGTGCGGTCAACGCAGCCACGCGGCGGCTCACCCCCGGCAAGGGCGCGCTGCTCGGGCTCCTGGCGGGTGGCGCGCTCCTCGGTGCCCGGAAGTCGGAGCCGACGTACACCCTCAACCCCTCCTCGGGATACGCCCCGATCTACCCGTGACCCTCCGCCACCCCCTCTCACCCCTCGCAGGTTGCTGATGCCCACGCTCACCGTCAAAACCACCATCACCTACGGGGACCCGGTCGCCACGGGCGTGACTCCGTGGTCGCAGCCGTTCTCGTTCTCGCTGACCTACACCGAAGAGTCGGTGAAGACGGTGCAGATCGCAGCGAGCACCGTGGACTTCCCGATCCCGCTCGACACGGTCTCGCTGCCGAAGTTCCTCTTCGTGCGCGCGATCGAAACGGGCGTCACCGTGAAGCTCGTCAGCGGCGCCGAGCAGTCGGCCACCGCCATGGCCCCACTCGATGGCTGGGTCATGGTCGCCGCGAGCGCGGGCCAGGCCATCAACTCGCTCCTCGTCTCCACTCCCGCGTTCCCGACCACGGGAGCTCGAGTTCAGGTACTCGCCTTCGAGTGAGGTAGTTCGTGGAAGAGATCCTCCGCACGATGCTCAGTGGAGGCCCCTTCGGCCTACTCGCGGGGGTGTTCTGGTACATGTACCGTTCTGAGAAGGACGAGTTCAAGGCGTACCGGGAAAAGACCGAGTCGACGCTGCAGCAGCTCTACACGTCGACGCACGCGGAGCACGCGCGTCTGCGCGCGGACTATGACCGCGACGAAGACCGGATGCGGGAGCTCCATGCGGCCGAACTCCGAGAGCATCGGGAGCAGATGAGCGACCTGCGAAACGCGCACGCTGCGCGTGAGCAACAGTCGATGGCTACCGTAGAGTACTTCGCCAAGGCCGCTGTCGAAGCGGTCGAAGAGCTCGGCAAGATCGCGGAAGCACTCCGGAGGGCGTATGACAGTTCACGTCGTCGATGAGAGCATTGCGGACGGCCAATACCAGGCCCTGCAGCTGCGCACGAACGCGAAGATCGCGCGCTACCAGGCGCGTCTCGAGCTCGCCAAACGCGGGCTGCGGGACACGCTGATCGCAGTGCGCGCCGAGAGCCCGCTCGAGGGCGCAGAGCCGTTGCCCGCGCTCTCGATGCCGCCGCCGCTGCCGATGCTCGACCGGACACGCACCTCGCGCAAGCCGGCGGTGCCTCCGGCTCTGACCGAGGCCACCGCAAAGTCGTCCGGCTGGGTGGCCAAGATCTCTTCCGAGACCGGACTTCCCGCCGTCATCCCCATCTCCGAGGAACGCCTCGGGCGCCGCAAGGGCTAGGCTTTCTTCCCGCCTGAAAGCCCCGTGGTGCCTGCCATCGAGATCTGACGGCCCGCCTTCTCAGCGGGACGACGCAGGGCAGCGCCATGTCCAGCGGTATTTCGCTTCGAGCCGGGATAGCTTGGAATGATGGTGCTGAGGGGCTTGGCCCGCGCGAGCTGCCGGACGAAAGGGCCGACCGCCTGGCACTGGGGGCACGCGTCAGGCACGCCTTCCGCACCGACGACGAGCTCTTCGAAGGTGGTCTTGCAGCCTTGGCATTCGAAATCGAAGTAGCGGTAGCTCATGATTACCTGCTCCGGGTACGGTACTGCCGGGCGATGCCGGGGGGTTTGCTGAAGGGGTCGTCCGGCGGCTCGAAGCTACCGTCGTATTCGCTGCGCAGCGCCTGGTACTTGTCGCTCAGGTCTGCGAGTAGCTCGGCAGCGTCATTCGCGTCGTAGAGCGACAGGTGCCCGCTAATGCGGGTCTTGCCGTCTGCGAGGAGTTGCGCCGTGCCTACCCGCATCGAGTAGTAGGGCGCACCTCCGCGCGGGTTCGCGCGACTCGAGACCTGCGCCATGACGCGGCGAAGCACCCGGGTTTCGATCACCGCCCAGCTCATCGGGGGGCGATCTTCGGGATCGGGGTCGAGAGGCCCGTCGTGTGTCATCGGAGGGTCCAGGAAAGAGGAGTAGATGGGGTGAGGTGCGTGCAGTATAACAGAGACATGGATTGGCGCGGAGCAGGCAAACAAGCCGCCCTGAGCAAGCTCGGGTTCGCATCGACACACCCCCTGATGAAGGGTGTGAAGGTGTCCCCGGACGCGAAGGGCGAGACGTCTGCCGAAGAGCCCGCCCCGGCGCCTGTTGCCCGGGTGTGGCCACCTCCGCCCCACGCCACGAGCGGTACGTTGCTCAACCCCAAGGTTGCAGCTCAGACCTAAAAAAGAGGGACGCCTCTTTTTCGCAAGTCACGAACTGTTCTTCGTGGGCTCGGTCAGCGGGGGCGGGATGCGAAACACGCCGTGTGCTTCGGCGTAGTTGCTGAGCAGACGCTGCACTTCCGGGGTCAGGTCGTCGAGCAGCGTCTTCATGTCGACCGCGCTGCACTCGCCGGGGACGAGGGCACGGACGATGAGACAGAGACCGGAGTCCGGCACGTCGGACTCGTTGAGCACGAACTTCATGTGCGCGACGGTGTTGCCCGCGCGGCGGGCGCTGTCCACACGCACGGTGGGCTTGAAGCGGATCATGGAACACTCTCTTTCTTTGGTGGGAGGAGAACTACGTGCTCTCCGCGGAGCTCAGGACCGCGGTCCTGAGATCAACGCAAAGCACTAGGGGCGAATCTCGAGCGCTACGTAGAGCCCGAGCGCAAGCTGTCCGAGGACGAGGAGAACCACCGCACCGAAGGTCTCGTCCATACATAGAAACGTGCAGGCCGCCCCTGTGGTGGAGGTATGCACGATACGGAGTCCTGCGCGAAAATCTTCGAGACGCTGCCGCGGGGTCACGGCTCCTCCTTCTCTTCGGAAGGCACCGTCGCGGGCCCTGGGGGAATCGTGATCGCCGCGAGGACGAACCAGAAGGCAGCTGCGCCCCACGCGGCTGCCTTCGCACGGTCGGCCGCGAAGCCGCACGCAAGGAGCGTTGCAGCGTACCGAATCACGTAGATTCGGAACTCCGCCCAAGACCCGCCCTGCCACACGCGCCGGAGCGCGTAGGCCCCGGGAAACAGCAGCAAGAAGGCAAGCACCGTGAGGCGGTACTCCCACTCTTCGGACAGCGTCACGGCCCCGCGCCCTTCAGCCGGGGCCAGACGTACGCGCCCGGGATGTGAATCCGGCCGGCGTACCCCTGCGCAGTGGGCGAGAGACGGAGAGACTCCCAGGCCTCGAGCTCCGTTGCGAACGGTCCTCGAGATCGCGTTTCGGTCGAGCCGGCCCAGAACTCGAGGTCCTGGGCCGGCTTCCCCGCGTCGCTCATCACTTCGTCGCCTCGGGCGTCATGAGATCGCAGATGTCGGCCTCGGACAGGACGACGTGCCGCGTACGCGCACCGGCGAGCGCCTTCGCGGTGTCGAAGACGCGGCCGTTCGCGTGGCGCTTGACGAGCTCGGTGCTCCCGTCGGGCGCGTAGTAGAGGATCGTCGCGCGAGTGCCCGACGGCGTGAACGCGAGGATCGACGTATCGACCGGCACGTTCTCGAGGTTGAGCGCCTGCTGCGTGACCGCCCGCATGCCGGGCACGCCGAAGGTGGCGGGCACCGGGTAGCGGAGCACGAAGAAGTGCGCCGCATGCATGTAGGTCTTGTAGTTCTTCTTGGCCATGATGCTTGTCTTTCTTGGAACGAATCGTTGAGGTGAAGCGTTGAATGGGGCGTTGAAGGCGCGCTCAGAGGAGCGCTTCGAGGAGCTTCACCGCGCGGGCGACGTCGTCCTTCGACGAGATCGTCAGCGCGAGAGGCTCCGCGAGTACGGAAGCCAAGATGGTGCACCGCACGGCCGTGACGACCGGCTTGCGGGGCGCCGGCACCTGCGGCGCGAGCTCGGACGTCTCGAGCGCGGCCGTGGTGTGCGCCGGGAGTTTCGTGGTGGCACGGAACTGCGCGCGGGCGCCTTCGATTGCGGCAGTGATCTGCAGCCCGATCTTGCCCGAGCGGTCATTCGGGATGGCGCGGCTCTCCGGGGAGAGGATGCCGTGCTTGCGGCGCGCGTTACCGATGTCGTTTCCCGAGCGCCCGAAGGCAATACAGAGCCCCCACCAGGAGCAACCCAGGCTATCCGCGAGGCGCATGAAAAAGCGCGTGTCCTTGCGAGACCAGGAGTGGCCCTTCGGCAGGGCGTCGATGCGGGCGACGACCTCCGGCGTGAGCTCGGCGAACGCGCGGTCCGTGGTGAGGGCGCGGTCGGTGTGCGGGAGTGCCTGCTGCTTCGAGCTGGCGGGGGTGTTGTTGAGAACGGTGATTTTCATGAGTATGGTCTTTCTGCTCGAGGGGATTAGAGATTCCTCGGCAAGACCTTCTACCCTCAAAACCAGGCGTTTTCGGGCACTACAGCTTGCGAATCCAGGTCGCGTGGCTGAGATCTATGCCGTAGTACACCGGAGGCTCTTGTGCGGAGAACCGCGCTTCGAACTCCGCGTACGGAAACGGGGACAAGGCAGGCGTCCACCTCGGCACCGCCTGGTCGACCGTGAACACGTGCGCGGTGTGTGCCAGCGGGAAGAACTGCTCGAACACGGACGCTCCCCCGATGATCGAGATATCCGGAGATCTCGTCGAGTTCGCAAACGACATCGCTTCCTCGATGTCCCGACAGCACACGAGCGAGGTGCGTGCAGGGAGTGCTGTCCCTGCGGGAACCTGGAGCGCGTGCGACGACAGCACGATGTTGTCGCGGCGACCGAGAATCGACCAGGATTTGCGCCCTACGATGCAGGGGGTTTCTTCCGTCAGGTCTCGGAACGCTTTCTTCCACGTACTTTGCCCGAAGACCACGCTGCTCAGGTCTAAGAGCTGTTTGTCTTTGGTGAGCGAGATGATCAATTGAATGTGGGGAGTAAGTCGCATAGATACCTAGGGAGTAAAAGACGCCTGCCAGTGGCAGGTATGGCACGCGGGCGTGGGCGTCGAGCCCTTCGGCCATCTCACGGGGACATACAGAGGATCGCCACATCGTGGGCAGATCCCAGCCGCGATGTACTTCGGAGAGGGGGACGCTGGCTGCATCCCGAAAGCGTATCACGGAGACGTCGGCGCGGGAACCTTTCCACGCCCATGGCACTTGCCACAAGGTCTGGAAACAGGCTGTGCGCCGCCAAGTACTTGCAGGTAGACCACTCCAACGCCGGCACAAGGGTCGCAGCGTCGATGCGGCACGTAGTTGCGTCCGCCGGAGCGCGCGCGGGGGGCGACGCCCTTTCGGCGCGGGACCGGCCCCGGGGCTCCGGGGAGCGCCAGCTTCACGAGACGCTCCGCCGCGCGGACCGCCTTAGCTTCTACCTGGAGACTCACCTTTGTCCGGAGCACTTCTGCACCGACCAACTGCCGACGACGATTCGTCGTGAATAACAACTTCAGGAGCGAAAGCTCTTCGGCGCTGAACGACAAAGAGGCGGTGGGACGTCGAGCCATGTAGGGTCCTTTCACATCAAAAAAGAAACGAGATATCGTTTCAGGAAATCAGGCGCGACGCATGCTCTCACGAGCTCGCTCGAACGAGCAGATCGCACAAGGGCAGCGTACGACCTGCGCGCGCACGCAGCGCTCGAGATACGGCGAGCGCGCTTCCTGCGGCACGGGTCGCGGCTGCGCAGGGCGCTGGGCCGTAGGCAGCGGCTTCTCCGTCGGGGTCTCGAAGATCATCGAGACGAGCAACAGGAAGAGGAGCGGAGAAGCGAGAAGGGTCAGTCCGATGATTTGCATGGGTTGGGTTCTTTCTGGGATTGGGGATGGTCAGGGGAAGACGGTTGCAGAGGAGAGAAGGAAGGAGAGAATGGCGACCGGGAGACGAGGTCTGTGACTGCGAGGCCGAGCGCGGCGAGCCGCACGATCTCAGCGATCGCGGCACGCTCCTCATCGATCTCAGCAAGCGTCGCGCCCTCGTGGATAGCCGCGGCCTCGAACAGCGCCTCGAGATGCGCTTCAATCTGCGACGAGTCCCGGAACCTGAACAGGCTCACGCCGTCGCTCCGGGCATCGGTTTGCCCGTGATCTTCTCGTAGGCCTGCTGCGCCGCCGAGTAGTCGTACTTGCGCGAGGCCCACTGGTCGACGATCGCAAGGCACACCTCGGCGGTGGCGTGGCGGCCTTCGGGGCTGTTCGCACCGGCCTCGAGCACGTCACAAAGGCCGTCGGGGAAGAGATGCACGAGCACCGCACTACGCTCGGTGACGTAGCCGAAGCTCACGTACTCGGCGTCTGCGCAGGTGTATGCGAGCTGCCGGACCATCGTCTCGTGACACGAGAACGCGTGGTCGACAGCCAGAAGCTGTTGAACAGAATAGGTCTGCATGGGGTTAGATTCTTTCTTGGAGAGTAGGAAATAGAAGCCTCAGGGCTGGCCGTCTTCGACGGTTTCACCACGAGGCGTGGCGGGAGACATGGACATGCGCTGCTTCTGCGCGATGAAGTGCCGCGCGGCATCGTAGACGTACGACGACGCGAGACCTGCGAACGCGTAGTACAGCGCCTTCGGTGCGAAGTCGCCGACGAGCGGCATTGCAGGGATCGCGCCGAGAAGCGCACCTGCGCACGCTGCGTGAAGCGGCAGCGAAACCTGGTACGCCAGACGCCAGCCGCGCACGAGCTTGTCGGGCGGGAGCACGAGCGGCTTGACGACAGCGCCGAAAACTCCGAGGAGCAGGGAGACCGCGATGAACGGCCAGTGGGTGAGTGCGAGATCGAGCATCAGCCCAATCTACCACGCGCCCCTAGCGCCTCGGAACACAGGTGGTCGTCACCGAAAGGTCCCCGTGGACCGTGTGCCGTACGTGCGCGCAGTTCGTCGCCCGCAAGTCCGCGCGCACGTAGTTGTACCCGAGAACCGCGTTGAAGAGCAGGAACGCTCCCGCGCAGAACACCGCGGCGCGGTAGTACGGGCGCTTCTTCTTCGCCGCATCGACGAGCGTGAAGAGCAGCGCCAGGGTGAAGATCGACGACAAGGTCGAGAAGATCAGCAAGGGCATGTTCGGCCTTTCGAGAAGGTGCAGGGCCGAACAACCAACCGCGGTTCTTCGACACTATCTTTTACCCGAAAGCTGAGTCCTTTTCGGCACTTACCCTAAGCCCCTCTCCCTCAGAAAATCTTCACCCGAACCTGCGTGTGTGCAGTGCTCTCCCCGCCCTCGGGCACTACCTCTACGCCCGACTGCCCCGGAATCCGGCCTCCCGTCCCCGCCCCGCCCCGGCGAGTTGCAAGGGAGACCAGAATGTCGCGCCCCTCCGACGTGAGCAGCGCCACGCGGTAGAGCTCCGCCGCGCGCTCGAAACGCTCGAACGCTTCTTTCCGCACTCGGACCAAACGATCCATGCGCCGTTCGTGGAGCTTCATCGCCTCGAAGTAGTGCTGCGGGTTCTGCCAGTCGGTACGGAGTGGCGCCTCGAGCTCGACTTGCGCACAACGTGTGAGGGCGCTCTGGTATTCGACGTCCGCGAGCACGAGCTTCTCCGCGGTGACACGCACGTACGCCTGCGCCGCACCGAGGGGGTCCGACAGCGCCGTGGTGTAGCGCAAGACCGCGTCCTCGGTGGCCTCAGCCGCGTCAGGGGATGCCACCGCCAGGGCGGTAGCCGTGAGCAGGTTCAGCGGGGCCGTGCGGAGCATCTCCGGGTCGATCCGCTCGAGAACCTCCTCGCGGGACATCGCCGGGTCGAGGAAGCTCTGCCGCGCCTGCAGGGCGCCCGCAGGGGCCGCCACGATGCCGCAGGCCTCCTTCGTCGCCACCGGCATGGGCTGGAAGGCGTTCGGGTGGATCACGGGCGGCGAACCGTCAGACATGGCCCTAGCGTAGCGCAGCGGCTGAGAGGCGTCAGGCGGGCGCAGAGCGCCTGCGCAGGCCCGTGCAGCGCGCAAGGAGCGCTGCGGGCCGCCTGAGGGCTGCAGGGCGCCCGAATCGCCCCTGGAACCCCACTGGCAGGAGTGTGGGCTGCCGCAGCCAGGGCGGCTCAAAAGCTCCGACAACCGAAGTGGTTGCGGGAGGAGTTTGGTTAGGGGTCTGGTTAGGGATTTGGTAAGCGCTTCCGACCGAAAAGGCCCCTATATATATGTGTGTTTTCAGAGAAACACTCATATATATAACCACTCAACCGGTCTAACCAAACACCTTCACACGCAACCCCCACTACTCCTCCCACACCCCTGTACTCCCCCTGTCCCCTCTCTCCTATACACCCTTACTTTTTCTCACAGGTAACTCTTACACTTACCTATGCCTACATCCCCTCCTCCCACTCTCCCAGTCTCTCCCCCTGCTCCTATACACCCCTGTGTTCGGTGAAATTCGGTAAGTTCGGTTAGCCTCAGAGAATCGCCTTGTTTTCAAGGGGAAAACGCGATTACCGAGGGCCTAACCAGGGCGTTTCGATAACCACACGGAGTGGTGCGAGGTCGAAATGGCGCTTTTCGCGGGAAAATGGGGTATTCGCCCCGCGACGAGAGTCCGCGCGGAAAACCGGTTAGTTCGGTTAGCCGCGAGATACTGCCTGAAAACAAGGGGTATTCGCGGCTTACCGGATTCCGGCTAACCGAACTTGTAGGAGCAGGGTGAGCTCTCGAGGACTGCAGACTTCGAGCTCGTACGAGGCCCCCGCCGCGGGCTAAAAAGTAGGTGCGTGTACGCTTATCACCACAGGCTCCGCCTGAGATGTTGCGACGCACCGACTCCGTGCACGTATCTTGTCGTACCTGTCCCTACGTGTCAGACTTCGTAGACTTCTGTGGGATTCAGGTCGGGGAACTTGTACAGCGATGTGGGATCGGGTATGGCGGTTTCCGACACAGCCTTCGCCGCGATCGGAACCTTGGGGGTCTTGGGCAGGTCCCGGACGACCCCGCGGCCTGTCTTCTTGGGCCCCTCGCCCCCTCCAGACGGCGGACCGCTGCCTCCTCCTCCGTCGTCTCCACCCCCGCCACCGCCGGGGGGCTCGACCGAAAGGGTGGTGCTGTTGTCCGTGAACAGCCGCCCGTCGAGGATCACGTAGCGGCCGACGACGCCTTCGAAGCTGCAGACGGTGTCGGTTCGACCTTCGGAGGCCTTCAGCACGTAGTGGCGCTTGGCCCAGGCTGCCCGCACGGACCGTGGGTTGAAGCCCTCGCTCTTGAGGAACTTGCTGAGCCACGCAGACGTGAACGCAAGGTTCTTGTCCACGCGCTCACGTGCGACGACCTTGCTCCGTTCCTTCACGTCGTCGGAGATGCCCAGCACGGTGCCCGGGTTCGTGAAGATGTAGCTCTGCAGGGCCTCGAGCGCGCGCTCGTGCTCGTGCCGGACGTCGGCACGCGCGAAGCGATCGCCGGTGAGGATTTCGATGAGCTTGTCTTCCAGATTCGCAGGGAGATAGATCTTGTCGCCGAAGCAGCGCTTGAGAGCCCAGCCGCCGAGCGTGAGCGTTGCGAGGTTGTTGGCGACGCGCGCGTTGATGTTCAGCGCGGTGCAGCGTGCGATGAAGCGGCGGAGGATGTCGGCGTAGGTCGCGTCGAGCGCGTCGAAGTCGCACGCATCGAGCATGGCCTTCATCGGGACGATCATGTTCCCGTGGTTGGCCACGATGCGGTCGTACATCTGCGGGATGTAGCTCGGTGAGAGCTCTTCGCATTGCACGTTGAGGACGCGGACCTGAACGCCGTTCTGCGAGTTGTCATCGGTGATGGGCTTCTCGCCGGTCGACAGCACGCCGTTGTTCCACTTCTTCGGCTCGCGAGCTCCGCCGGTGCGCGTCGCGCGGGTTTTTCCGACGCCGTCGTAGGCCATGTAGACACGCGGGGGCACGTCTTCGGGATTGATCAGTGTCGTCTCGTCGATGGGGATGATCGTACCGCTGAAGGTGCCGAGCGCCTGTTCGAAGCCCGCAGCCGTCGCATCGCCTTTGAGCATCAGCTCCTTCGGATGCCCGTGCAGGCTGCTAGCGATCGCGAGGAAGAGGGACTTGCCAGACGTGGTCTGGCCGTAGGTGTGCAGCCAGACGTTCGTCGCGGCCTTCACGCGACCCAGAAGCATCGACCCCGCTGAGGTGAGAATGGCGAGCAGCCCTGCGTCGTAGCTCTGCATGACCTCGGAGAGGATCGAGAGCTGCTCCTCGAGCGTGCCCGCCTTCGAGTCTCGAGCCTTGAACTGCGCGGCGTGCCCGTTCTGTGTGTCGAACGACAGGCCTGGTACTCCGGGGCACGCGTAGAACGGCGTGCCGTCTTCCTTCGCGTGCCAGCCCGTGCGCACGAAGTTGTCGATCACCGTGAAGCGCTGTTCGAGGTCGTTGAGTTCCCGGAAGTCGTGGAACCAGCTCACCGCAGCCGCGGCGTTCTTGTCCGACACGGGCACGCCGAACTCGCTCAGTCCCACGATCTGATTTCGACGGAAGACCTGCTCAGAAGGGACGACGCGTGTGACCCAGGTCGTCCCCTGCTTGTACGCGATTTCGCACTTCTCTTTGCGGGACTCGAACTCGCGGTGGATGCGGGTGATGAAGAACGGCGCGAGGGAGATGCGCTGAGCGTTTTGGAAAGCGCCCTGCGCCGTCTGCGTCGTCGTGTACTGGATGAGCTCGCCCGTGGGCTTGACCTCGTAGTCCTTGGGAATGAGCAGGTGCAGGTCGGTCGCAGGCATGTCGGTGCCGAGGATGTCTTGCAACGTGAGCGCCGCGGTGCGGAGTTCGTTCGGATTCGGCACCCGCGCGGTGAGCACGGTGCGGTCGAGCGAGGCCTGATCGGTGACGACGCTCGGAAGCGCGGCCTTGAGCTCGACGAACGCGATGCGGCAGGCGCCCAGGTCGGCGAGCATCGCGCCGAGCTTGTAGGCCTCGTGTCGCTTCTTGCCTGCGATCTTCGGGTAGCAGAAGATCGTGACGTTCACGTCTTGCAGAGGGACGTTGTCGGTGAAGCAGGTGCGCAGTCGTTCATCGCCGCCGGTGTCCATGCGGTAGTTGGTGTCGAAGAACGCGTCGACATTCTCGCTGCCGACGACCTTCGAGTAGTGCTGCGAGAGATAGAGTGCGTCGATCTCGTCGAGAACGATGTAGAGATCGCCGTCATCATCGTAGGCGCCATCCTCGAGCGTCTTCGGGAGCAGGTAGGGCTCTCCCGTCGTTTCGGCGCTCCATACGGCGTCGACGGACAGGTGCTGCGTGACGGGGACTCGTGTGTCGGACAACGCCCGGAATGGCGCCGTCTGCAGGTCCGTCGAACCACAGCCTGGGTGCGGGAAGCAGCAGACGGAGCCGTGGTTCCACCGCGGACGACTCAGGCGCTCTGCGATCGTCTTCTTCGCCGAGATCGTGTAGATGCCGGCGGATTCGATGGTGGCTTCGGTCAGCCCCCGTGCGCGCAACTTGTTCAGGTGCGCGTCCGAGACGCCCTTCTTCGCGTCGGCGGGATCGAGAGAGCTGCTGCCCCCTCCGCCATGCAGTGCGGGTTCTGCGAGCTCGTCGCCGTCCCCGCCTGCGCGAAGACGGGAGAGCACGCCGCGGGCCTGGTCGAGCGACACCATGTTCGCGCGCACGTCCTTGCCGCGCACGTCATGCGTTCCGGGGAGCCGCACGTACTTGCCGCGTGCCGCCTCGACGAAGACGCCGTGTCCCTCGAGCTGTTTGATTTCGAGGATGCCGCGCAGTTGCTCGACGCGCAGGTCCTTGAAAGCCTCGTGCGCGCCGTAGCGCTCCTCGCCCGACCGCTCGACGACGAGCCGGAAATGCCAGGTCTTCTTCGAGGAGTCGACCTCTGCGAGAAACGCTGTGATCAGCGCGAAATCAGGGGCGAGCATTTCGGCGTACTTTCGACGGAAAGAGGTGCAGGACCTGGGGATTCTTCGGAGAAGTGACGCATCACTTCTCTCGTACGTGTGCGGTGTCTTCGGCGGCGCGCGGGGTTTCCCAGCCGCGGTTGAGCTCGTACTGCGACTTCCAGCCGGGGGGAAGGCGTTCGCCCCAGCCCATGTGCCAGGCGCTGAGGATTTCGTCGCTGGTGCAACCGTGTTTGCCGGCAGCCTGGCAGAACACGAAGATCTCGCCGTTGTCGCGCAGCTTGATGACGGCGCGGGCGCTCTTGTGGTCGCGCAGCGGGCAGCGGGCGATCCATTCGCCGACCTGGTTGCCGTTCGGCTCGTACTTCACGCCGACGCGGCGGAGCTTCTGGAAGAAGTCGATGACGTGCTCGGGCCACTGGGTGCCGCCTGACCAACTGGCAGCGGCCTTCGCGCGCGCTCGCGGCGGGTTCTCGTAGTAGGGCCGCATGTCGATGCCGTGCGCGGTGAGGATGAGATCTCCGCGGTCGGTGAAATGCGCAGGCGGCACGCGGTGCTCGAGGATCGTGACCGGGAAGGGGTTGTTGATGTCCTTGAGGTGGCAAGCGCCGGGCATGCGCATGACGCGCGCGGGGTCACAGACCTGGGGATCTCCGCCGAACTCGAGCGCCAGCACGTCCATCTGCAGGCGCCACGTTTCGGGGTGCGGCTGCGTCTGCCCGCAGATGGCCTGCCAGTACCAGTGCTCGCCGTTCTTCGTCTGGATACGCATGTCGGGCGGGTAGATTTCGGCGGGCCGCTTCGACGGCCCTCCGTCGAAATCGAGGCAGTACGCGCGGAAGACCTTCATGTCCTCGTTGCGGCGCGTCGACTTCGGAACGCCCGGGGAGTTCACGCTGACGAAGGGCTGGAAGTGCTGGTGGTGGAGCTGCGGCAGCCGTGCGAGGTATTCGTCACGGCGGAGGAACATCTGCCAGCGCAGGCGGGGCGCGGAGGGATCTGCGTTGAGCCAGAGGAACACGGAGCCGCGGTCTTCCGGGTCGAGGAAGCGGAGAAACTCCGCAGCCATGTCTCGATCGATGGGGTATCTGCAGGGGGAGTGTTTCATGGAGGTAGAGGGGTATCGAGTAGGGTAACCGAAGGGCCCAGGGGGGCGCTACCGGAGACGTAAACCCTGGGATTTACGCGGGAAAGCGGGTGAGGGGGTTCCAACGAGGCGTGCGCGAGGTACGATTTGCAGATGGATGAAAATCTCCGCGCACGCTTGTGCGACTTTCGGTCGAAGCAGAAACCTGAGGGCGAGGACGGCGCTGTCGAGCGCGTTCGCGGCAAAATGGTGATCCGCGACATCCGCGCCGTCACCGGCGTGACCCTCCACCAAACCGCATGCTGGTACGGCCTCGCCAAATACCAGCTCGCAGCCGCGAAGGGAGACGAAGAGCTCGCTCGGCACACCCGAGCGCTCGAAATCAACGCGCACATGACCGCGATGCGGCACGGGAAGTGCGTCATCACGTACGACCCGCTCGCCTACGTCTGGCACGGCCATGGTTGGAATCCGACCGATGTGGGGCTCGAGCACGAAGGCCTGTACGACGCGGACGGCAACCCGCTCAAGAAGCCCGGCGACGTGAAGATCGATGAAATCATCGAAGCCGGGCGCGCTGGTATGGCGTTTCTCTGTGAGACGCTTCCGCACTTGCAGTGGGTGCATGCTCACCGACAAGCCATGCGCGTAGGTAAAGCCGCCAAGAGCGCAGACCCTGGCAAGAAGATCTTCCAGGAAGTCGGCATGTGGGCGTGCAAGAAGTACGGCCTCTCGGCGCAGCCAGAGCGTCGCATCGGGTCAGGCCTCGCGCTGCCCCCCGCATGGTACAGTGAGGGTTGAGCGGGCGTACCCTTTTGCGGCGCTATATGTGCGGGCGTGCATCGCGTCGAAGACTATAAGAACAGCTGGAAGCGACAGGGCTTTGTGCTGTGCGTACCGGTACGTAAGGCTGCTAGGCCCACTGTACAGCCAAGGGAGTCGTCGCGGGCTCTCTCTCCTGTGAGGAGTTCGCGCTGTGTATTGGCAGAACATCGGCCAGTACCCCTCTCGAGCGTGGCGATACTGCAGGAGTGTGCGGGCTTCTAAGAAGTATGTCCCGCCTCGCACACGGCGTTGTTCTCCTTCTATGTCGTACCACTCCCACGGCCCCGCGAACGTATGCTTCATCGAAACCTCTTCTTCTTCCGGCGTCCCCGCGGATCAAACTCGGGTTTGTGGCGCAGGAGCGCGGCGCAGCTTAGTGCGTACAGGTAAGCCCGGGTCTCCGCGCTATAAAACATGGTAGTCACCGTGTGGTACGTCTGCGCGTAGCCGTAGCGGTCCCAGTAGCGATCTCTGAGGCTGGACGGGCGGCTTCCCAGCTCCCGGACGCGCGGGTTGGAACACAGAGGGCGTGAAGCATACAGTTCCCCCCCGATGCAGTTCAGGCTCGAAGTGATCCCGAGCCTCCCGCCGCACAGGAAGTATTCGGATCTCTGCGGGGTAAATATGCGCGTAGCTAATGCGACGCTGCTGCTCGCCAGGACGGCGCCCCGTCCAGCCGGATACGAACGTGTGCTTCATCAAAACACCTGCTTTTCGGCAAGAGCGTGCGCGACGGCTGCGCTGCGACGTCTGAGGAACGTATAGAGTATTTCCGGCAGGGGAGCGTCTTTGTGAATCGCGTATGCTTCATCTAAACCTCTTCTTCTTCCGGCGTCACCGCGGATCGAACTTGGGTTCGGAGCGCAGGACCTTTCGTGCGTCCCATGCGGAGCCGTCTGCAACAACGCGGTATCGCAAGATGCGCGCTTCCGCCTCCGTCTCGGAGATACCCCGCCAATTGCTATACAACACGTACAGTTCCGGAAGGCTGACAGCGCGCAGAATCCGCTGTCGGGGGCTGGGCTGTTTGCGCGGCCCCGGACTTCCCGGTTGAACTCGGAGGACCGGAACATGTTGCGCATGGCGATATGCGGGGTAGTGACGCGCTTCGCAGAGCCCTGGTCGTGCCCGAAAGACCCGTTGGTTTACCTCGCCAGTTGTCCAGGCCCACGGCCCTACGAAAGCGTGCTTCATCGGAATACCTCTCTTCAGCGGAAGTACGCCCGCTGCTTGAACACATTCTCGTACGCACACTGCTGAAACCGCACAATGGCTGCGTAGGCATCCTTGAAGGAGCAGTCTTTGTGCATGGCAAAGCGAATGTGCAGCGTATCGGACGCAGCCCGCAGATACGGCATGAGCGCGGAGCTGTCTGATTTTCGCGCAAGGTGTTTGCGCTTGCGGAAGAAGGGCTGGCCCGCCGCGCAGTGTCCGTGCGTCGGAAGATCCCGAGCATGCCTAAACTGATTGTACTCTCGTGTCTCATGTATTCCTTGCGAAGTCGCACGCGTACGGCTGCCCAGCATGCGCTGCTCCCGTTCTCGAGTCAGGCACATCTTCCAAGGGCCTACCAAGACATGCTTCATCGAAAGACTCCTGGGTGAACCCGGGTGTGCTCTACCGCGATCCTGCGCAACTCGTTGAGGCTGTCGAGGAGCTCTATTGCGGACTTGTGCTGCTTTTGCGCAAGGCGCGCATGGATAGAGCATAGCGCGATGTTCATGCGCGGGATTCGTCGTGGAGCCAGCTTTCTACAGCAGACCCTGGAGGCGCCGAGGCTCCCCGCGTATACCGTCTCCGGAGTCCAGCGCGCATGCCGAGCGTACGGGTATCTCCGTGTTTCCCACATGTTTATCGCGGACATGTGGACGTATCGCTGCTCCGTTTGCTGGGAAGGCGTAGGACACCACGGCCCTACAAAGGTGTGTTTCATCGGTGCTCATTGTGCCGGAGGAGGTGAGAGAAGTCCCACGCAGCGTCACGCCCCTTTTTACGGGCTACGATCAAGTAAGCGTACGTCGTTGCGAAAGGGATATCCTGAAGCTCGGACCACCGGACCGCGAGCGGCCGCACGTCTTCCGAGTAGTCGTGTTGTGCGAGCCCATGGGGGGTGTACGCGCATCTTTGCAGGGGTAAGACCGGCGCGAGAGCAACGCAACGCAGTTCGGAGTAGCTACGCACCGCCCGCGGGCCGCGGGTCATTTGTCGTGCCTCTCCTTGTCTCCGTGCGGAGTCAAGGCGGCGCCACTCAAGACCGTCCAAGACGGTCTGTCCCCAAGAACCCACAAAGGCATGTTTCATGGCAGCCTCCTGCAGGCGCGGTACGCGTTGTCTTTAGCCCGCATGATGCGGGTGTACGCGGTTTGGTAGGAGATTCCTGTCCGTGCGGCCCAAACGGCCGCAAGGGGGGCTGAAGTTGGTACTCTTGCCGCGCCGCGTAGGTAGTTTGCTGTGTAGCCCTTTCGCCGTAGGTGGGGCTGTACACAGTCGGTAAAGTACTGTATCCGTGCGTATCCTCGTTCTGCGCCAGAGCCGCACTCCATGTGTCGAACCTCGCCAGGGCCGCGCTGTGTATCTCGACGGAGGCTGCGGAGCTCAATCCCGTCCACTGAATACTGCCTCCAGGGGCCTGCAAATGCGTGCTTCATGGCACCACGTATGTGCGGCGCAGGTCCCCTGCCCGCGCGGCGTCATGCGCGTGGTCGTCTGCGAGCTCCCGCCCCATTTCGAGCGTCTCACACGGCCCGGCTTCCTGGCACAGCAACCGCAGGGCAAGTCGCCGGGCAATGCCGTAGTCGTCGGGGAAGCAAAGCTGTCGCACGTAGCGGCGTCTCTGCTTCGGGATGCTATTCCAAGAAGCGGCATCTCCATTTCCGTCTGTGATTTGTAGGACGCTGTCTCGGGCAGTGCGGATAGGGGACAACCGCCGCACTTGGATTCGGGACGTTCCGATGAGGACGTCACGCACTTCGCAGCCGTACATGCGCGGCACCCATGCGGTGACCATCGTGTGCTTCATGGGGGCACCTTGGCGTAGGGGTTTGTGAGATAGGGACGGGCCTTTCGGGCATTGTTGCGAGCTCGGACATGCGCCTCCGCGGCACGGTGATGATTCCACGGGTCGGGGAAGCCCTGGAGGGCCGCTAATCGCAACCACAATGCACGGTTGGTACTCGTAAGATATGGACGGAGGCGCGGTGGCCGCTTTCGAGACACCGTGTCGTGCGTTCGAAAGCAGGCTTCCTGTACGGTTACACAGGGAGACATCTGTTCGCGCGCGGCGCGTGTTTGCTCCAGAACACGGCTCTCGTGCATGCGCGGATGCGTAAGTAGCCGGATCTCAATGTGCGCCGTGATCAGCTGCCAGCGTGCGGTGAACGCGTGCTTCACGGCTGCACCTTGGCATAGGGGTCTTTGAGTCGCGGCGCCAGCAACCACGCAAGCGCTGCAGCTTTGCGTATCCGCGTATCTGGCAGGTACAGGCCGCTGCGCGAGGGATCCTTTACGTGCCGCACGTGCAGCAGATAGGCCCCTCCGTCGTACACCATGGGGACACGCGATGGCGGACGTAGTTTCCGCGTGTCCCGCGGCAGCGCCGTAGCCACCACTGTGCTCACACTGACGCGGGTATAGGTTGCGCGAGCATACCTATTGATGTGAAGGCTGCGCTGTTCGATCTGAGCAAGCGTAGCGCCGCGGGTTGGGAACCTCGGCACACGCACTTCGTGTAAAAGATCTTGGGTATGCCACGCGCTCACGAACACGTGCTTCATCGTTTTCTCTTGGCCGGAACACGGATGGGAGTGTAGAAGACGTAGGCTGCGTCGTCTGCGTGAGCTCGAGCTCGAGTCCGCGCGTCTTCGTACGCAGATATATGGTAGATGTGCCCGGCACGCCTCCAGAGACTGTGCGCGCACTCTAAATCTTCGAATAGTAGTGTGGTGGGGCGTATTCGAAGAGGGGGAGGCGCGCTGCGCGGGAACCCCGGGCCCGGGTTCCCGGCACGAGTGTCGTGCGTAGGCGTCGTTCGAGCGTAGCGAATTGTCGCTAACCGCCGCTCTTCCCAGCAGGTTCCTACGTCTCGAACCCAGTAGGCTGCGCTCTCGAAGACCCAAGGCCCCGTAAGTGCGTGTTTCATAGTGGCGTTCCTTTGCGGAAGAGCTCAGGTGCGCGTCTCGCCAGCACGGCCGCGCGATTACGAGCGTGGTCATACGCCCGGACGAGATGCGGAGCACGTGCGTGCCAGTTGACCCGTGCGTCATAGTCTCGGGAAGGGCAAGGGAAGTGTGTGAACATGCGGCGGTGTATGTATGTCCGCGCGGACGTCTCCGGTACATATGGCCCGAACCAACTTCGACTCTTAGGCAGGTCTCGTGACGTACGCATAGGCGGCAACACGCGTTCTTCCCAGCCGCCAGGAATGGTGCGCCCCCAGAGGCTGCTGTTCACGGCGTACCACGGGCTCACAAATGCGTGCTTCATGCCAGCCTCCAAGAAAAAGAAAACGCCCCCTGGAGTTGTCCAGGGGGCGTTCGGACTCCGCGGACTGTGAAGTCAGGCCGCGGCGCTGTCTGCCATCCCGGCGACCGGCGCTGCGGCCTTGCGCTGCTCTGCGGCACGCGCCGTGATCAGGCTCGAGGAGCAGCCATGCATGCCCGCGAGGGCTGCCGTGAGCTGCTTGACGGTGCAGGCCGGGAACGCTGCCGCGAGGACCGCGAGCTGGCCAGGAAGGTCGACGCCCTCGAGCTGCGCCTTGCGGCCCTTCGGGTGCTTCGGGATGTCGAAGCCGAGAACCTTCGCCTGGACCTTGATGGCCTGGATGGCGCCGGGGCGCGTCACCTTGGCCCCGTCGACGACTTCGTCGATGGTCGGCAGCTTGCGGTTGTCGAAGCAGAAGCGCTGCACGAAACGCGCAGCGTTGTTGTGGCGCTTGGGGTTGCCGGCGACGGCAGTGTGGGTAGTGGCGGCGGTTTCAGACATGGTTGGTGTAGTCTCCGGCCACGGAAATATCATGCTTACGGTACGGGTGCAAGAGGCTCTGTGGGGCCTCGGAGTGCTGCCCCGAGTCCTTCGAGCAACGCGATGCTGAGGGTCGTCGGGGACGGGCGCTTGGTGATGCGAACGCCTGCAACCACGGCGCGGGCAAAGGGGTAGCCGAACACTTCGAACACGCCGTGCACTCTTCCCATGAGAATCTGTCCCCCCGGGTCCTCCCAAATCTGCAACTCCGCGAGCTCGATCCATGGAGAGTCTTTGGGAAGAGCGTCGCGTAGAAGGAGCAGTAGTCGCGCTGGTTGTATCCCCGGAGGCGTCATCGGGTGTATGGGGGACGACACGACTAGCCTGACCTGGATTGGAGATAAGTGGGGTAGCCCCACGTTTCGTATTGTGTGAGCGTGATCTCACCGCCCTTGCACAAGGCGTCGATGAAGACGCCCCAAGATTCACGCGCTGCGCTGCGGTCTTGGGCAGGAGACGGGTACTGGGTACGGAAGAGCCGTTCGGCTTCTTGGAAGTTCATTTTTTGAGCACCATCTTTCGGGGAGAGGGGACGGGAAGAGGAATATGGCGACGGCGGGCATGTTTCCGTGGCACGAAGCTGCCGAGGTACGGGAGTGGTTCGACGCGTGTGATAATCGTGCCGCTGTGTTCGCGAAAACTGCGGCGAATGTCCCCGCCTCCGTACCCCGCGTATCCGAGTCGCATGTCGGCGTCACGGTACACCGCTGGGGAGTGTAGGCTTGTCGTGTAGATGCAGCGCTGCCACGCGTCTACGAAGGTGTGCTTCATCGCGCAGCCTTTCGTCTGTTGGCCTTGAACACGCGCAGCCGTTCCCAGATGGCACGATCGTTCTCGATGCGAGCAAACACCGCGTCGCCCTTCTTCCATGGGCGCAAATACTCGGTTACGTCTTCGGGCGTGGACAGTTTGTAGCACCGCGTTTGTTCCCCGTTGGGGTATTTGCCGTATCCGTGTATGTCGGAGATGGGCAGCTTTCCCCAGACGCGCACGCGCACTGTGCCTCTATTTTCTTTCATACCTGGGGACGCCCACGACATGGTGTACCGTTTCCACGACTGCACGAACGCATGCTTCACCGGAGCCTCCTAGTCGTCTTTTCGCCAGCCTGCTCGAGCGTTGCGCCACAAGAAGAAGACCGCAACGCCGAGCACGCCCATCCACAGCGCGTCTTCAAAAAGCTCCATGTCAGGCCTCCGGAGACAGGCGGTAGTGCTGCAAGAAGAGCGACTTCTTCAGCTGAAGGAGTTCGGTGCCCGTGCCTCTGCGGTACAGGACGAGGGTCTCTCGCACCTGCTCCACGTAGGCGGTGGCGCCGTCGCGCATGCGGATATAGGGCCGGCGTCCCGTGAAGCGTGTGGGGGTCGGCGAGATTTTCTTGGGACGAGGCATCAGGGATCTCGGAGTAGGTGGTTGAGATAGTTGCGCAGATTCACGAGGACTGCGCGTTGGTAGTGCGACAGCGCGGTCGCCGCCCGGATACGTAGCAGCATCCGTGACATGTTCTCGGTGGCGCCGCCGAGCGTCTTTGCTTCGCCTTCTGCGCGCAGGGCGCGCTCCACGGCCTTCCATCCAGGGTGATCGGGGTGCACCATCCCAAGATCGGCGATGGACTGCCCTGGAGGGGCGTGGGCGCGATTCTCCGCCCCACAGCGTGCGCAGACGTGCTCGGGCGGAACGAGCGCGCTCCGGGAGTACGGGCAGTTCAGCGCCCGCAGCAGGTCATCCGGGGTCATCGGGCGTCTTGGACAGGGTGGTCGGAGCGCTGCCTTCGAGTGTGACAGGCGCACAGGCGTCGAGGCGGTTTTCGAGCTCGGCAACATGCTCGAGCAGCGCGTGCCGGTCGATCTCTGCCTGTCGACGTACCTTTGCTGAGCGGAGCTCCCAGCGCCGGTCGCGTTCTTGGATGGCTGCCAAGGCCTTATCGTCCATCCGTGGCCTCTCCGCCTGAGGACTGTGCGGCGTCCTCGATGCAGCCGTAGGTGACCCCCGCCTTGCCGTCGTAGATGATGGAATAGCCTGTGGGGCCCCAGGACCCGCCCCGTGCCTCACAGGCCCGCTGCAGCTGGTCCATTTCTTCGACCTGCGTCCTGGCTAGGAGCACCGCGCCGCCGATGATGGCGAGAACTGCGATCACGATGGCGGTGAACACGATGGAATCGTTGTCGGCACTTCTCACGTCGGGGTCTCCTGTTCGGCGCGCTCCTGGGTAACGGCGGCTACTGCTTCGAGCACGCTTTCCGCTTCTCCCTGTCCGGTCATCTTCCGGACTTCGAACTTCCAGACGAGATCAGGCATTGAACTTCTTCACGAGGTAGATGGGGGTGAGGAACCGGCGCAGCACGGTTTCCCGCGCCTGCCACAGCTGCAGTCCGTGGAAGAACTCGACGACACCGAACGCCGCTTGCGCCTTGAGCCCAGAGAGCTCGGTACGCGGAATAGCGATCCAGGTGCTGTCGACGTGATTGAAGTAGACGAGGCCCCGCGAGGCTTCGGCTGCCTGCATGCGGACGATCTCTTCGCGGAGCTTCTCCACTTCTCGTTGTTGTGGGGTGAAGGCGCCGACCCGCGTGAACAGGTGCGTGAGCCACGCAGGCATAGGAGGTTTCATGCGGGATTATCTCTGGGGTAAAAATCGTACAGAGCATTGATAATACGACGAGCTACTGCGGCCGCGAGTCTGCTTGTAGAATACCTCTCATCAATGCCGATGACGGTGTGTTTGGAAACGCGCCAGCGGAACGGGTATCCGAAGACTTCGTATACGCCCGTGGCCACAAATGTATAGCCGCTACCCCTCCTGGTAATGATGACCCGGTCGCATTTGTGGCACGGCCAAGTCGTGCGCAAGGACCTATTGAGCCGGCCGGTGGTGCGTTCTGCAGCAGCCTCCACGAACGTTTTGAGCGCGGTCACTTGGAGGCCCCGCCGCGGACATGGTGTCGGAAACGGGAGATCACGGTGTCTAGCGGGGACATAGGGATCTGTGCGGGGACTGGTGTGGGGAAGGAGCCCGCGATGCCCCACGGCACGGGGTAACCAAATATCTCAACGCTTCCGTGTACCGCTATCCTGAGTGCAGCGGGCACCCCGGACATGCTCGCTGTGACCTCGGTGCAGTTCACCAGGGGGAGTTCGTCTTGGAGCATTTGACAGAGCCGTTCATGCAAAAAGGCGTCCGAGACCTTCAGATATTGCAAGACGGGCGAGCCCGGGATGTTAGTCCGCGGAGGGAGGTGCGGCATAGGGGTCGAGGGGCCGGCCTGTGGCCGTGGAGACGCAGGTGGCGCGCTGCGGGATGTAGTAGACGGGAACGCCGTGGAGCTGGCGGCAGTTGTGGTGCCAGCGCCGTATGCGGGCGCGCTCTATTTCGTAGGCCGCTACCTCTTCTTCTGTTGTCCTTTCGACTAGCACTACGATTGCGAAGAGGCCGCACGCGAGCAGCAACAGCAGTACACATGAGGTGATGTTTTCCCGCGTCATTCATCCCCGCTTTCTTCTTTGTCTTCGGCTGCATGCAGGGCCTTGAGTTGTTCAAGGACCTGATCGACGGTAGGCACCGGGCCTTGTTCCAGCGCCAGAAGTCGTGCTAGTTGTTCTTCGAGACCTTTGCGGTGTTGAAGGGCTTCGAGTGCGAGATCGCAAAGGGCATAGATCTTTTCGACGCGTCGTTTCGCGGCATAGTGCGTATGTGCACGGTCCGCTTGCGTCAGATCGTGTCGCAGCTGCTCAATCTCCCGAGGCTATTGCAACAACACGCACCTCTGTTTCCTTTTTGAGTTTCGTTGCTCCGGGGCATTGGCGATGTTCCTGCACCGGTGTGACGCTCATCTCCGGGCCGTAGGCGGTGGTGTGACACACGAAGTCCCCGGACCCGAAGAGCACATCGAGATGCATACTCTCTCGCGCAGACTCGACGATCTCGCTGTCGGGATCGACGTCGGGGAGGTGGTTCTTGCGTCGCAAGGCGTTGACGACGCCTGCGAACGCCTTGTCGTTGTCGTCGAGGAAGGGGCAGGACGCGCATTGCCCGCCCTCACGTTCACGGCGACGAGGCAGCCACCCAGCGCTCACGCGCCCCTCTTCTTCTTCTTCACGGGACGCTTGAACGCCTGGAAGACCGTGTGTTCCTTCGCGAGCGCCTTCTGGTTGTCGCGCAGGCGGCATAGCTTGTCGAGAGTGTTTTCGATCTCGCGGGTGACCGACGTCTCGAGCGTGGCCTGCCCCGAGCTGAGCTCGTTCGTCACAAGCCGCTCGAGAGCCCTCTCGGCGGAAGCCTCGTAGGTGAAGCGGTTGAACAGCGTCGCGCGGTACCGCGTATCGGCCCCGGCTACTGGGATGCGCAACGATAACGGCGAAGACGTCCAGGGCAGTGTGGCCGAGAACAGGTGCGTGTCGGTGTCGGGCCGTGTGAACTCGAGCGTGTGCCCGAACACCGTGATCTTGGCCTTGAGGGCTTTCGTCCCTCGCGGCAGCGTCATCTTGTGCTTCTTCTTTTCTCTCACATCGTCCTCACTTCATCGCCTGCATCCAGGCTTCATGGTTGGCTTCCGGCGCGGCTTCCGCGTGCGCCTTCACGAACCCGCGCTCGACTGAGATCACGGGCCCTTTCACGTGCGTCTCGAGGCGCTTGGCGTAGAGACGCCAAGTCGCCGCGAGCTGCTCGGCTTTCTTCGCGCGGCGCTCTGCGGCGTCCATCCGCGCCGTGAGACCGTTGCGCACCTGCGTGTACTTCTTCTGCCACTCGCGCAGCTTCTCTACCTCCTTGGTGAGGCGCTGTTTGTCATCGACCAAGGCCTTCGCCTGGTCGACGATGCTCCCTGTCGTGCACTTCTTCTTGGACATCACTCGGCCGTGCGCGGTGCGTTGGCGAACTCCCGAAGCCGCGCCAGGAGGGTTCGCGGCATCCACACGTACGCGTGCGTGGAGGACGTCGACGGGTCCGCAGGCGTGACGTCGGCGGCTTCTTCGGGCGTCAGCTCGAACGCCGGCGTGGTGGCGGGCTCTGCGATTGCGTGGATGTCGCGGAGCGCTTCGAGCTTACGAAGTGCCGTGAGCAGCTCGTCCCGCTCCTCTACGGGGAGCCCGGCGTCCTCGACGCAGCCGTGAAGCCTTCCGAGAGCGTTGCAATGCGGCACGTGCGCGAGGATGGAGGCCCGCATCGCCTCCCGCATCAGCAGGGCCTGCATTCGCGCCTCGACCGCGCGCTGGGCGCGCTCCCCGCGCTTCTTGAGCTGCCGCTCGAGCTCCGCGATGCGCGCCTCCGCCCCCGCCTCTGCATGCCCGGGTGTCGGGGCAGCCGTGTGCTTCTCCGTTGCGAGCTCGGCCTCCGCCGTGAGCAACGTCTGGATGCGCGCCTGCGCCCACGTCATCGAGGCCGCGTAGACTTCGCTCCGCCAGCGCTCGGAGCTCCCGCCGTCGAGGGCCACGATGAGCTCTCCGACGTGGTGATAGAGGCTCCGGTACTCCGCGCGCACCGCGTCTCGTTGGCGTGCCACGTTCCGCATGTAGTTGTCGCGGCCGATCTGCACCTCCGTGAGGTCCTCCGTGAGTTGTTTGACGAGCCGATCGCGCATGATGCGCAGACTTCGCTCCGCCGCGAGGTCGGTGGTGAGCGCCTCGATAGTCGCGCGGTCGACCGGGGACACGGGAGTTGTCGGCTGCACGGACAGGCCCACGAGAGCCGCGTCGCAGAGCGCGAGGAGGGTGTCGGGGTGCACGGCCTGTCCGACGGGGGCGCGGGGGCCATCGGCCTTCTTCTGGGCCACGAACTGTTCTACGGTGTCGCGGAAGAACCTGAGAGATTCGAGATCGAGGGCTTCGTAGGTCATGGTCTTTCTTTCTGAGTAGGAGGCAGGGTGGCGTAGTGCGCACGTACGATCGCCGCGTACGTGTGCGCGTCTTCGATGTCAGCACGGCCGCGCGCGGCTTCAAGCAGGGCCCGTACCTGTTTACCGAACGCGGCGTCTGACTCGAGTCTGGCGAGGTGCCCTGCCCGGGATACTTCTCGTTCGTAGGCATCGGCAGCGTCGACGACCTCTCTGCACGAACAGGGACGGTTGGGCAGACATCCTTCGCAGCCTTGAGCCAGTACATTCGCGCGGCACCAGGCGATGTACGCGGGATCTTGCGTAGGGCGCGCTTGCGTTGCCTGCGCAAGCGCGCGGCGATTGAGCTCGTTGATGCGATCTGACGTCATGGCGGGGCAGGCTTCTTTCTCGTAGGCGTCCTGCGGTTCCAGCTGGCGCAGGACCCCGCATGGTTTTCGTCCTCGGACGTTCGGGGAACCACGCCGCAGTACGAGATAGCCGAGCATCCCACGCTTACGTAGGGGCCGTTGACATAGACGCGCGCTTTGGCGCCACAGAAGGGGCACGGTTTGAGTTTCGGTGGCTTCATGTCCCGCCTCGTCGTATGTTCTTGTCTCGCTGTTCTTCGTCGTCTTCGTCATCGTTCAACGCACAGGTCGCGATGGCATTGTCCCTCGAGAGTGCCCAAACGTCCTCTGCCGACAGGCGCACGCCTGTGCCGTTGCGTGCAGCACGCATGATGCGCTGATGTGGTGTCAGCGGTTGCTGGCGTCTTTTCAAGGCTCTTCGCCTTCCGCGTCCTCGGGGGACTTCCAGGTATTAAGGATAGCGTCAGCTGCGGCTCTGGCCGCCTTGGGCAGGGCTTCGTAGCCTCGCTGTGACTCGAGAAGGTGCGCACTGAACCCGGCGGGCGAGGTCTCATCGAAAGAGACTGGCGGGGTCTGTTGTTTTGTGTCTGTTGGCATCGCCGCCCTCAGCTCTCACACCTCCTCGATCAGCGCGCGAATCAGCGGCGGGGCGGCGGCGATCAGATCGCGATCGCATGTCGAACCATCAACGGCCGAATCGATCGTGCCTTCGCAGACCACGACGCTTCCGCCGCCGCCCCAGATCGTCGACAGGTCGTCATCGTCTACGACCCACGGCCCCGGCGTCGCCTCATCCAGCATCAGCTCGGCGGCTTCAAGGTCTACTCGGGTCATCGCGCTGCCTCCGATTTCATCCACTCGCCGAACGTCAGGTTCGAGTCCGCTTCCAGGTATCGCCGGTAGCGTTCCTTCGATCGTGTGACCTTCGGACGCCCGGGACTGTTCGCGCGGACCGCATCGCGACCACGATCGGTCACGACGAATGTGGAATACTCCTGCCACGACGCATGCGGCTGGTGCTCGACCATGAACCCGGCGTCGACGAGTTCGCGACAGAGGGCGTAGTGATCGCAGCCCGGTCCGCTGGCGAAGTGGTTCCGATAGCCATCGCGCGCGCCGTTGTAGATCCCGTAGCGATCGAGGCCGAGCGAGTGCTGCAAGATGTCGAGTAGATCCGGTTTCATCGCCCCTCCAATCCGTGCCGTCGCGCGATGCTCCGCGGGATCCGAATCCCGCCCGCGCTCGCTTCGTTGATGATTTCGTATCCGTCGAACACGGCCCGCTTCACGATGCACGCATCGAACGCGCACCCCGCCGCGTGGACGAGATCGCGACGCTTCATGCGACGTTCGCGGGCCAGTTTGCGGATGACGTTTCGTCGCTCGCTCATCGCACCCTCCCGCATCCGAGACAGCGCGTGTACGGCTTCGGATCTTGGTAGTCGTACTCGTCGCGCTCTTCATCGTGGAGACATCGCCCGGACAGCTCACGAATCGTCTTTTCGTGCTTCGCGATCTTCGACCGCAGACGATCGCGCTCGGCGCGCACCTCGGCGCACGAAAGCTTCGTGTCGCTCATCTCCCCCTCCCATGCTCGCGCAGTGCCTTCACGATCGGCGCGAGCTCGAGGACCGACTCCTGATGCTCGGCGAGCTGCTCTCGGAGTCGATCGATGTCGCGGAGCATCACGGTGATGCGGCTCGCGGCCCATCCAGGCTCGCGCAGGCACATCACCGCGAGGTCGCATTGGCGTCCTTCGCTGTCGGTGTAGACGTCGGTCATCGATTCGCCTCCATCGCCTCAATCTCGTCATCGACGAGATCCCAACAGATCGAGTAGTCGTCTCGCGTGCGGGCCTTTGCGCGGGCGATCTGGACGCCCTCTCGGATGCCGCGCATGCGCGCGTCGGCAACGAGCCGGCATTCGCGCGAGCCGCGCGGCCAACACACGCCGGGATCGTCGGGAGGCAGGTGCCCGCCCATACCGCCATGGGATTGCCACGCGGGCCGTCCGCATTGTGGACATCGGGTCATCGCTGCACCTCGTCGACGATGACCACGCCGGATTCGCGAAGTTGCGCGTCGCACGCGGCCTGCGCCTCCTCGCGCGTGCTCCAGTCGATCGGCAGCGCGTCGCCGCGCTCGTCAACATCTGGGGGCGAGACGACGGTGTCTCCGACCACCGCGGTCCATCGTGGGCGTCCGCGCTTGCCTTGACCGACGCGACGCACCGACGCGATTACGTCGCGGTACCCGTCGCGCACGATCTTCGTCGGCTCGCCGTCGCGCATGTCCACGATGCGCCACGGCTCGGCGAGCGTCGGCAGATGCGCTAGGAGCGTCCGCGTGAACCACGGCGAGCACTGCGCGAGCTCGGTCGAGAGTACGACGTCTGCTGGTACCCCGGATGCCGCTTCCTCGTGGACGCGATCGTGTAGTGCGCGCTCGAGTTCGTGGATCGCGCGTCGTACGTAGCCGGCGAGGTTAGCCACGGAATTCCCCCGCGTGATCCCAACGTTGTGTCCTCCGGATGCATTGCGACCGAAGACGTGGATGCTCTTCTCGGCTGGATCACGCTCGCTCATCGCTTCGGCTCCTTGCAAT